TCCGGCTCGTATAGTCCTACTTGTTTCCAATCAAGAGCTGCTTTATCCTCGACAACAAAATCCCCTCCAAGCCCAGAAACAGTATCATTGTCTTCTTTGAGCAATGTATACATTTCTAATAATTTTTTATTTTGCTTGGAATGCATTGTTATTACTTATTGATTTTCTAAAAAATTACACTAAAATATTTATATGGGAATGTTCGATAATATCAGTGTATCTGGCAATCTTCCTTATTCGGAAGAAATGATCGCTCTTGGTCTTGATAAAAACACATGGATTTTTCAAACCAAAGATTTAGATAATGTAATGGGGTCTTATTTTATACAAGACGGTAAGTTGTTTAGACAACTCTATAAGACTGAAACATGGATAGAAGGAGATCCAAAAGCTAAAAAATGGATTGATAGAATGGGACGTCTAGAAACAAAAGACCCTTATTTACAAGCTATTGGGTATCACGGGGAAATATATTTTTATGATTCTATTATAGACGTGCAGGACAAGTATGACTGCTGGGTAGAATTTAAAGCAATATTTAACGAAGGAAATCTTGTCAGAATCGAACTGTTTGAGTTTACTAAAGAAGATAATACAGAACGTAAACAAAGAGAGAAAAACTGGGCAGGAGAAATTGAAAGACAAAATAACGTTTGGTATAACAAATATGTTTTTCATACTAAACCCTATCGGTGGTTTTCCCGTAGGGTCTGGTATGCTACCTGTAATAAATTAGGAAGCTTTTTTCATAGTATCTCTTACAAGCTATGAAATTTTCTATAGTAATACCAACACTCAATCGTTGGGACCTTCTTAATAAATGTCTTAAAAGTGTTAAAGATAATACTGATTTGACAGATGGGGAAGTGATTATAGTATCAAATGGCTGTACAGATTATACAAAAGTACTTTTTGAAGCAGAGTATAAAAATAAACATTTTCATATGGTTCAGTGGCCTAAACCTTTAGGGTACCCTAAAGCGGTTAATATGGGTATGTCAGCTGCTACTGGAGATTATGTTATATTGCTTAACAACGATACTGTCTTATTTGATAAGTCTTGGCTAGATCAACTTCTTGAACCTTTTAATAATCACCCTAAAGCAGGAGTTACTGGGCTTATTAAACGCTATCAAGGCCATAAGCCCTGGGTGCTTTTCTTTTGCGCGGCTATTAAAAGAGAAGTAATAAACAAAGTCGGTTTACTTGATGAGACTTTTACCCCTGGCTGTGGAGAAGATATTGATTTTTGCATTCGAGCGTACAATGCAGGGTACAGTATACACCAAGTGCCTGAAGTAAGACTAGACGGAGTTGTAGGTACTAATAAAGTTGCGGGACCGTTCCCCATCTTTCACGAAGGCGGGTCAACGGTTAATGCTAATCCTAACCAGCAAGTTACGTATGCCCGCAATATGAAAATTATAGAAGAGCGTTACGGGCCAGTTACTTCAGTTTAATGTCGAAAGACTTTTCAAACGCTTCTGGAGCTTTTTTATAGCTCTCTTGAGTTTCATCTAAAGTATCGTCGGTATATTGCCAGTTAAAGCTTAACTCATCAGGCACGTTAAAGCCGTAAAAGTCTAATACTTTTTTCTGGGTATCTAAGACAGCTGTACCGTTCCAGTTTTGACCTATAACTACAATACCAGCGTCTTTACCTTCTATTATATTATCTTCTTCTAAAGTTGTATGTCTATTCTCTATCCAGTTTAGACGTTCAATTAATTTTTGATAAACACTATTAGCTTGTCCCCAGCGCACACTCACAAAAAATATTACAGCATCAGCTTCAAATAAAGGTTTAGATACTTTCCATAATTCATCATCTTTATTGTTTATAGATGCCCAGCAACGGTGATCCCCGGTAGGGTTTTTTTCTTTGTCTTTTAAAGCTGCGTCTTTAACTCCACAATTATTACCGTCCATTTTACTCACATTACCCTCACAGCAATATATTGTAAGTTTGCTTACGTCAATTAATTCTGCATTGTTACCGACTTCTTTTTTAACAAACTCTGCTAGTTGTGTACTCTTAGGTTGCTCCTTGTCGCCTTCCCAACGGTTACTGGTTGTAAGTAGTAATACTTTTTCTTTATCCTTTAAGTAGTTAATTAGAGTATCTAGTTTTTTAGTATAGATAGCTGGGTTATTAGCTATCTTTGCTTCTTCTAATAACTTTAAAAATCGGCTCATTCAGTAAATATTTACTTACTATGCTGCCGTCTGCAAAAGACTTAACCTATGAGTTTCATACTGAACTTAATCCACAAATATGGATAAACAAAACTCTTAAGCCAGAAATTAAAGATAAACTTTTAGAGATAGCAGAAGCTTTCTTAGAATTTATAGATGTAGATGTTGATATAGAGGATATTACTTTAACTGGATCGCTAGCTAATTACAATTATACCAAATATAGTGATTTCGATCTACATATTATTACAGATTACGATACATATAATGCCGATAAAGAATTATTGAAAGACTATTTCAATGCTAAAAAAACAGTTTGGAATACAACTAGAGATATAACAATTAAAGGGTATGATGTTGAATTATATGTGCAGGATATGTCCGAGCCACATCATTCTACAGGGGTATATTCGTTAAAGAATAATGAATGGATAACCGAACCTAAGCCAACAAAAGAGAAAGCAAATATAGATGTTGAACAGGTTAATAAGAAAAAACAGGCAATGCTTGACATGATTAATTTTGCTCTCACCCCGGATTGCGATGTAGAGTGTGCTGAAAAAGCTAAAGAAAAATTTTTAAACTTTCGTAAGGTAGGCTTAGAGAAAGGCGGAGAATTTTCCCCTGAGAATCTAGCTTTTAAAGAGCTTAGAAGATCCGGAGACGTGGAAAGGTTAGTAAAAGGGGTTCTTGCTAAAAAAGACCAAGAGCTTTCTCTAGATAGTGTTCAGAAAGAAATGGTTGACACGTTTAAGAATTTTTTAAAAATGTCGACAAAACGCGGACCGCATCATAGAAAAATGGGATCCTGGGATAGGCGCTTAACAGATCCAAATAGAAAGAGTATAGGGGTCGTCGCGCAAATGCATAAACTCGGAGATGATATTGATGTTATTCATAGAAAGAAAGAACAACATAATTCTATAACACCTATATCTAATGCAAAGGCAGAAGAAATAATTAACCGTTACAACTTAGATAGATCCAAACTGCCACGCAAATTAAGTACAAGCAACATAGAGATTGGATTTAATTCTCAAACAAATAGCTACTATTTACGTAAATATTAACACATGAAAAACTTGGGCCCTCTTCAAGAGAAATATGAGCTTGCTAGATTCCAAAACTGGATGGCGGAGCAAAATTATAGTTATATTAGTTCTTTAGTTGAAAGTTATCTGACTGAAGCACCAGTTGCTTCAGGTGCTCCTGCTCCTGCTGCCCAACCAGCTCAACAAGCAGTTCCGGCTCAGCAGCCTGCCCAGCAAGCAGCTCCGGCTCAAGCTCAACAACCAGCCCAACAAGCAGCCCCTGCCCAGCAACCAGCACAGCAAGCACCTCAACAAGCAGCTCCAGCTCAAGCTCAGCAAGCAGCCCCTGCTCAGCAGGCTGGTCAGCAGCCAGCTCAACAAGGCACTGAAACTATACAGCAAGCTGCCCAGCAAATTCCGCAAAACGAATTACCTTCAGTAATTGACACTCTTGTACAGCAAATTGCTAAAACAAATCCTAAAGCTTTAGCTGAATTACAGCAAGCAGCTAGTACTAATGATACAAATGCAATTAATCAAATCATAAAAAAATATTCTTCTTCTACCCCTGTTGGTGAAACTACTATAGAAGAAATTATTATTAATGAATGTGTAAAACATTTTTATGAAACTGGGGATATAGTCTCTATAAGAAAACTACAAGAATTTGTTGATTCTAATGGAGACACAAATATTATTACAGAGCATGTTAATGAAATATACTCCCCGAAAGTTTTACTTGAAGCATATCAAGACCTCTATTTATTTGATGAAAATACTCACGAAGAGGGTGTCTGGCAAGGTATAAAAAATGCTGCTAGCAGCGCAGCTAGAAGTCTTGGTCGTGGCGCAAAAAGTCTCGGAAGAGGTCTAGAAAAAGTAGCAAAAGATACCTGGAGCGGGGTAAAGACTATAGGAGCCGGAGCTCTTGGCCGTTTAAGTAAATGGGTAGGTAAATACGGTCCTTGGGCTGCTATCGGAGCTATCGCATTTGGGCCCGCAGGTACTGCAGTTGTGCCTTTAATTAAGGCAGCTCTTAATAGATTTGGTGGTGGGGGTGGTGGTGGTGGAACCGGCACAGGTAGTTTATCTGGCGGTTATTCCGGCAACCCACCCAGCCCGACGCCAGGCCCTGGACCAGGCCCGGGTGGTTATGGCCCGGGTGGTTATGGCCCGGGTGGTATAAATATAAGTGTACACGGTGGAGGCGGGGGCGGAGGTGGAGGCGGAGGTGGTGGAGGCGGCGGAGGTGGTTATGGCAGAAAACGCGCGATTATAACGCAGCAACAATTAACAGAACTCCGCCAACGAGTACAATCTTTAAGAACAATGCTTGAACAAGCACGTAGAGCTGCTCAAAATAATAACACTCGACAAATTGTACAAGTTCTTAATCGAGCTGTAGCTACTGCAAATGCAGCAGCTCAAACGGTTACTGCACCTTCTAACCCTATACCTGAAGGCGGAGGCGGTGGAGGAGGCGGTGGTGGTGGAGGAGGAGGCGGAGGGGGCGGCGGTGGCGGGGGTGGGGGTGGCGGTGCGCAAAAAGTGAAAGGAAATGACCCTAGCCAAAAAGCATTGGCAAGAGAAAGAGCAGCTCTTAATAGAGAAATAAAAGAACTTGAAGCACGTCTTAAAGAAGCGCTAGAAGCTGCTTCTTCAAAAAGCCCAGAACAGGTTGTACAAATAATTAATCAAGCAGAAGCTCAAGCTCAAGCAATTGTGCAGCATGCTAGCGGGGAACAACCAAAACAAGCGCCACAAGCAGAGCCGGAACAGCAACTTGCTATTGAACCATCTACTGCTTTAGTACCTTCCCCGGGTGGTCAAATTGTACCTGCAAAAACACCGAGAACGAAGGGGCCAATGAAAAACGTAACTCCGGTAAATGAATTTTATAGTGCTTTTAATAGAGCTATAAATAATTTTAAATCTTCTTCAAGAAATACCCCTATTGAAAGAGCCAATAAAATTAATGAATGAGCGCTATTCAGCAATCGATTCTTAATAAAAATAGAAAAGACAAGTTTCTGCTTGTCTTAAATTTACCGAACGTACTTAAAGAGATTAATAAAGTTAGTCCTGGAGATAGAAATACTGACTATCTAAATCTAGATAGTCTACAGTATTCAGTCTACGGAAGTGTTGTACCTACAATTGCTATACCAGAAGTAGATACACCGTACGGCGGACAAGGCGCTAAATTTACTAGTTATGCAAGACCGGCCTATGGTGCGGTAACTGTTAATTTTACTATAGACAACTATTATAGTAATTGGTGGGTTTTGTGGAAATGGCTTAATTTAATTAATGATAGTAAAAACAGTTCATATAATTTTAGCAATATTCCAGATCCAGATGGCAACACCACTACAAGCTATAAAACCAATATAACAGTATACGGATTGGACGAGTATAATAATAAAAAAATACAATTTGATTACTCCGGGGCGTTTATCACAGGTTTAGGGGAAATCGGCTATAGCTATAGAGACGGGGAACAAATTGAATCTTCTTTTACGTTTGTTTTTGGGCAGCTAGATGTCAAATTGTTATAAAAAAAAGCAAAAATCAAGTCTAAAAATAGTAAATAATAGTATTACCTACTATGGCAAACGTACGCACTATTAATTCCCCAGGTGTAGAAGTTCGTGAAATCGATCTTTCTACAAGAGCAATTACACCAGCCGGCACAAATGTGCTTATCACAGGTTTTGCCCCTCAGGGCCCTACTTATGAGATTGTTGAGCTCACCTCTCTTACAGATTTCGAACAAATCTACGGCACACCAACCAATGCGGCTGAACGCTATTTTTATTACACAGTAAGACAGCTTCTTACTAACGGTGGCAATCCTACTGTAAAAGTCGCCCGCTTGCCTTACGGCGCCGCAGGTGGCGAAGGTACAGCTAGCGAATACAGCGCTCTTGCTTATCCAGTAGTTGCAGTTCCTGCTGCTAGTGAAATTTCGACCTACCCTGCTTCCGGTGCAGTAGCGGGTACTGTTCCATTAAGCTCTGCTCAAGGTTACTATTTCGGAGAGCCTGCCCTGGTAAAGCTTACCGAAACCCAATATCAAAGTATTGCCCAGGGTAATTTTACCTGGAAGGCAACTACCGGTAACGTTGGTTTAAGTAGTTTTATTGTTTCCGGTAACGGAGCATTAAACTCCTTAAGTGCTGCAGGTTTAATCGTACTTAACAAAGCCAAGACCACTATTAACGAAAAGTTTGAAGGTTACTACCTCAATATTGGAGATAGTTACAGTAATAACCCTGCTACCGACTATGATGATGCAGGCCATATTTGGTCAGTAGGCTCAAACTACTTCTCAGACAATGCTTTAGCTTCTAATCAAAATTATACTTTTATACCTGATAACCGTATTGGTTTCTCGTTAAGCGCTACATATACTTCAAATATTAACAGCTTATCCAAAGACGTTGAAGATCTTCCTACATTCAATATCGCAGCATCAGGTTATAGTGATACATTAATCTTATCACTTTTCCGTGTACGTCCTTCTCCTTTCTCACCAACTACTACTACTTTACAGTATGTTCTACAGGAAGGTTATACCGGATCTCTTTATAGTCAACGCACTGTACAGGATCAACAAGGTGGTCAGCCAATTTCATTCTTCTTGCAGACCGCTACAAATGACAATTCAAACAATCTGCAAGTATTAGTAAATCCAAACATTTCTGATAAGACTGTATGGCTGGATGCAAATGGTAATTCAACAAAGAGAGTAAGAGTCTTTAAGGATACAACAATCTCTACTATTACTAATTCTACTAGCGCAGATCCGGACTACACATTCTATACTCAAGCTTCTGCTTATCTCACCGTAGGCTCCTTTAAACCAGCTAATAACCTATATGCAGTTGGTACCTATGCAGAAACTCTACCAACCAATCAAAATAAAGTTATTGGTACTGTAAGCACAAAGCTTGATTACGTTCTTAATCTAGCTGAAAATACTGATGTAGTTGACATTGATCTAGTAGTCGACGGCGGTCTTTCAACAATTGCTGCAACAACAGTTGCAGCGGGCACAGCAGACTTCGACGATACAGTTGTAAGTGCTACCCTACAAAGTTACGTTAACGCTCTTACAGCTTCGAACGGTAACCCAGTAACAACAAGTGTATTACTTGATAACTGGAATACTATTACCGCTCAGTTTGAAAGCTTTACAAGAAACCGTCGTAAGGATTGCTTATTCATTTCTGACCCACTACGTCAGATTTTCGTTACCGGGGAAAATTATAAGACCCTTGACGATAAGTCAAAGAACTTCTCCCAAAACATATATTGGCCATTACGCAATAGCTATACAGCATACAATACAAGCTATGCTACAGCTTATGCAAACTGGGCCAAGATTAACGATATCTTTACTTCAAAGAATGTATGGGTACCGTTCTCTGGTTATGCTGCAGCAATGATGACAGCTAGTGACGCTCTATCATACCCATGGGTTGCACCAGCTGGTCTAACTCGTGGCGTTATTAACGGCTTAACTGATCTAGGTGTTAACCCGCAGCAGAAACAGCGTGACTTGCTTTATAAGATCTCTCTAAATCCTGTAGTGTTCTTCCCTAACGAAGGCTATACAGTATTCGGTCAAAAGACCTTACTAAAAGCTCCGAGTGCATTTGATCGCATTAACGTACGCCGTCTATTCCTTTATCTGGAAAAGGCTACCCTACGCACAATGAGATACTTTGTATTCGAACCTAACACTACATTCACACGTAGTCGCACGGTAAATACTCTGTCCCCTCTCTTTGAAACAGCTAAAAATACACAAGGTCTTTACGATTATCTCATTGTATGCAATGAAACAAACAATACTGCTAATGTAATTGACGATAACACAATGGTGGTCGACATTTATATTAAACCAGTACGTACTGCTGAGTTTATCTTAGTAAATTTCTATGCAACCAAAACTTCTCAAGACTTTAACGAGCTTTTACAAGCTTAATAACCTAAGTATTTAAACAATATGTCACAAACAATTCAAGATTTCTACAGAGTAGCACAGACCAGAGGTTTTTCACGTGACTTTATGATGCGTGTTACCTCTATAGGAGAAGACACGTTCAACGAAAATGATTTTGTATATATAACTACAAAACAGCTTCCGAACCGTCAGATCACCAATCAAGCCGTGCCTTATATGGGTCTAAACTTCAACACCCCTGGTACTGTTACGTACCCGGGGTCTGAAAGTTGGAGCGTCACGTTCCGTAATGACTTAAGAGGCATTATTCGCAGTAAATTAGAAAATTGGCAAATTAACGGAGTGTTTGATGACGCAACCAGTACAGGCGATCTTTACACACGTGGTACTGATAAAGTTATTCAACTAGAGCAGCTTGATGATAAACAAAATGTAGTCAACGTTTATAGACTATTTGGTGTTTATATTGTAGGCTTAGGTGCTATTGAAGGTTATGACGCCACCGGTGCAGGGGCTCCTACTACCTTCTCTGCAACGTTAGCTTACCATTACTGGAGACACGTTAACTTCGTAACACAGTCGTCTCTTCAGGTTAATATTGGAATACAGCTTTAATAGTCTGTAGTGCTTTAAATTATAGTTTGCAACAAAAGCCTCGCGAAAGTGAGGCTTTTTTATTGTTCAAGTATTAAGTATATTAAATGGCCCCACCCCAAGGATACGGAATAAAAGATTTTTACCAGACGGCAGTAACACGTAGTTTTGCTCGTACTAATACTTTTCGTATAAAAAACATTACCGGGGTATTTAATGAAAATAATAGTGACTTATTAATATACGCTCAAGGCGGTACTATACCTTCCCGTAATATTTCTTACTCTTCAGTAAGTTTTAAGGCATTTGATTTTAACGTACCTATGACTTCTAGTTACCCTGAGAGTACTAGCTGGTCAGTAACGTTTTATTGTGATTCTCAATTTGTTTTAAGAGATATATTAGAATCTTGGAGTCGTCAAACATTTGACGAGCATAAACATATTAATACTACTTCTCTATCAGATATAGAATTTGTATTGCTTGATAGTTATTTAAAAGAAATAAGAAATTACAAATTAGTTGGATGTTACCCTGTTGGAATTGGCTCTATGGGTTTTTCAGTCGGAAACGGGGGCGAATTAGCAACCTGCTCTGTCAATCTAGCCTTTCAATACGTTATTTCAGACAATACAATATAATCGTTAATAAGTATTATAGAACATGGCAATTAATCAGACAATACAAGACTTTTACCAGCAAGCCAGTACCCGTAATTTTGCAAGAGATTATCAATTGAGAATAATAAGTTTTATTGTAAACGGTATAGATCAAATTGAAGAAAAGGATTTAGTATTTCTTAAAACTGCAACGTTGCCCGGTAAGAGTATTGCCGTGCAAAATGCTGCTTTTATGGGGTTAAATTTTAATATACCCGGAGATGTAATGTTCGATAGTTCTAGTAATTGGACCGCGACTTTTTATTGTTCGCAAGATTATAATCTTAGAAAACTTTTTGAAAAGTCCATGGAGGACACTTTCGATCAAGAAACATCTGCAGGGTTTTTAAGGCCTCGAGATTTACAAAAATATAAAATTACTCTAGCTTTACTCGACGACAAATTAAACCCAATAATAACTTATAATTTATTAGGTTGTTTCGTGACAAACGTCGGACCTATAAACTTTAATATGACAGGATCCGGGGCAGTACAAGACGTAACAGCCAATATAGCTTATCAATATTGGGTTTCAGAAAAAGTAGGTAATGGTGTAGGCGTAGCACGTGGACTAACAAGCACTCGAGAATTAACCCAAGGGGTAGAAGGGCTTCCTGAGGAGAGTACAGGAGATAAAGTACTAGATGATTTGCAGGGTAGAGCTAGACAACGTATAGAGCGAGAAATAGCTAGAACTCAGCCAATTTTAAATGCTGTAGAGCAACTTAGCGAATCGTTAAACGAATTAGCAAATTTACGTGGCCGTGGGCCTTAAAAACTAGTTTTAAAAAGATTAATACAAATATATGCAAATACTCGGACCTAAAGCCAATCCAGATTCTCCTGAGTCTGATTTGTCCCTATTTCAGCAATTTTTGTCTGATCCAAGTACTAGCATACCGGTAAATTCAAATTTTATAATCTCAATTGATTCATTTCCTAACGGTTTAAAGGCATTTACCGATGAACAAATTTCTCAATTTGAGCCTAATAAATGGACAATAACTAACACAGGTGCAAAACTAACAGGGCAATTAGAAGGACAAACCTACAATAAGAAATGTTTTTTTGCTAATGGAATTACTTTACCTAATGAATCTCTTGGCTCTAAAAGAGTGGGGCTTGCGGAAGAGTTTGGAGACCTAGCAGGCGGTATAATGTCTGGGGTAGTAAGTACAGCTCGTGCGAGTAAAGGACCGCTTCGTGTAACTTTTTTAGAAACAACTGACTCTTTTATTGATACAGTTTTAAGACCATGGGTTGTTGCTGTTTCCCATTATGGGTTATTTGCCCGTAATCAAAATTCAAATTATAATATTAAAACTAATATAACTGTTGCGATGTATAACAGTCGCGCTAACAAAAGAGAAATTTTGCGTAAAGTATATACTTTTTTTGATTGCGCCCCTACTTCTTTTGACGCAGAAACCCTTACATGGGGACGGGCTGATACTAAAACCGTAGCTACTGAATGGGCGTATAATTACTATACAATTAAGTCGCTTTAATATAAGACAGTCTATCGGATAGTAGAGGTTTTTTTATTTGGTAATAAATAAATTAAATGGGATTTACTTATAGTGTTAAATTACCTGGATTTAATAAATTAGTCTGGGCAAAAGAAATAAACTCAAAAGACTATAAAGATTTAATTAAATCCCTTTATAACAATGACAGTTCTTCTTTTATACAACATTCAAACTACGTAGTTGAACAAATAGTACCTGGGATACTTCAGGAAGGACTTAATATTATTGATAAGCTTATATTATTAGTAAATGCCCGGGCAGTAAGCATTAATCCGGACTTAAAGGTTAATGCCGTTTGTAAGGAAACTAGTAAAGAATTTCAGTATACAATTAAACTCGATACTATTTTTGATAAGCTTAGCGAAATACAATATACTAACACTACAACCTATAAGAATATAGAGGTTAACCATTCTATAGTAAAAGCAAGAGACGAAAAGTATTTTCTAACTGAGAATATTGAAAATTTGTATATATACCAGTTAGCATCAAGCGTGGATCAAATAAATGTTGAGGGTAAGATTTTAAAATTTAACGAGATTAATTTCGAAGAACGTTGCAAATTAATTGAAAATTTACCAGCTGATATTAACAATAAAATTATTAAAAACCTTTACGATACTGAACTAACTTTAACTCGAAATAAATTGCTTTATATAGAATCTCCGTTCAGTAAGATCCCGGCAGTCGACATACCACTCTCAACAGATATTCGTACTCTTTTGCATATTAATAAATTACTCTTTACTGATGATTTGAATAATTTTTATAAACTTAACTACAATTTAATTTCAAAATTAAACTTTCAAGGAGATTATTTAGATAAATTAGCACCAGCGGAGTTGTACTTATACTGGTCTTTATACTTGCAAGAAAACCAACAATCTAATAGTGAAATGCCTGCTAAAAGCACTATAGGTAGCTTTACCGAATCTCAGTTTAATTTAAACGGATAGTTGACAAACAGGGGTTGAAATCTAAATGTTTTTATGAATGATATTAATAGCGTATTTTCAGTTTTAGATGCAATTAATAAAGAAAATACTATTTCTTTATATGTACCTAGTTTAAAAAGAGAAGTAAAGTTTAAAAGTATAACTACAGGCCAGCAAAAGCTTATACTGAAAGCCGCGGTAGATAATCCTATTTTTCAATCTCGTTTTGTAGCGGCAGCATATAGTATTATTACTGAAAATTGTACCGAGAAAGAAATTCTTAATCAGCTTACGACTATCGATAGTTTATCAATTTTACTGCAGTACCGTATTAACGGTTATGGAACAGAATATAGCACAGAACTAGACGGGGTAGAGTATAAAATTAATTTGGCTACTTTTAAAGAAAGAGCATTACAAATAAATATACCCGAAAGCACCGTTTTTACGCTAGATAGTTTTATTATTAAAGTCGGAGCTCCTACTCTATTCGAACAATATCAACTTGAAAGAGAACTAAGGGAAAAAAGAACAGAGGATACTACTATTAATGAATCTTTAGGAGAAGCTTTCATGGGGGAAGTTTCTAAATTTATTAAAGAAATAAGTATTGTTATAGACGGCAAACCTCAGGATATAAACTATAAAAATCTTACATTTGGTAAAAAGTATCAAGTTCTAGAAAAACTACCTGCTTCTGTTGTACGTGGTATAATAACCTATCTTGAAGATGTTGCTGAGCAGCAACGCAAGGTTACGCGGTTCGAAGGGATTGATAAAGACGGTACCGTCAGAGCTGTAGATATTACTATAGATGCAAGTATGTTTTCGATAAGTTAATACCTGAAGCTACGTTGCATACCTAAGTATTTAATATGGCTGAGGATGCAGTTCCTGAAAATACCCCTAAACCGAAAAAAACCGCTAAGAAATCGGATCTAGCTGATATTGTACAAGAAGCGAAAGAGAAAACAGATAAACCTGTTAAAATACAAATACCGGCTAATTTTACAGCTACGATAAAAAGTTTAATAGAAGAGAATAAGTTACAAACAGACTTTTTATCTAAAATACATGATAAAATAGAAAAGTTTGTCAAAAAACAGCAAAAAACTACAGCTACATCTAAAAAGGATAGTACTAATATTATTACCGATGAAGAATTAAGAAAAGCTCTTATTACTCTTGGTGCTAGTGCAAAAAGTAAAAACGAACCTGATCGAGAAGATACTACAGGGGAAGAAGCTGCAGAAGCTTTAAAAGAAATAAAACCTCAGCCTGTAATAATTAAAAGAATAGAACCAGAGGTCTTAAATGACTTAAAGAAGATTTTCGAAACTCTTAGTATAAGCGCGAAAGGTAAAAACGAAATTACCCAAAAAGGCGGTGGTGGAGATAGTGATGCAAGTAGTTTGTTTTCAAGTGTTTTTGGTAAAAAACTACTACCCTTAGCAAGTGGCTTAGCTGCTGCTTTAGCTTTAGCGGTAGGTAGTTGGTTTAATGATGGACCCTTTAAGGGTCTTATGAAAGAGTTTGGTAAACTCGGTACAATGATATTCGGTAAAAAATTAGCTTTAGAAGCTGCTAAATTATTTCCATCTCTAATAAAATTCATAAAACCTATAGCTAGAAGATTACCGATAATAGGTACTATTATTGATTTTGGTTCGGCAATCAGCCGTATAAAGGAAGGAGATTTTATAGGCGGGGTAATAGATTTAGCATCAGGAGTTGCAACTTTAGTGCCTGGAATTGGTACCGCTATATCTATTGGTTTAGGTTTTCTTAACGCAGCAAGAGATTTAACCGGGCAAACTGAAGACTCTAAAAAAGGAGAAGCAACTAAAGAAGGAAGTATATTATCAATTTTAACTCAAGCAGTAGTAAAGTTTGCGCCTAAAGTTTTATCTAAATTAAAATTCTTACCGGTAATAGGTAGTTTGTTTTCTTTTGCTAGCGCATTTACAAATTTTAAATCAGGTAATATATTTAAAGGGCTATTAGATACAGTTGCTGGAGTTGCTGGTTTCTTCCCGGGCGCAGGCACAGTAGTATCATTACTTGCAAGTGGTGTAGGTTTAGTTATAGACATGTTTGGCGGGGAAGAAGGCGGTAAAGAAGACCCCGCAAAAGCTATAGATGTACCTAAAAGCTCTGGAGGTAGTTTACTATCCCGCTTAACCAAATATCTCTCTGACAAGTTTAAAGACTTAATGAAAGGTACTTTAAATTTTCTTAAAAAATTGCCTTTCGTTCCAGATTTTATCATAGATAAAGTTTCAAAATTTTTAGGGTTAGATAGTGAAAGCGGAGGTCAATCAGATGCAACACCTGCAACTCCTGTAGCACCAACCGCTCCAGCACCAGCTGCAGCTCAACCACAAACTCGAGCGGCGGCGGCCGCAGCATCAAGACCGCCAGTCGCTCCAGCTGTAAGTGCACCTCAAACTCGAGCAGCGGCGGCCGCAGCATCAAGACCGCCAGTCGCTCCAGCTGTAAGTGCACCTCAAACTCGAGCAGCGGCTGCAGCCGTTGCAAGGCCGTCTGTTAATGCTCCAGGCCCAGCTCAGTCTTCAACAGCTTCTTCCCCAGAACAGGCACTTCCGTCTGCTGCTAAGACAGAACCAGATTGGCTACAACCTGCAGGTATTGAGCCTGAAGCAGAAGATTCAACAGCAGCAAAATCAACGTCTGTTTTTTCCCAAATTAAAAGCTCTTCTAATGATGTAGCTATGCGAGCGTGGGCAAAGCAATATAAACGCAACGATGTAAAAACATGGAAAATTAAACCAAAAATTAATTCTCCGTTAGGTTATATCTCTGCTCAAAAACAAAATGATGAATGGGCTCGTCGTTACTCATCAAAAGAACTGCCAGGTAATGAGATACCGGTTAAGGCTAATGAACCTACTGCAGACATGCCTGGGTTTATGAACACTGACCCGGTGCAAAATAAAATACCTAAAGGCAAGACAGGCGGTGTATTTTCTGGTTCAAAAGACGGGTACCTTGTAGAAATGCACGGTACTGAAGCCATTGTACCTTTAAATTCAAATTCTAACGAAACTGGCAATACTGAAAGCGGTAAAAAAGTAGGAGACTTAACCCCAGATCAAATCAGTACAGCAAAACAAACAATACAGCCAAAAAATTCTAAACAAAAACAGCCGTCAAAAGATGTGGTAAAAATATTAACCCAGTTAAAAGAAGATTATCTTCAAGAAGATAACAAAGACCGCTTTGAGCCAAAACTTTGGGCTGAATTAAATAACAATTTAAAATGGTTCGAAAAACAAATAAAAGCTCGTAAAGAGTTAAGTGAAGACATGAAACAAACTCTTTGGAATAATTACGTAACTGCAGGGGATAGAATTATGGGAAAAGATAAAAGCGCTCAGCGTCAAGCTATAGCTTTTACCAAAGAAACAACAGAAAAATTACAGTATAAAAACAATCCTTTTAACATTTACGAAGAAGTAGAAACTTCTATCCCATCTACAAAAGCTCGTTTCGGTGGGGTGTATTCAGGTCCAGAAGAAGGTTATGATATGACCTTACACGGCACTGAAGCGGTAATACCTTTAAAGCCTGATACTAAATCTAAGCTGCCACTTGAATCTCCGCTCTCAAAGCTACCTGGTATGCCCGGCTCAGAACTAGTAGAAAAAATTGAAATTTTAATAGAAACTTTGAAAAATAATAACAATCAATCTCAAGTTATTGATAATTCCACTGTTGCTGGTGTGAATACAATTACTGGCGGCTCAACTACTACTAATATATTTCAAAATAGCTCTGAAAGAGATATACCGTATATAGAGCGTAATAAGTATAGACATAAATTAATTTATTCTAGAGGACTAATTTAATGGCATACGAAGCAAATCTTTATAAAAAAGAATTCCAAAAACTAGGTGCCCCTAAACTAGTGCCAAACATTAGTGTCCCTCAAAATGAGGATAGTACGCACTTTAGTAGAGGTATACCTGGATTAGTAGATGTGCATAGAGCATATCGCTGGACTCTTTCGCAGCCTGTCGCGAGAGAGATAGTGCCAATGTTGCAGCTAACAGAATATAAACTTGCACTTTCAAGCGAAGTATCAGGTTTTCTATATATGTTAAGGGGCGAGGCAGATAATTTAAACGTAATAAAACAAGAATTTGTACCTAATATACAAAGAACAGGTACAGCTATACAACAGTCCGGAGAAGCAGTATTAGCTTCTCTAAAAACACTTTTTGGGGGTTTAGGACAGGAAGCAAATGAAACAGCCGCAAAAGCAAATGAAGAAGCTTTAAATAGAGCGGCTCAACAAGATTTAGTTTCCGGTGCGGATGAACAAAGCGGTCTCAAACCATATACCGGCCTTTACGCTTTAGATCCAACCGGTTGGACTTATAATTTGCCTTACTTAAACGCGTCTAATATGGCTTCTCCTAATAACTCGTGGGGAGAGTCTACTGCCCTTAAAGACAGTATTATAAAAGCAGGTGGTGGTTTAGCAGAAATGTTTAAAGGAATGAAAGGTAAAGGTAGCCCTACTGCTGCCCCGAGCAAAGGAGGAGATGGTGGTAACGCTGTTTCAGGGTTAAAAGACTTTTACACTGGAGCAACAACAGCAGCCTTATCTTTAGGTGGCGGTCTTGTAATCAGAGAAGTACCTCAATCGTTTACAGGTACTGATTCTGATAAAATAGAAGTAGCTTTTTATTTATTAAACACGCATGATGTAAAAGATATTAGACGCAATTGGGAATTTTGTTATTTGCTTACATATCAAAACTTAGCAAATAGAAAAGGTATTAATTTGCTAGACCCGCCGTGTTTATATAGTGCAACTGTAACTGGTTATAAGCAATTGCCTATATGCTATGTTCAGTCTTTTAGTATTACTAATGTCGGTACTACTCGTTTAATTAATATAGATACCGGAGAAGTTAGTGAAAACGGAGCAGTAAGTCCTTATATAAAAATGATTCCTGAAGCTTATAGAGTGCAATTTACTTTGCAAGGACTCTTAAAAAATGCTCGTAATATTTTCCAATTTGTTGAAGATCCAACTTATAAAGTAACTGTAGGGGGAATATAGTATGACAGACGATCCTCAAAAACAAAACGATATAAATAATCTACCTACCTTAGATCAGTTTAGGTATGAGAATATTTTTAATGTATATCAAAATAAAGCCGGGCAGTACTTTTATAATATTTTAAGAAAAGTTAATTTTCCTGAAGATATAAATGAAACTGTATATAGCACATACGTAGTACCTAACGATAATTTACCTTATACTTTTATATCATACAAAGTCTATGGTACAATTTATCTTTGGTGGGTAATTTGTTCTGTAAATCATATTATTAATCCAGTAAACTATCCTACAGCTGGTACAAAATTAAAAATATTAAAACCTGAATATGTTCGTTCGGTTTTACAAAGCTTACAGCAATAATGGAAAATAATACTGTAAAGAATAGATTAAGACTTAATAATCAAGATTATGAAGTAAGCATAACACTTTATAATACACAAGGTATTGCGTTTCCTATCAATGCGAGTTCAATATTGTCTTTAATTATAGAAGAAAGTACTCATGAATGGTACAAACAAGGCAGCATAGTACTACAAAACGGATACAATGTTTTAGAAAAAAGACCTAATGAATTTACTCCACCAGAACTTAATTATAAGTTTCGTAACGACGGTAGAGACCTTTTATTTGTTAACATTAAACCTGTTGTTGAGACTAATTTTATAGAACAAGATGTCTTTGAACCATCGTTCTGGAATATGAGGTATATTTTTACTGTGTATGATACAGAAGATATACCCGGTAACGAGCCTCGCGAGAAAAATTTAAAACTATATTTTTGGGAAACAGATTATCAGTTTTGTACTGAAATAAATGCAAATTGGAGCACTAATGAAGTTTTATATGAACTCTATCCAGAATATAACGGACGTTCTTCTCAACTACCAGATTTAAAGCGTAGAGTTCCTACAGGTCTTGCTATACAGAGCCTTATAAAATACGCTCTTAATAATAAACTTAGTACTCAAAAATTTTCTGAAGAATGGGACATAGGTGCTAGTAAAATATTTTATACCCCAACAGTTGAAAGTGTAGTTTCTACAAATTTAGATTTTTTAGTTAAAAGACATGTATGTGACACAAAAGAAGGTGAAAATTCCGGTGATGTAGGAATACTTTTTAGAGATAGATACGATAAAACTTGGAATTTACTTTCTATAACCTCTCTTTTAAACAAAGCGGTAAACAACTCTCGCTTAGCAGGAGAGTATCAACTTGAACAATTTTATATTAGTTCATCAGAAGCAAACAGTGTCATTATACCTTCTGTGCCTTATACCCCGCCAGATCCGACAGGACGCCGCAACGTAACTATGGGACAGCTAAGCACAGTTAATAATTATCAATTTGTTAACATGTCCGCTATAGACAGTAATACAATGTTAGTTAATACAGCGGTTTGTTCTAACCATATAGGTCGTAAAGAATTCGTAATGGATTTAAAAGAAAATACTATAGAAAACGTCAAAAATTATTTCCAACAAAATTACATTAGCAAATTTAAATACGCATTAAATCCGTATGCTTTGTTGGCTCTTAATAAGAATAAAACTGAAGGAATAACTATAAACACGGCTTATTCTTACGGGGAAACAAAAATAGAACGCTATCCAGAAGGACGCAACGTAATGCTTGAAAGCGGGCTCTTCTTAAATGAATGCCTTACTTTTAATGTACCAGGAAGTACGTTAAGACAGGTTAATCGTTTTATAGGGTTAGACAGACCTACAGGCAATATTGATAATGACTTTGATGAAAAATTTTTAGGCCAATGGTTTGTTACGCGTGTTGTACACGAATTTACCCAAACCGGATACACCAATACAATAACCGCAGTTAAACCTTATGCAAGTCGCAATCTTAAGATTGATGATGAGGTAGCGTAGGTAAATAATATAAGATGGCTACTACTGTAGTAAGAACCTTTGATGTATATAATACCAGTATATTTTGGTATGGCTATACTTTTCCTGGTTTTGAAACCGAACAGTATATAACCAAAGCATATTATTTAACACAATTTTCTTCTAACCCGATTGGATCCAAAGTAGATTTTTTTAAAGAACTTGAAGGTATATCTCAAAATAACCAAACATTTTCTATAACTACTACTATAGATGAGCTGCCTGTACTCTGGGGTAAGTTTTGGTGGGATGAAGCAATGTATTATTCTTCTCCTACTGTATATAGATTAATTACTGAAGACAGTCTTTATTATCGTTTGTTTTCAGAAAGTGTGGGCACGTTATATTACTTAACTGCATATAACACTAACGAAAATACTAATACAAAAATATATAGTTCTATTATCGATAGTTTACTTGTACATGGACTATCAAGTAGTATTATTAAATTTTACACAGCAGCTAATACGCTTTTTGTTAATAATATAGAAAGAATAGGCCCTGGGACAGGTACTGACGTAGCTCCTGGTTCAGGGGTAAACGGTAATTTAATAATGGCTAATACAGACTACGAAAGAAGAGTAAATTCAAGCGACTCTATTTTAGAATCTATAAATAGTCTTTATCCGCAATTAGCTAACTTCTTACCTTTTAATACTAATATTATAGGTAATTTATTAACCCCATATGCATGGAGTGTTAGTGCAACTTGTGAAGATATAGATATAAATGTAAATTTTACAAATTCTAACGTACAAAGCTATAAACAGTTAACCACTAACACTCTTATCGCGGAAAGAGAAATAATACAGTATTAATGAAATCTTATAATAATATTTATTTGGGTATTTGCGTACAAAATAACGACCCTGAATATAGAGGGCGTATTAAGGTATGGGTGCCTCATGTTAGTATTAACGTATATAATAAATGGAATCAATTAAAACAAGATCGTCATTTTAAATTTCCCGGGCTTAATATTAATTCCGATTTAAGTCTTATTATAGACGAACTGAGAGACGAGCTTCCGTGGGCTGAGTATTGCAGTCCAATTGCTGGTGGGTCTGCATCAGGTACGTATAATGCATTTTATGAAACAGCTACAGTTTCAGATGCAACTTTTGCGTCTAGTTTAACCGGTACTAATAATTCTACTACCGCAACGGAATATGAACTTAATGCTGAAAGTTTTGGTGAAAAGCCCGGGGCAGTTTTTGAAAAATATAACTTTAGAGTGACGGATGCTTTTACTGACACGCAAAGTAATAAAACCTCTAAACTCAATCCATATGGTAGCAGTTACAGGCCTTCAACCTATTCTAATGCTGCTAAAGGAGTCTTTGCTGTTCCTAACGTAGGCGCGCATGTTTGGGTATTTTTTAGAGACGGTATTGCAACGTATCCGGTTTATGTCGGATCCGCTTCTGGAGAAGATGATTTTAAAAGTATATTCATGACGGAAGACGGTAGCGCTCAAGATTACCCTGGAGCGTTTGAAAATATGAGTCCTAATATACGCGGAGAAGATATTAGCACTCAAACTTACCGTAATAAAATGGTTATTAATCAACGTGGTGCTGCTATAGAAATTATTAATACCATGGATAGAGAACGGTTTAAGATTACCCATTTCGCTGGGGGGTTTATAGAATTTAATAATGCTTATAATTCTTTATTTAGCCCAAAAAACCTACAACAACTTACGTTAAAGGATAAATTTGAAACTATTAATGGCCACAGCAATCATTATATAGGTAGAGATTATGATAATATAGTAAAAGGAGACTATCTTTTAAAAATAGGTAGTTTAAATTTTAATGCCCTCAAAAAATGGCATGAGGTTTATAAAAATATTGCAGACATCTTAGCTCAGCCTGAAAATACCTCAGATAAGTCTTCTTTACAGTCGGTTATTGAGTCTAATGTACAAGCATTAGCTGAAGCAGAAAGAGAACTCGGCTACGGCGGTAATTTTATACAAACAGTTACTAAACATCAATTTAGTAATACAGGATTAATTTTTAATGATGTAGCTAGTTATAGAATCAACGATACCCCTAAAAAAGTTAATCAATTTCGAAACGTAAATAATTCAGGTACTATATTAACTGAAGCTGATATAGATTTAATTGAATATACATACGTCGACGACCCGCCAGGAGGTAATTTTACTCAGACTATTGGTAATAGATATTCTTTAGTGGTTGGATCAGGAGGTATAGACACTAAAACTACCGGGCCTATAAATTTAGGTGGTACTATTATGGCTATAGCTGGTACACAAGTTAATATTGCTTCCAAAGAAGATTTCAATCTTGACGGAGGCACTAATCTTTCAGTAATAGCGGATATTATAGCTATACGTACTCGTAATAAAGCTCAAGTTGTTATTGATGATAATTTAGGTATATCTAAAAATGTGGTGATAGGGGGCGGTAGTTATACTAACGGGGAAGTCTATTTACAACATGTTACCGCGCCATACGAGTTTCAAGTTACAGAATCTACCACTATACAAGATACAGGCTACACTATTAGTAATGCTATTATTAGTAATGGCATTATAACTAAACCAGGTGGCGGTGTTATTTCTAGCGGAAATGTAGTGACAATAACTGGCGGTACGATTTCTGGCGGGGTACTTACTATTAATCAACCACACACTCACTACTTTAAAAATCTTCCTCTTACTTTAGTTGCTAATGCTGCCGCTGTTCGCACTGCTGCTGCAGGTGCTGTTAACGCAGAAACTTCTGCTGCTACTGCAACCGCCCCGGCTACACATTATAACAGTGCAGGCGGCAATTTGAATAGTAATCCTAACGGCCCTATTAATGGAGTTCCGGGTTAAAGTTAGTTGAGTAGTGCTCTAACATTTATAAGTTTCTTCGTATGGAAGAAACCATTTTTATACAGATAGCTGCTTATAGAGATCCGCAACTAGTTCCTACAGTTCTAAGCTGTATTACTAACGCAAAGCATCCGGAAAGATTGCATTTTTGTATAGGGTGGCAGCACAGTAAAGACGAAAATATTGACGAATTAAAAAACTTCGCTAATATACAAATTTTAGATGTTCCTTATAAAGAAGCTAAAGGAGCGTGTTGGATACGTAATTTAATACAGCAACAATATAAGGGAGAAACGTATACTTTACAACTAGATTCCCATCATCGTTTTGTTAAGGATTGGGATGAATCGGTAATAGGAATGCTTAAGCAGTTACAGGCAAAAGGACATAAAAAGCCTTTATTAACAGGTTATATATCAAGTTTTGACCCTGAAAACGATCCTGCCGGAAGGCATATGATACCTTGGAAAATGGATTTTGATCGTTTTATACCTGAAGGCGCCATTTTCTTTTTACCAGCTTCTATAGATGATTACATGCAAAGAACTGAGCCTGTTCCGTCTCGTTTTTATTCGGCGCATTTTTGTTTTACTTTAGGACAGTTCTGTAAAGAGGTGCCTCATGACCCTAATTACTATTTTCACGGAGAAGAAATTAGTATTGCTGTAAGAGCTTACACGTGGGGTTATGATCTTTTTCATCCGCACAAGATTATTGCTTGGCATGAATATACTCGTAAGGGAAGAACTAAACACTGGGATGATCATAGTACCTGGATAGAAAGTAATAATCTATGCCATTTGCGTAACCGTAAGCTTTTCGAAATGGACGGGGAAAAGAGAGATATAGATTTTGGCCCATATGGTTTTGGCACAGAAAGAACTTTGCATGACTATGAACGCTACGCTGGAATAAGCTTTAAACTTAGAGGTGTGCAACAATACACTTTAGATAGAAATTACCCGCCTAACCCTCCTGTAATTGATTGGGAAGCCTCTATATGTAGAATATTTAAACATTGTATAGATCTGAGGTATGAACAAGTACCTGAGAAGGATTATGATTTTTGGTGTGTTGCGTTTAAGGATGGAGAAGGTAAAGATTTATATAGAAGAGACGCTGATAAAGAGGAAATTGCTCGTATGTTTAACGATCCAGACAAATATTGTAAAATATGGAGAGAGTTTAATACCGATGTTAAACCATCTAGCTGGATAGTGTGGCCTCATAGTATAAGCAAAGGTTGGGCTGAACCTATTACAGGCAATATATGAAAAATATAGAAAGTTATCCTACTTATGTCATAAATTTAAAAAGACGCCCTGAACGTCTAAAGTGTGCTGTTGCAGAAATGTCCTATATGAATTGGAAGTATAGAGTGTTTGAAGCAATAGATACAAATAGTTATACTGGTTGTTTATTATCTCATAAAGAAATAGCTAGAAAACTATTGGAAAGTAGTGATGAATATATTGTAACTTTTGAGGATGATTTATTTTTTATGCCGTATGTTAAAGAATTTTTACCGGCTTTAAATAAACAATTAAATGACATGTCTTGTAATATTATTAATCTAGGACCTGCTTTTCATAGACCTGTAAGTAAAGTAGAAGATAAATTAATAAATTTAAGTGAATTACCTTTAAAAAACTTAGATATACACAGAGGTATATACGGTACAGTGGGGTTAATTTATAACCGTTTTGTAGCGAAAAAGATTATAGACTATTACGAAGATCCTGACCCCAATCACGCCCAAGTACCTATCGACGTATTTTTAGATGAATTTATTTATCCTCTTGGTAAAGCATATTCTCCTATTACCCCGCTCATAACACAAAGACCTATATACTCAGATATAAACTTTACAAATGATAATAATCATTATGTAATAACATATAATTGGAATTTATATTCTCCGCATAAACTGCCAACTTCTTTATTGGATTTTGAACATTGTAAAAACTTAAGAAAATGATTTTTGTAACTGCAATTTATAGTAATAACTGTGAAACTGTAATAGGCGGCCGCGGTCGCGATATAGAGTTTTTCTTACCCTCTCTTATTAATATAGGTAATTTAGGGCATAGTTTAATTTTATATTGTAAAAAAGAAAATGTTGAAAATTATAGAACGCTCTTAACCCCGTATTTTAAAAATTTATTTGTGTTCGAGTACGAATTAGAACAATTCATACATTTTGAACAGTACATAAATTGGAAAAAAACATTTTATAAAACTATACCTAACGATCGTAATGAAATTTTATGTTTCAATAAAATGTATTGGTTAAAAGACGCTATAGAAAAAAATTTAACTAACGACGACATATATATGTGGATAGACGCAGGGCTTACTCATCATGGTATAATACCTGAAAAGGTAGGCGGGGTAGAACTTTTAAGAACCCATCCAAAAGAACGTTATTACCCACTTAATAGCAACAATATTTTTAATCCTAAACTAGGCCGTAATTTGCCTAAAATGGTACAAAAGGGTAAATTGTTTTACTGCTCTTTACTCGCACAAGGAGACAATTCTGCACTTGCAAGTTTGACTGAAAAAATATTTAATAAAAAATCTCATATTGTAGACCATCTTGTAGCGGGATTATTTGGCGGTTATAAGGAAGATGTTTTAGAAAACTTTTTTCTATACGAAAAATTACTAAAAGGAACTATAGACAATAAAATACATTGTTTTGAAGAGCACTTATTTAATTGTTTATATTCAGTATTTCCTGAAAAGTACGATTTACATAAATTCGATATGTGGTGGTTTTATTCTCCAGGGGAGATAACTAGTTATTTAACTGAAGATGCTAATAGTTTTTACAAAATTTTAAAACATATACATGACCAAGAATAATTTAACAGTTGTAACAGGTATTTGGGATCTTAAGAGGCATGATGCTGGGGAAGGATTTAAAAGACCCTTTCAGCATTATATTGACAATTTTATAAAGTTATTACAGATCGATGTTAATATGTCAATTTATATCGAAAAACAGTATGAAAATATTGTTTGGCAAAATCGCAAACCAGAAAATACCCGTGTCTATATAAAAGAAGTAGAAGAGTTTAAAACTAAGTTTGATTTTTACGATAAGATACAAAATATAAGAAAAAGCGAAAAGTGGCTGTCTCAGGCCGAATGGCTGCGTAATAGTACACAGGCTACCTTAGAATATTATAACCCTATGGTTATGTCTAAGATGTTTATGCTGCATGATCAGACTTGTTTTAATCCTTTCAATTCAGAATATTTTATTTGGCTTGATGGAGGTATTACAAACACAGTGCATCCGGGTTATTTTACACATGATAAAATTTTAAACAAAATTACTCCATTTTTAAAAGATTTTTTCTTTCTTTCATTTCCGTATGTAGGTAACACCGAAATACATGGCTTTGATAGAAACGGAATGAACAAATATGCTCAAGTGGATTATGTTTCTTATGTGTGTAGAGGCGGTTTATTTGGTGGTCATATTGATGCTATAAAAAAAGCTAACAATATGTATTATCATTTGTTAGCTAATTCTCTTCAAGAAGGTTACATGGGTACTGAAGAGAGTATTTTTACTATTATGTCTCATCTTGAACCTGAATTATATCGTAGGTTTATGATTGAAGACAATGGGTTAATAGGGTATTTTGCAGAGCAATTAAAAAATGATAAAGTATTTCTTGAAACCCCTAAAGCTACAAACATTCCTTTAGATCTTACCAATACTACTACTGCTTTATATGTGATTACTTTTAATTCTCCTGATCAGTTTGATACATTAGTACAATCATATTTAAAGCAGCCTAGGTTTATAACTGACACAGTCAACTATTTATTGGATAATAGTACTGACCTTGAGACTACTCCTAAGTATGCTGAACTCTGTAAAAAGTATAATTTTACACATATTAAAAAGGACAATTTAGGTATTTGCGGTGGCCGTCAATTTATAGCAGAACATTTTGATCAGTCTAATCATGATTTTTATATATTTCTAGAAGATGATATGCTCTTAAAGGAGGAAAATAAAGAATTGTGCGCATCCGGCTTTACAAGGTATTGTCCTAATCTTTACGATAAAATACACAAAATTGTCGCAAAGCAAAAATATGACTTTTTAAAACTTAGCTTTACCGAGTTTTTCGGCGACAACAAAACTCAATGGACATGGTATAATGTTCCGCAAAAAATTAGAGAGCAATTTTGGCCCGAAAAACCAAAATTACCAGAGTCTGGTTTAGATCCTAATGCGCCTTTGACTAAATTTAACAATATACATACGCTTGAAGGGCTCAGCTATGCCGACGGAGAGATATACTATTGTAACTGGCCTCAACTAGTAACAAGACAGGGTAATACCAAAATGTTTCTCGATACTAAGTGGGATCATCCTTTTGAGCAAACTTGGATGTCTCATATGTATCAAGAGGCTAAAAAAGGTAAAATTAAAAGCGCGGTACTTTTAGCATCTCCTATAAATCACCATAGATTTGCTCATTATAAAGCAGAATTACGAAAAGAAAACTGAGCTTGAGCTCAGTTTTCTATTTTAAACTCTAACAGAGTTTTAACTACGCGGCAAAACGTTATCCGTAGTAATTACAAGCACCGGTTCCTTAGTCTTAAGGCTTACATTGTAAGGCTTAAAAAACTTATTACCCACTCCCTCGATTGACTGACCGATAGTGCTTACTGGGTATTTACGGCCTTTCTTCGAAGCATTATAATTATATGCAGCTTTCTTAATAAGCTCTACTACATCTCTAGTATCTTCGTTTTCAGGCATCTGGAAAACCCACCCTACTAGGTCTTTATTAATAACGCCATCCTTGTCAGAAACAAGAATACCGTATTGCTTCTTAATCTTAGGCTCGTCGGATTCTTCGGTTTCATTAGTATCAGAAGCCTCAGGCTCTTCAGCTTGTTTAGCTTCATCTACCTGTACTGCAGCATCACTCAAAAGATCGAGAACTTTTTCGATAGCGTTCTCATCTTTGACTACTTTTTCGAGGGCCTCACGGACCGCTTCGAGTTGAACGTATTCTTCTTTTGACATATTAATTGTTTACTATTCTATACTGTACTTTCGAAAGATCAAGTGCAGAAAGATCTTTACCACCAGCATAACTGATAGCGGATTGCAAGTCTTCTCGGATTTCTCGAACTTTACTAGTAATAGTGTCTGTAGGTGTTAGATGCGTAGTGAATCCCTCGATGTTCCTAACGGATCCCTTGTTTCTTTCAGAAGCACTGCCGTAATACTCTTTTTTACCGTTCACAATTGTAGCAGGAGAATCCGAGCAGCCCGCAAACATTCCACCGATCATACAGAAAGTTGCGCCGGCAACTAATGCTTTTGCAATATCTCCGTTCTCTCTAAATCCACCATCGGCAATAACGGGTACCGGGGACATAGCAGCGCATTCCTTAACTGCTGTAAACATTGGTACATGAAACCCGGTCTTATTCTTAGTTGAGCATACTTGACCGGGCCCGATACCAACCTTAACCATATCTGCACCCCAGACTGCAAGATCATTACAAGCTAAAGGGGTCGTGACATTACCCGCTATAATTATAACATCCGGGAACAGGTCTCGTACAAACGTAATCATATTAAGCATTTCTTTGCAATGTCCGTGGGCAATATCAATACAGATACAAGCAGGAGCTTCTGTAATATGTTTACATTCTTCTAGTTCTTTCTTATCTCTTTCTTTAACTCCCACGCTAATAGCTCTCCAAGGCGTAATAATACGACGAAGAACTTCAACGTTAGGCATATCAAAACGATGCATGATCGGCGCCAGACCTAGATCGGCATACAAGTGATATGTTTCAAAATCCACCACTGCCTTCATATTAGAAGGCATGACGGGTAGAGTAAATTTAAAGTCTCTTATCTTTACAGATGTATCAGCTTCAGTTCGAGACTTTAATTCACTGAAATTAGGAACTAGATACACGTCCCTATAATTTAATGCGTGAGTATGTTCGTTGTAATTGCCTACCATAACGATAAGTATTGTATAATACGTTTATGAAATTTCAAGAGTTAATGGAGCAATATGGTATGTTAAAAAAAGAACAACGCCTGTTCTATCCTAGAAATTTTAATCTTTCAGAAACTTTTATAAAAGCTTTAAAAGAAGAGATCAGAAAACAGGAAAAAGCGGGAATAGATAAAAAGAAGTTTGCTCAAAAACTTAATAGAGCTTTACAGTTTCATATCGAAGAATAAAAAACCCCTCACTTTCGCGAGGGGTCAATTACTACACTAAAATAGCTTTTAGAATCTAAAGCTATAGCCTGCGTCGTAGCCAGTTACCTGTCCGTAATTATCGGTAAGATTAACGCGCTGGACATATCCATTCACGCTAAAGGTACCACCGGCAATAACATACGCTACACCGAGACCACCATTGTAGTACTTCTTAACGCTTCTAAGCGCTGCAATAGTGGCAGTGCCCGGATCGTTAAAACCTACTCCAACAGCAGGTACAACCTTAAAGGCCTTAGTACCAAGCGGTAGCTTGATATTGCCTTCGTAGTTGTTGCTACGATTCTTAGTGTCATTGAGCAGTGTTACGTCCCAAGGAAATGTCCCGAACACTTTACCACTGAGCTTGACAGACGGAAGTACGTTGTCGCGCACATTAGCAAGACTAGCGTTCTTACTAGCATTTCTATAGGTAGCACCAAGGTGCAAGTCAGCAAGAGTAGAAGTAAACTTATAGGTTGCTGCTACATCTACACGCTTAAAGAGTCCGGAACTGATACCAGTTGCGGTTGAACCCTCATAAGCGTTATAAGTTGTAACGCCAAGCCCAAAGCTTGCTACTTCAACGTTTGCACCAGCAACAATATAATTGGTGCCGGTTACTTTACCCTGTTCAATGAGCTTGGATTTAAAGCCGAGGTCGATTCCGCCGCTAACTACGCTAGGCGCAGGAGCAGCAAAACCTACACTGGCAAATACAGCCAAGGTAATGAATGCGATTAGTTTCTTCATACAATTAAATTTATAATACTTTATGGAATTATCAACTTACCAGTATCAATATGGATATGGTAACGATAGAATATGGATGGGGAAATCGTTTAGGCAATTGTTTGTTAATGTATACCGCTGCTTACGTATTTGCTAAAAAACATAATTTATATTTTAACGTAGATCCTTTGTTGCCTCACTTTCCTTTAAGTCCGGATAAGCCGCAGCCAATAACTACCGGGTTCAACGAAGCATGGTCATCTGTAAAATCTAGCCCTCTAGAAACTACGCGTAAATTTGAATTACCTTATATCCCTATACATGATTTAAATTTTGTTGAATTGTTGAATAGAGCCTATGTAACGGACGCTCAATATCATTTTCAAGATTATTTTCAATTAAAAGATTTTGTTTTACCGTATAAAAATCAAATAAAAGATATGTTTAATTTAACTTATATCCCAAGACCCGATAATGAAATATTTGTTATTTTTCGTCTAGGGGACGTAGCTAAAAGAAGGCAGCGTTTACCTTTGCAGTACTACGTAGATGCTATAGAGAGGCTTTATCAAAGTGGTTGTCACGGCGGGTACATTACTTCAGATAGCCTGCAACACCCTGACGTACAATTTCTTTTAGAAAAATATAAGCTTAAACTTTATACGTCAGACGTTCCTGTTGAAACCCTTAATTTTGGAAAAAATTTTAACAATTTAGTACTAAGTGAAGGTACGTATTGTTGGTGGGTAGGAGTATTAAGTAACGCTACAAACGTATATTATAATGACCGGCGCAATACTTTTGCATGGCATGGGGACATATTTGTTTACCCTGAATGGAAACCGTTATCATATGATAACCCAGAACTTCCAGTTAACCCGGTTTGATCAATAAGTTTATTAGAAATTGGTACCGCTACGGGGAATCGAACCCCGATTATCGCCGTGAAAGGGCGCCTTCCTAACCGTTAGAAGATAGCGGCATAAATTGGATGCAGAGGACGGAATTGCACACGTCGACCTACTGGTTATGAGCCAGTCGAGCTACTACTGCTCCACTCTGCAAGAAAAGGGGTGTCTCGCTAGCCCTATTGCTATAGGCGGTGATTTGTACATATACTTCGCAAATACATATATGTTTTTGTCACTCTTTCTATGATCAGCATGTATAATATATCCATGAAAGCGGCTATACTAGGAACACTTTATGACTGTGCACTGTCACTGACGCGAGACGATATGCTGCTGGTAGCGTCGACGGTATCAGCAGCCGCACTAGGCTTAAATTCTATTTATACTCGCCTAGTCGAGTTTCGAAAATGGTGCTCGCTGTAGGACTTGAACCCACGACCTTGACCATGTAAAGATCCTGCTCTAACCAACTGAGCTAAGCGAGCGTTATTTAAAAGAACAAAGACTATTATGGTACCCGGCCCTTTAAAGTCAAGACAATTGTTCAATTATTTTAATTGAATAATCAAAGGCTACATTAGCTTCATCTGCAAGATCTACTGTAATTAAGCCTCTCAACTTAGAGATAAGTTCTGGGGCGTTATCAAACCAGTACCACTTGGCTGAACCAGGTACACACAGTCTAAGCATTTGACCACCATAAAGATCTCCCATATGTCTAACATATAAATGAGCCAGGACTTTTTTAGGGTCTGACATTTGTTTTAAATAATTTAAATATTCATCTGTCACAGGAAAATGCATATAGTACTTAAGAGAGGTAGTTTCTTGTAGCTCGTTAATATCTTCTTGTATTCGAGATGCGCGCTCTAAACCCTTAAGATCATTAAGAATACCTAAAGCTTTAGCTTTATTTTCTAAAGCTTCGTAAACCGGCTGCATCTGATAAAGATATTTAAGGTACTCTTCTGGGGTAACTTTTTTCTGAAAAATTTTATTTATAAAAGGCAGCTTTTCAGCTGTCTCATGCTTTGCTTTAGTTAATTCTTTGAGACTCATAATTAAACTTAATAGTTACTAAATAAAATGCAATTAAATTGGTAGGAGGGATGGGATTTGAACCCATATGAAAGAGCTTATGAAACTCCTGTCTTACCTATCGATCCACCCTCCTATGGTAGGGCCACCAGGAATTGAACCAGGACTCTTCCGATTATCAATCGGATGCTTTGAACCAATTAAGCTATGACCCTATATACAAATTGGTGGACGTGGCGGGAGTCGAACCCGCGTGCCTAATACTTTTCCGACTAGTTTCTACAAGCTTAGTATTAATATATAAGTACTTAACACTGTTAATACGCAATGTATAGTACTTTAGGAACAGCTTTAATGTTGTTTTATTTATTCCAAGTACCTCAAACAACATCCTCGCTAGTCAACGTTATAATATATAGCGAGAATCTATACTATAACGATCGCAATTCTTAGGCTGCGAATTGGAGTTCTTCTGTGCTGAAGAATGCTGCGAGAGCAGCAACCGGAGCAGCAAAAGCACCCTTAAGGCTATTTACAATGCCATTTATGTTTTTTGCTAGTTTTATAAGGTCTAACAACCTTGCTTGCTTCTAATAAGTCCACTATTAAGTAGAATCCAGAACACGCCCAAAATATTAAAGAACGAAAATTGGTGCCTCCACAGAGATTTGAACTCTGAACCTACTGCTTAAAAGGCAGCAGCTCTAACCGTTGAGCTATAGAGGCGAAAATGGTCTCTTCCCTACCATAGAGAATTGCCACGGCTGGTAGGACAGTTAATTAGACTGGTGGCTTTTTCGTACGAAAATGGTGGACCAGAGGGGATTTGAACCCCTAACCCTCTCCTTGCAAAGGAGGCGCACCGCCAATTGTGCTACAGGCCCGTCAATAAAAGAACAAAATATATAATGGTACTTTTGTACCAAAAGTCAAGATAAAAATGGCACTCCCGGAGGGAATCGAACCCCCATAAACTGCTTAGAAGGCGGTTGTCCTATCCGTTGAACGACGGGAGCATGGTGCGGTAGACAGGGCTCGAACCTGCAACATCCAGCTTGGAAGGATGGCGCTCTACCAATTGAGCTACTACCGCAAAATGGTAGTCCCAGAGGGAATCGAACCCCCGCTCGGCACTAATCAGGTGCGCACAGTTTATAAGGCTGTCGGTGCTTCCAGTTACACTATGGGACCAAAAAATTGTTTAAGTATCAAAAGAACAAGACATATAGTAGTACTTTAATCTTAAACCTCAAGCTTTATTTTAAATAATAGTGCTTTAATAGGTAAATTAGCTAACTTCGGAGCATCTTAACCCGTACTTTTTAGTGAGTAGTTCTTTAGAGTTAGTTAAATAATCACTGTAGTAAGGATCGTCTTTAAAAGTCGTATTACTTGCATGGTAAATAGGAAATTTACCATGTTTTAATGTACTAATATTTTTATCTTGTGTTAGCCGCTGTTCAGGTACTTGATGGATAGTGAACCCGGCTTTTCCAGCTCGTATACAAAAATCTACATCTTCTCCGTAGCCTGGGTGAAAATTAATATCTAACAAACCGATTTTTTTAAATACATCTCTTTTTATTGCTACACAAAAAAACATTAACCACGGGTACTTATTCCAATATCCTTTATATGGCCCAGTAATGCCTGCGGTTGAAATTTGATTAAAAGGATCTATTAAATATGATAACCAGCCTTTACCATTTAGAATGGTGTCATTATTTAATAAAACTATATAATTTCCCTTACTAAGACTTATCCCTATATTAACACTATTAATATACCCTAACGGCTCAGGCCAATGTACAATTTTAAATGGCCCTTCTAGTTTTTGCATGTACTCTACTGTGCCGTCTTTACACCCGTTAGAAATTACAATAATTTCAATATCATTTAAAGAGGTATATTGTTGTATACTCTCTATACAATATTTTAAATTATCAATTTTATTGTATGTAGGTATTATTACTGTATAAAGCATATTTTTAAAATGGTGCGTGAGACAGGACTCGAACCTGCAACATCCTCGTTGGCAACGAGGTGCTCTACCATTGAGCTACTCACGCGTAAACTATATAATATTGTTTTCAATTAACTTTAGCCCTAAACTTTTTACTTCAATATCTTTTTTTATAGACTCTGAACTATTCGGCCTATAGTCATACCAATAAAGAGTGTTTTTCGCTAAAACTTCTGTTTTTATATGAGGTTTTATTTCATTAGAATATTTTCTATCTTCTCCATAATAAAGATCTGGAAATGGTGCTTTTATAGCTATTTCTCGTTTTACCGGGTTTAAATGCCCTATAGGTCTACAATGTACACCTTTAGTAGTTAATTCAGATGTATTATTAGTCGATACAAAATAAGATTTTTGTTTAAAATTTACAGTGTATATGCATTTTATGCCTATTGCATCTGGCTCATGACCTTTAATAACAGAAAGTATATTTTTTACATAATTTTTGCTTATATGATCATCATCATCTATATATACTATATATTTACCAGTCGATTGTAATTTTAATTCTTCTCTTTTATTTCCTATTGACAATTTACCGTCATCTAAATTAACTAAATACTCGGTTTCTATTGTTAGCTGGTTTCTAATTTTTTTATCTAACCGCTCAAATAAAGAAGCTCGTTTATTAATAGTACAAACTAAAATAGACAGCAAAGGATTCATAATTTATAAAGCTCGTTCGTATTTAAATACAGCTATATCATTATTAGACTGTTTACCGGTATCTGTATTAGTAAAAAATCGCCCTTCCCAAACAGATTTAAATTTTAACTCTTTTTGTATAAACGAGTCGAGTCTTTTAATAGAATTACCCGGGCCCGCAATACTTTCTTCATGTAATTCAATATAAATTTTATTGAAACGTCTGAAAATAAACGAAGGACTATTAAAAAATAAAGGATACTCTGCTCCTTCGATATCCATCTTTAGCACTATATCTTCATTATCAGGAAACCAGTTTACTACGTCAACTAATGAGACCGTACTAACGTTAGTGTTGCCTTTATTAATTTGAGATTGGCATCCATCATTACTAATAGTAATAAAATCTCCAGTTTTAACTGTAACAGCAGCATTAATCGCTTTTAAATTACGTATATTTTTTGTGTTGTTAAGTAATTTAATAAAATTAATAGGGCTGGCTTCAACTGTGATAATTTGTTTAGGATTATATTCATTGCAGAATAAACTAAACATTCCATAATGACCCCCTATATCTAAAATATTCTGATTATATATTTCATCAGGCAGCGCTTGATAAACATTCCAATCAAAAATTTCAGTGTAAACAAAATCGTCTTGCTGTTTTAAATGCTCGTATTTCATTGTTTAAAATATAACCAGCAGCCTTCTCCTAAGTACAAATTTTTATCTTTAAAAAATTCATCAACAGCTCGCTTTACACCTGCATCATTATAATAGTCATGACCAGCAATAAACCCGCCCGGTTTAACTTTATTATACCATGCATGTAGATCGTCTTTTACAGCTTCATAAACATGGTTAGCATCAATAAAAACAAAATCCAAAGACTCATTTTTATAAAGCTTAGCCCCTTCAGTAGATGGAGTTTTTATTGGATTGATTATATGTTTAACTGGTTCTATATTTTTTAAGAAAAGTTGTTCTACGGTATTATCCGGTAAAAGCTCAGGGGTTTTAGTATTAAGCCCGTCAATTGAATAACGACCCCATATGTCAATACAATCAAATTTAATGTTTTTACCGGAGTTAATAATTTCTACAGCCATGTAAGCAGCAGATGAGCCTTGCCAAGTACCAACCTCTACAAAATGAGAGCCTGAAAAAGATCTATCAACCATAGTGGAATACAATTTAGGAAATGTAAACCAGCCGGGTATTTTATAATGAAAATGCTCCATACTAACATTTACCAAAAAAGACTTATTTTTCAAATGGCTGACTCGTAGGGATTCGAACCCCAACAAAGAGAGTCAAAGTCTCTTGTGCTACCGTTACACCACGAGTCAATAAAATGGTCGGCCGTGCAAGACTCGAACTTGCGACCTTTCGCGCCCAAGGCGAACGCACTACCAGGCTGTGCTAACGGCCGAGACTATAATATACTCATACTTACACTATTTTCCACTAAAATGGCTGCCCAAGTTGGGATCGAACCAACGACCACGCGATTAACAGTCGCATGCTCTGCCACTGAGCTACTGGGCAAAAAAATGGCGGGATGGACGGGACTCGAACCCGCAGCCTACAGCGTGACAGGCTGTCGCTACTAACCAATTGAGCTACCACCCCAGATTATTTTGAATCGCTTACAACTGGCGCATTCAAAGGAGTGGGTGGAGTTGTTTTAGGCGAGCATTCTGAACATTTGCAGTCTCCACTTGCTAAAAAGATACCATATTCATTCTTAACGGCATTAGGGCATTTGATTTCTCTGTTAAATACCCCAATCTCTTTCTTACCGCTAACTGTAAAAACCGCTACTATAGTAACTAGTATAGTTATTGCTATCGCGAGTAAACATTTAGGGTTTACTAGTAAGCGTTTTACGCCGTTTAATAAATGCTGCCGACAAGGCGCACACGCCAGCAAGTAAAGTCCAAGTAGAAGGCTCAGGAATAGAAGGATGACCATATTCATACTTATCATCTTTATAGCTATATTTTCTATCCCAACTATAGTGTCTATCATCGTCTCTATCCTTACTATAGTGTCTATCATCGTCTCTATCCTTACTATAGGAATAACTATAATTGTATAGCTTAGGGGCCTGATACGACGAAAACGTAATTGTATCAGAACAGTAAGCTATTGAAGCAAAGAGAAATATAGCTATAAATCTCATAAAGTGGCACGGACGGAGAGAATCGAACTCTCTTAGGGCAGGTTTGGAGGCTGCTGCACGACCACTATACCACGTCCGTAAAAAAATTAACCCTTAGTAATAGTAATCTTTACATTGAAAGGAGCAACTGGGGTAATAACAACAAGCGTTGCGAGATTACTATCAGTTGAACCGCCTGGGTTAGTAGCTACAGCCTTGTATACCCCTGCATCGGCAGTTTGAATACTATTAAAAACTAGAGTAGAGCCTGTTGCTACTTGGGTAGTACCCTTGAACCAAGCATATGTAATTGGGGCTGTACCATCAGCAGTGGCTGTCAAAGTAACTTTTGTATTTGTTAGTACTGTCTCTGAGACATCTGGGTTAGGTACGGGCGCGACTTGCGCTACTACTGCAGAGGTCAATACAATACTTGCGAATATAGCAGATATTAGTTTTTTCATACTAATATACTTATGCAGTTATCTAACTATTAAAGTAGTCGTTTCTCCCGTGTAAGAACCTGCTCTATTACTTACTATGGCATAATACTTTCCAGAAGTTGAAAGGTCTATATTATTAAGTTTTAAACTAGCAAAAGTAGCATCCGGTATTAGTACTCCATTTTTATACCACTTATAAATGAAAGGACCTGTAGCATCGGCATCAACAACTGCTTTTATTACTACATCATCTCCAATAAAAGCATTCATTTCTAAGGAATATAAATCTCCTTCAAGTAACCACATATTCTTTGATAATTTTATAAGCTCCCATCTTGAACCATAGTTTTTACTACGAAATGAGTTTTCAGGACTTATAATTGTCACGCCTGATGAACCGGTTATGTGAACTATCGAGTTTGTTAAAGATGTACCGTATATTCTAGCCCCGGTAGGAAAGGTATTTCTTGAAGACGTTTCTGAAGGTACAGTCATTCTCACTAAGGGGGCATTAACACTCATAAATGCAATAAGAGTGTTAGTGTCATTAGTGGTTAGAGTGTAGTTTGTAGTCTTAGTAGATACTTTTAAATTTTGTGCAAAACTAGTTAGTAATAATGCAAAAAATATTGCTATATATTTCATAGCAATATTTACAGAAAAAAGGATTAAACTTCAGGAAAGAGATGTTTTTCAACAAACTGACGAGCCTGCTCTTCTGTCAATCCAAAATTAGTTAACATCTTAACTGGGTATGGATTCATCTTTTGATACTTGCAATATCTATTCTGCATTTCTTTGGATGAAATTGGACTTGGAAAATTTGTAGCTCCTATGTTTCTCAAATAAACATCTAAGCTTTCTAAACAGACATCCACTATTTGCTGTAGTTCTTGTTCAGTATTACTTCCACCTGCGGCGATCATATCTTCCGAAAAAATTGCTTTGCCCCATTCGGGTAATTCTCTTTCTCTTTTCCAAGTTAAATTACTAACTAGTTTTTTAAAGTTTACCTGTAATGGATGGTTAGGGTTAGTTGTAATAGATAGATCATGAAACACTCCAGACACCTTATTACCTGTACAAATTATATCGAAACCAAATATAGGCGCATCATCATCTAAATGCGGAAAAACGGTGGTATGCATTATCCACATATTGTTTTGTTCTCTACGATCTAGAACTTCTATATGAGCTCTTCTAAATTTGTTAAAAGAATAAAAAATTTTATTATACCAGTCGTAATCCTTAATACCTTCTTCTGTAATTTCATATGATACCAAATTAAATTTTTCGGTAATTTTATTAACTAAAGGTAGTATTTTTTCAAAAACTAAACTCATATTAAAATTTAGTTTAGATACGTTCTAAATCAAATATTTGGGGCGACTGACGAGACTCGAACTCGCAACCCTTCGAATCACAATCGAATACTCTGACCATTGAGCTACAATCGCCATAAATGGAGCGCCAGACAGGAATCGAACCTGCATGTAACTGTTTTGCAAACAGTAGTTTAGCCTTTCAACGACACTGGCGCGATGGCGGAAGGAGAGGGATTCGAACCCCCGGAAGATTGCTCTTCGGAAGTTTAGTAAACTTCTGCTATAGGCCGCTCAGCCATCCTTCCAAATTACCAATGGCGATAGTGACGCCAAATGCCAGGATTCGAATGACCACGAATAGGGCCGTAAACATGGCCATGACCGTGACCCCGTCCAAAATTTACATCAATATGCCACGAAACACTAGGATAACGAGGGTATTCTCTCGTTACAATTACTCGAGGAGCTGGTTCAACAATAATTACCCGAGGATGCGGATCAACAACAATTACTCGAGGGCCACGAATAACCGGGGATGCGTAGCAGCCGGTCATAGTCAAACTAATAATAAGCAATGCTAGTGTTTTCATAATAATATTTATTTTAAAGTGGTGCGGACGGAGGGACTCGAACCCACACGCATAAGCAATGGCTTCTAAGACCATCTCGGCTACCATTACGACACGTCCGCTTAAAGTGGTGGGAGCAATTGGACTCGAACCAATGAAGCCCGAAGGCGGGAGATTTACAGTCTCCTGCAGTTGCCGCTGTGCCATACTCCCAAAAATGGCGCGCGAGGGAGGCTGTCAACCTTACCTTCTTAGAGCCCCAAGCAATTTCGTCCAACCCCGACTTGTAGGGAGCGAGATGCATCTCTTCCTACTTCCGTACTAGTCCGGCACGGGTTTCCTGTTTGTGCTTGGTATTTCTCAGCCCACTCAGGGTACTGGCCCATTGAAGAACCGACTATTGGTTACCCCTCGCGCAAAATTGGCGGAAGCGGTAGGATTCGAACCTACGACCGGCTCATCACCGATTCTTGTTTTCAAGACAAGCGATTTTTATCCACTCACCCACGCTTCCAATAAATATTGTATATGAAATTTGATAAAAGGGTAAATTTGTATCTTTCATCGTTAATCGAAAATTATACGGGTAACACTAACCCGCTAAATATTCCTTCACTAGACACTTGGCATGCTGCTCAAGAATTAGCTATTCAAGGTAAAACGCAAGAAGCTATATCTATGATGAATAAAGCAGCTACCCAAGCTAAAACCGACGATTCTCAAGGTATAGTAAAATACTATTTAGGTACTATTGCTTGGCTTAATAAAGATTACAACACTGTAAATAAGTATATAAATGATGCTGAAGTAAAACAAACGGGGAACGACAAAGTTTTATATAGATTGCTTCAAAATAAAAATCGAGATTACAACACAGCATACAATGCTGTATAAACGAGTCGTTGAAAATGGAGCCTCCAGTCGGATTCGAACCAACGACCTACAGTTTACAAAACTGTTGCACTACCACTGTGCTATAGAGGCAAAATAGTCCCACGCTGCACCTAGAGCATTGCTGCTTCCTGGATATGGACCCAGACTTCAGTGCAGGCAGGAAAAAGGCCCGGCGAATTGTTTTAAAGAGCGTCCGGGGCCGCTCTATTTCATCTAATAAAGAACTTATTGATCTCACCCCTATCGGCTTTTTATTCGCCGGTTTGGATGCCTCTTATAAGACGTCTTGGCTGCTTGGTTAGCGGCAGCTCGCATTAAAAAACCCTAGGTTTTTAAGGCCTAGGGTTTAAAGTTTTTCGTTAGAAAATTTGCTTTAAACCCTGCCCAGTTCATAATGAACCCAGGCGAATGTATCGCATTGTGCTGGATTAATTGTTGAACTGGTTATGGATTTGATCATTTGTTATTTAATATTTACATATAATGGTACTTTTTCTCTTAAAGTCAAGCACTTTTTTACATATAAAGGAAAGGTTTCCATTCTTCTCTAACATCTTGGATATCTGGAATGAACACACCGGAATGCATTAACTTACGTGGTTTTACCTCGTTACCGTTAATATCATAGTAAGGAAAGATGTTATCTTTCTCGCTATTACATTTACGGCATGCTAGAACCATATTAAAATCGTGATTAGTACCGCCTTTAGATTTTGGATAAAGGTGGTCCTTAGTAGCATGACTGAATGGTATCGGCTTTAAACAAAACTGGCAAGTACCTTTATAGATATTAAAAAGATTTTTTAGCGAAACGTTGTCTCCTTTGCGAGGGTGAAAACCGAAATGATTGGTACAAACTAAAACAGTAGGTATAGCCCATGTTTGACTTGCACTACGTAGAGCGGGCTGATCTGCATGAAGTTGAACATAAGGAGTGGACCAGGTATCAAATTCGTGAGTATTGTTTTCTGCATCTAGCCCTTTTACTTTACCAGTCATAAAATGACGGATCGCCGCTCTAGCCGAACAAAAAGCAAAAGCTTGGTAGTTACGGTTGAGAAGAAGACTAGTTTTAGCGTCTGGCTGTACAACTTTCATTTAAGCTATTCATTTTGAGCTATTTTGGCTCAAAAGCAAGCTTAAATTATTATTTTAATGTCAATAGATACTTTAACGTGTTACATTGACCTTTCATTTCATCTCTAATGTTGAAAAGATCAGTATCACTTTCTTCAAGTTCGCTCTCGTACGTTTCTAGATAAGTGATAAATTCATCAATAGTTTTATTAATATCATTACCTTCTAGATTGTTAAGAGTAATAGTATAGTTGCCTTCGGTCGATTTCAAGCGCCCGTATTTGCCCATAAACGTCTCAACAAAACCATCTATTAAGGCATCAAGGGCTTCATATGCTTTACCTAAAGCTTTATGTTGAGCGTAACTCTCGGTTTGCCAATGAAATATCCTGAGTTGCTGTTGGAACTGTACTAAAGGTACAACTATCTTCATGCAGATACTTATGAAACTAGAATTGGATCTCTCCTACTCCTACGTTAGTACCGTTAATTTCGATATATAGCACTTTAACGGGCCCCTCCTTCTGTAAATCCCGTGCTTTTTCTATTGCCAATTCAGCTGTACCGTAAACCTTAGCGTGATTGGGGTTACGAGACCAGTTCTTGTCTCCGTCATAGAAAAGCCCTTCTTCTAGAGGGTTTCTAGCGTTCATATACTTAATAGATTTATCTACTATGTAATAGCCAGAATTAATCATCGAATTTTATAGCGTTTAGTGAGGTCCCAGATTTCGGTTACGTTGTTTTCGAATGAAATTGTAAGTGTGTTACCATTTATGAAAAACGAATGGACTTTGCGATTTATAGTAGAAATATAAAAATGCGGTGTGCCTGTTAAGGCATCAAACACTTGTATACCGTTTGCAGGAGTCTGTCTAGCTGAGTATGCCATAATTATTCAGTTATTTCTAAGGTTTTTAGTTGTTTCTCAATTTGTAGTTGTTTGATACTCATAAGATTCTTTTCAATGTTACGAGCAGTTTTAATTTTCATTATCAAAGTGTCGGTTCTGTTATTAACATAATCCTGTATATCGAGAGGTTTAATGTATTTTATTCCTTCTGGGCTATCAAAATCGATTCCGCGGTCTTCACATTTTTCCGCGATAATATCGACCGCTTCAAGCAGTGCAGCCCAGCGGGCAAATTCATACATCGAAATATTTTTTGTATTAGTATTAGAGTCCATTTGTAGAAGAAGTATTGATAGCAGGAGTAGAGTCGTATTTAGGTTCGGTTGTTACTGCAGTTTCTGCAAATAAAAATATAGAATTTTTTGTATCACAATGACCGCAGGTGTAATAATTTGATTGTCCAAACTTAACTAATACTTCGCTTTCTTTCTTACACGACGCGCATTCTACTGTGACGGTATTTTGCGCCATAATTTCAGCTTCTTTTAGCTGAAACACCCGAGAGTCCCGTACAACTTTATATTCTAGATAGCTATTAAGCAAGTAGAACAGTACATACTGCGAAGCCATACCTACCACAAACCAAACAATAATATTTCCACTGAGTAAAAACGCAATTCCTGCAATAACCCCGGAAATTAATGCTGTTTTTACTGATGATATAAGGAATACTTTTAACGAGTCATTCATGATGACGCGTATTAAAGAGACTTATTGCTTAGGTGCAAGAGTAAAGTTGTCTAACTGCGCTGCTAATTTCTTGCAAGTTACCATTATACCGTTAAGCTGACGACGGAACACATCAAGTTCTTCTTTTTTGTTCTTAAAAAGTGGAAGAGCTTCGGCATTTCTTGCTTTGTTACGTAGATCTTGAGCTTTTAAATATAAATCTGCAAGCTCTCTTACCGAATCTTGCATTGGAAACGGTAATTCTTGTGGAGTGGGTATGCCAGGTTTTTGGTCTTTTAGAGTTCCTAGTTTATTCAGCGTAGGAACACTATCTTTTGCAAACTCATACGCTGAAACTGTTTCAGGAGATTGCTGGCCACTGTAGGCTCCAGTGTAATACGAAGCTTCGTCTAAGAGTTTTTTAGTTTTTCTTCTTTTCACGCTCTTCTATACTTAGGGTTCCAATCTTAAATCTATTAGAACATCTAGAACAAATCCAATGCGCTTCAGTTACTATCTGCGTACCACGTGTTATTTTCATAACTTTCGGATGAACTGATGGTTGACCGCACGTATTGCATGTTTCTGGCCGCGGAGCTACTGTAGTATACATATACTATACTTACGAGAACACTTTAAAATACTCGGTCAAAACATCCGCAGTGTTTTTTTGATTAAAAACTCGTTGCCAACTCGGCATTTTATCAATTATAGATGCAAACTCATAGTTTTCGCAAATTTCTTTAAATTTAACGAATTCAGGGTGAGTGTTCTTAAGTGTAACAAGCTGCTCATTATAGAGCTTTACCTCTTCCGGAAAAGATTTAACCCCATAAGTCAAGTCTATAAGTTTAAGATTGTTATAAACCTGTTCTTTATACGGTGCTATAGTGTCTTCGTCGTTAGCTTCGAATGCTTTTGCAAGTTTTACACCTTTAACCTTACCAAAACCTTCAATACCAGTAATATTATCTGAAATATCCCCTATAATAGCTTTATAATAAAGAAATTCTTTAGGGGACATATCGTAGTGTTCTGAAAAATTATTGACGTCTATTAAGAATTTCTTAATAGGGTTGTAATAGCTTACGTTTTCAGAGATAAGTTGGATAAAATCTTTATCCACGCTTACTATTACCTTCTTACCGGTTAAATTACTAGCAAGCCATCCAATTACATCATCAGCTTCTAGCTTACCAGGGAATATATTTTTAATTCCTAAAGCAGCGGTAGCTTCAATAACAGGGTTCATGCTGTCATATACGTTTTTATTACGTTCGTGATCACGGTTTCCCTTATAGCTACCGTCGGTAAGTTCTTTTCTGAAGTTAACCTCGTTAGTTAGCTTACGATCCCAGGCTATGTAGATATCACTTGTATTAAACTGCTCTGCGTAAGACTTAATAGTCTTTAAAAAAGTGAAAAGACAACCAACATTTTCCCCTTTTGAATTAATTAACTGGCGTCCATTGTTATTTGCTACCCAATGCGTCCTGTGCAAGGTGTTGTTCCCATCGATTAGTAGAATTGTTGAGGTCGACATTGGTTTTTTTATGGTTATACTCAGCTATACAAACATTGTACACGCTTTTGGGCAAAACGTCAACTGGTTCTAGTATTTTATTTGCAATACCCCAGTCAAAATCTGCTTTTTTTACAGTTCTTATATGTTTATCGGGTAAAGAGAAGAAAATAATCGAGTCTTTTTCTTGTTTTACTTTAACTAACCACTCTCCCTTAAGCCTTCCTTCCAAAACTACATATATAAACCGGTGTTTTGGAAGGAAAAAGAGCTTTAAGTGCTTAATTACTGTTGCCAAACGGGTCATCGCCATTGGAATTGGTAATATTTTGATTGATCTTAAACATTACCCTTCTAAAACGTTCAAGCAACGCGTCGTTTTCTGCGGCAGTATTAGCTGATACAATTTCAACCGGGTTATTATTTAAGTCATAGCCAATAAGCATGTAAGGCCCTAAGAATTCTTTAATTTGGCCGTCTAGTGACTCAATTTCCCGTCGTTTTTCTTTTATTATTTTGTTTTTAATTTTATTATACTCTATATTTGCAAGCATTACCATTTCTTGCAAGCGTCTTTGATCGTTATCAGTTAACCCAGTAGCAGTAAGAGGGGAACTTTGTGTCGACAAAGAAGACCCCCCTACTACCTCTGAAGTTTGAGCTATACTTGTAGTAACAGTCTTTTTCTTAGACTGTTTTTTGCTTTTTTGCTTAGCTGCTTCTTTATTTGTATCAGCCATTTATATTATTTACTGCTACGCTCTGCAGAAGCAATAAAATCGTAAAACTCTTTGCGAGCTGCCCCTTCGTTCATAAAACTACCGGAAAGCTTCGAAGTGATCATAGAACAACCGTGATGTTTTACACCGCGATGGCATGCGCAAGTATGTGCACACTTAAGAACAACGGCAACCCCTTGGTTACCCTTACAGAGTTCATTAATAGCATTATGTACCTGCACTGTCAGTCCTTCTTGTATTTGAGGCCTACGTGCATAATGTTCAACAATGCGATTTAATTTAGAAAGTCCAATAACTTGACCGTTTTTATCAGGGATATAAGCAACATGCGCTACACCAGTAAAAGCAAGATGGTGATGAGAGCACATAGACGTAACCGGGATATTCATTTGACTTACAATACCGTCATATCCATCAGAAGGAAATGTAGTGATCTTAGGGGGTCCTTCATAGCAGCCCTTAATAAGATCGCAAACATAAGACTTAGCGACACGACGAGGTGTGTCCGCACTATTTACATCGTTGCGCCAGTCTATGCGTAGAGCATCAAGAAAGCCTTCATAAGCTATAGCCGCTTTTTCAATAATCTCCTTCTTCTCGCTATCACTAACAAGCATACTACTATTAGCAGTAGGCAGAAGGGGGTGTTGTAGACCGTTTTTGCTCATATTGGTAAAATTATATGTTTGAATTCGACTTGCTGTTGTAGTTGTCTGATTTGTTATTGATTCCATGTTTAACTAAATAGCTTATTATAACCTCAATTGAATCTGTCTTCAACTTAAACTTTTCAGGTATATATTGACCACCATCGTAGATTTCAAAATAAGTCTCTCCAAACATAGATTGATCGTTCACGTAACAAGTACAAAAAATAGATGCATTACCTGGATCAATCATAACAGTCCACGAGCGGGGATCAGCTTCATTATACTCGTCAAATATTTTATAAACGACATAACCGCTATCTTTAAGTCGTTTTATAAAATAACTCTGTGTTGTAATTTTATTAGCCATTACTTAACTAGACCCGAAATAATAAATTTAAATTCTGTCTCGTTAGTTGGTTTAATAAAAAAAGAAAGCACTTTAAACTTAAGATTAATACCGATACGCGCTCTCTCGAAGCGTATACCAGATATCACTCTAAAAATATCAAGATTAAACGGTATTACGTGAGACAAAGGCTGTCCTTCTATTGTATCACAAATCTTAAGTACAATGCTATCGGTATTGCTTTTTTCTTTGTCTCCTAGTTCGCAATAGCAACCATCAGGTTGACCGAAAATATAAATTTTATTAGTATCAGTAGTAAATGAACTAGCCTTAAGAATCTCTTGAAACTTTTTATAGTCAAGATCAAAGAAAGTATCAAGCTCTAGATTTTCTATTTTCTCTTTTTTAAGAGAAACTTTAGGTACAATAGAATCATCTAAAAAGTGGTACTTAAACTGGACACTGGGGGATTTGTAGGTAAGATTATTACTATTAATCTTAAATACAACATTTTCGTCTTCAATACAATCTACCACTCTTAATAGTTTTTTAATATCTCCTATATTAAGAGTAACCTCTTCAGTAAGATCTAAGGGAGTATTGTATTTGCCAAGAAGGATAATACTAGTATCGGGTTTATTACAAACCGTATAAATACCGTTTGAATTTGCTTTAATAGAAGCAATGTCGACTGTTTTGCTAATAACATTTAAGAAGTTATCTGCAAAATCTTTCTTAACCAGTTTAAGTTCCATATTATGGGTTCGTTACTAATTTTTTTTTATCTTCTAGAAGAAGATCAAGCTTTTCATTAACCATAATAAGCTTTTTTTCTAGTTTTTCAATATGTTCAATAATATCTTCGTAACGAGCTTTTTTGTCAAAATTAAACTCTAATTGAGAGTCGGAATTAGCTGCAACAGGCTGACTCACTAAAGGTAAAGCCATTTGCGGCATTACTGGTACTACAGGCGGATTAACAGGCATAGCTGCCGGTATTTGAGGAATAACCATACCGGCAGCTTTAGCAATACCTGAAGGCATGACTTTAGACATATCCACATCACTGACTTTCATATCACCCAATCCAGCTTTTTTAATTGTGTTTACATCATTTTGCACCACTTTGCCAAACATAGCAATAGCAATCATTTGCTCTTGCGTGAGCCCGTTGGTGCTGCCTGCCATTTTCATAGCATCAGCATCAGAAAGAGAGGGCGCAGCAGGCCCTTGCGCCTGCTGCCTCATTTTCATAATTTGTTCTCTTCTTTGCTGTTCAGTCATATCTTAAAGATCTTCCAAGCCGTTGAGAATAGCCATTACTGCTTCATCATTCGACTTAGTGCTCTTTACTTCAGTCTTAGGGGCAGCCTTAACTGGACTGGGAGTAGCTGCTACAGGCTTAACAACAGGCTTAGGAGCTTCATAAGGGACATCTTCCTCTACGTCTTCTGTAGCCTTAACCTCAGGCGCTGGTGCCGCTGCAGCAGCCTCCTGACCGTAGAAGTGTACATTAATAACCTCTTTCAACTCATCAGCTGATTTGTGATCCAAAAAGGTCTGTAGATCGTAGATGTTATTATAGACCTCATTGATCTTGTCTTCATCAATACCATCGATAGCAGCAGGGCTAAGAAACTTAGACGCGGTATACGTAGGGTACTTAGGGGCACCTGGCTTGTCCGAAACAAGCTCAGCTTTAATACGTAGACTGCATCCATTCTCGCTAAGATCAAAAATCTTAGCGCCGTACTCCGCCGCATCATCTCCATTGATAGCCGCTTCAATAATCTTATTGAGTTGGCGGCCATAACGAAGAACCTTAACAGTACCATTATTATCAGGGTTTTTGGGATCGCTTACAACATAAACATTAACCATCCAGTTTTCCTTACGCTTAAGATGTTCCTTAGCACGGTTCTTCTCTTCATCACTGCCCTCGCGAAGGATCTTAAAGTAAAGCTCGCTTACAGGGCACCGCTCTCCCCAAGTCGACGGAGAAGTTACACTAAAGTACTTGCCAGTGGAGATACTATTCCAGCCGTGATGATAATAATGCAAAAACGTCTCAGCAGGGTTCTTAACGTTAGGAAGCAAACGCACCACGTAAGTAGCAGGTGCTGCAATTTGCAGAATATTCTTATAACTAGCGCCGTCTCCTTGCTTATTTTTAGCATTTTCGAGCGCGCTCTTAATGCTTTCGAACATATTGGTATTAAATGTAGGTTTCATAATTAGTAATTTTGAGTATTTTTGGTTAGTATTTTGAAACCTTCGTCAATTAGGTTCTTTGCTCTAGTAGACATATTCAATCGCAGTTTAAACTTACCAATGCTATTGTGTATGTTTTTTAGGTAAAGCTCCTTATCTTGAAGGTTAAAAGAGTTTATCATACTATCGAAAGAAGGCAACTTAATCAGTACGTAAATGTTAATTAGTTTATTACTGTAATCAATAATCGGGGTATACGTGTATCCGTTTTTCTCGAAGCAGTATCTATCGAAGGCTATTTTACGCTCTAAACATGTCAACCCAATATGTTTGAGGCTTTTCTTAATATTATCAATCTGATTTTGAGTGTCAGGGGATTCTTCTAATTTTTGCTTTTGTACTGCTGAATATACCGCGATTGCTTTCTGGGTTGTGTAAAATTTTAAAGGAAAATGCTGCTCGTCTTTATAGATGAGATAAGGAGCATTAAAAAACTCTTTTACGTCTATCTGCGGAAATTTCTTGAAAAAAAGTTCTAATTTTTTACAAGCTACTCCGTCGATTGTAATATCAAACCCGTCAAAATCTTTACGAGCACGCCATGGCTTGTTCTGAAGCCCTCGCGATACGCTTAAGTAGGTATTGTAAATGTAAGGTGCGTTCATTAGCCTTCATGATTTTAATACCTCTCGTACAACTTTGCTACGGCATAAATTTGAATTATACTTTAAAAACACAATAAACGCTTCTTTTTCATTGTCAACTTGTATTAGTTTCATGAATATCTTTTTGTAGATATTGTTCTTGACAATAAGAGTGAACACGGTGACGTTGTTTAATTTTTTGTTATGCAATATAGAGCAAAAAGAACAAAATTTTAAAATTTCATATTCTGTTTCATCCTTAGTTAGACTATCTAAAGGATTATCTACAACAGCTTGTTCTAATGCTCCAATTACTCCAGACATGTTAAGCTGTAATTAGGGACAATTGTTTAGAAAAATTCATAAATTTTTCCGTGATCTTTCCACCAGCTGCGTATTCGTGGCCGCCACCACCACATAAAAACTCAGCTAGTTTAGCTAAATTTACATTACAAGTTTTCTTTTTTCTAAAAGAAACGTGAGAACTATTTGTGTTAACAAAAAATACGATATCTGAATTATAAGTTTTAAGAAGATGGTCGCAAATATCGTTTATATATTTGGTACCCATTGTCCCGGTAATCTGTAAGTTTTGCTTGCTTATAGGTACATTGCCTGAATAGATTTGTAAAGTAGATATAGCTGCATCTCTACCGGTTACATATTCTTTTATAATATTGTTTTCTAATGAGGTAAACCCGGTAAAACCATTATAAAAACGTTCTAAAAATTTGTAGGTCTTGTTCTTACCTAGTGTTTTTTGAGAGTTTGAAAAGGCACAGTTAAGATTATATGACTCAGGCAGTTTAAAGGCATAACTGTCATAGTCATTAGCTAACGCTATTAAATATTTTTGCTCGTTATTTAAAGACGTTAGTTTGTCTTTAAAATGTAAATAGAGTAACTTCGCACAAGAGGACGTAACCACAACATTAGTTGTAGCATTTTTATATTTGCTTGTATCGTGTGTTTCGTGGTGATCTATAATAATAGACTTTTTGCTATCAATTAAGTCAAAACTTGTACTTGTATCTAGATCCAAAAAATATACCGCATCGTAGTTCTCTATACTGTTCTCTGCTGCCCAAAGTAAAAATTCTTTTCTAAAATTTGAAACTGTAACTGTATGGAATTTTATATCGCCAGGGTTGGCTTTTAGAGCCCAGTGTAAGGTTAAAAGACTGGCCGCTCCGTCTAAGTCGGAGTCTGTAAAAACAAATATCTTCTTTGGATCCACTTGTCTATTTAGCTAGTTACGAAAGTTTTTCCAGTTTTGCTTCTAAATTAGATATTTCATTAGAATCTTCCCCGTTCTTGGTTAATCCTATATAATCTTTTTCTTCAGAAAGCGAAAGAGTAGTATAATCAATACGCATTGCTGTGGCCCCATGTTTAGGTCCTAAACGGTTCTTAATACCTCCGACTTTAATTATGCCCAGTTCTTGATCTCCTTCTTCTTGATGAATAGACCACACCACATCTGCAGTAAATGCTACACCTAAAGACTCTGACACTGTATCTAGGCTTGGATTCTCCATACCTTCTCTGTTAGTCTGTATAGCGCTTACTACTGGCATATTAAAATAATATGACAATGCTCTAAGCTCTTCTGCTGCAGCTTTACCTTGCGAGTATGAATTATCTCCGTCATTGGATTTGATAAGACCCAAATAATCAATTACTAACACCTCAGGCTTTATACCTGCTTTTACAAGAGACTCTATATATGCTTTAATACCTCCGACTGTAACGCTTTTAGGCGGAAACTCTTTAATAATAAGCTTACGTTTATGAGTCTCTACGTTCTCTTTAAAGAAGGTTTCTAGTGAAGAAGTCTGCTCTTGTATATTATTAATTGGTATTTTTGAAAGGTGGCTACTAATTCTTTTTGCATACATCATTTCAGGCATTTCAAGGGAAATAAGCACGGTAGTAAGACCTCTTTGAGCCATATTACTAGCTACATTACCTAAAAATATACTCTTACCTACGTTGGTAGGACCAAGAAATAAATAAAGAGCGCGTCCGTTCTTCATTAGCCCTCCTCCGATTTTACTGTCTATAAAGTTCCAGCCTGTTGGTATTACTTCGTTTTGTACACTCAGCTCTCTGATTACTCTTTCGTAATCTCCGTAAAAATCTAGCCCAATATCATTTACTAGAGTAATATTACAGGCTCGTTCAAACCAGCTTAAGAATTTACCATAGTCTGAACGTTCATTAGTAACATCATCTACTATTTTAAGTACTGTATTATAAACCGCTCTTTCTTTAAAGAAAATTTCAGTATTAGCAATAAGCTCGTCAATATTGACATTAGTGTCGTATTGCTTATAGGTAGTTACCGTTTCTTTAAAAAGTTTAAGGTCTTCCTGCTTTGATAGATAAGTCTTAATTTCGGTAAGAGTAGGTAAAGTTCTACGTTTACCGAAAAAATCTTTAATAATAGTAATTACTAGTTTGTTACCCGCGTTTTTAAAATTTTCTGGGTTAAGATGGTCAAAAACTAAAGATGCATAGTACGAATTAGTTAAACACTGACATGCCACGATGTTCTCAAAGAAATCAGTATTAACTCGAAGGGTTTCTTTCTTCATAGCATTATTATAGTGTATAAACTAAAAAAGCTAAGGTTGCCCTTAGCTTTTATTTTAGGTATTTGTTTCTTCTGGTTCCGCTTCTAACGTTTCGTCCGTACTGTCAATAGCAGCGTTACCGTAGCAAACTTTCTCCTTGAAAGCTTTTTCAAGGAGAGGTAGCGCTTTTTTGTCCCAAAACTCTGTGTCGTTTTCCCAGTTTTTTCTATAACCGATCTTATCAGTACCTAGAGTATAGGTTTTATCTCCGGTCACGACTCCCATAGCAATCGCCATATCAGCCAATCCTGCATAACGGGATAGGCCGGTACGGAAATTGTTATAAAGTTCAGCCTTGAGAAAGGGAGGCACGAATCGGTTCTTTACTGTCATTGCTGATAGCGTTACACCACTAACATTATGTGCAACTCCGATAGCTTCCTGATCTTCGTTCTTATCAATCTTTTCATTACGTGTGGCTAACTGTACAAGAAGAGATGCAAGATAGACTGGACCTGAACCACCAGACTGTTTTTTAACTAGTTCAGGGTACATAGATGTAGGATTATCGTAGATATGATTAGTAAACAGAATAGGCACGCGTGCCTTAGCTGCTTTAAAGGTAAGAGCGCGCATCATAGATTTCATCGCTTTTGCCTTTGTGCCCATATCTGCTGCGTCCTTACCTTCAGTTACATCTCGTAGCTCTTTAGCGCTGGCAAGATTACCTAGACTATCAATAGCAATAATAACTTTGAGATTAGGATCTTTTGCAGCAATGATTTTATCTAGAAAAGTCGCAATTTGGTTGCGACAATCTTCTACGGTTTCAACAGGATAATACTTGACTCTTTTAGCGTCAATACCAACACCTTCAGCAGATTGACGATCGACAGCTGCTTCGGTATCCCATATAGCCGCAAAATAGCCCTTCTTTTGAGCATTAGCGATGATTTTGTTAATGATAAGTGTCTTTCCAGCCCCAGAAGGGCCAGAAAACCCAGTAATACGACCGACAGGTACTCCGCCGTAGAGTGAGCCAGAAAATATAGCATTGAGAGCATATGAACCGGTGTCTATCCAATCATTAACAATAGATAGAGAATTTTCTTCTGAAAGTAAAGATGCATCAGCATTTAAAGCATCTACAGCCTCAAAGATGTCCTTGAGGCTGGAGACCTTGGTTTCTTCGTTATTGCTTTTACGAGCCATATTAGTTGTTCTCGTCTGCGTCGAACAGCTTGATAGTAGGAGCAGGCTCGTTCTTAACTACCTTAAACATCTCATTATACTGAAGAATCAAGTTAGGCTCGAGATCTAGGCTGTCGGTTGTAGTAACCGCAGTCTTGCTGTAAGTCCAGGTAGGAAAAACATCTCTATCCTTCAGAAACTCTCTAAAGATAACTGGATACAGCTGCACCTGGAGCTTCTTTTCAGGGGTAGGGCTCACATTAAGAATAGCAGGCTTAGTAACGGTAATACTAGTACCATTATCAGATACAAGCGTGGCTACGATAGTACGCTGAATATTATCAAGAAATACAATGATTTTATTGTCCATATAGTTATATTATAGTGTTTTTAGTTAATATCAAGTTATTGACGAGGGAACTTAAAATAAGGAGACTTGGGGTTAATAAGGTCTTTATCAAGCAGACTCTTTTTATTAGCACGAGTCGGTACAATATCCCAACCACCACGCCGGGCATAGAAACAAGTTACAAGAAGTTCCTTAGGGTGCAATACATCCCAGAGACGCTTATACGCTGCTTCACAAATTTCTTCGTGAAAGTGACATTCATTCCGAAATGAAACGATCCACTTAAGAAGAGAGTAAGGGGTTATCTTGTAATTACCCTTATAATAGATATAAATGTCTCCTGAGTCAGGCTGCTTAGTAATCTTGCAATTAGAGCGAAGTAAGGAGCTTCTAAAATAATCGAACCCTTCTTTTTCCTCAGAGTAAACTTCAAGTAAGTTAGAATCTTCGTTAAAAACCTCAAACTTAATTTTATCCGCGCCGGGCAGAGTTTCAAGAGTACCCCAACAGTCGTTGGTATATTTAATTTCCCAGCGAGCTCTAGATGATACGTAATCTTCAGTAATATTATCGTTGAGTACTTGAGAGAACAACTGGACTTTTACGTCAGTCTCTAGAAGAGCGCTAAGATCTTTTTCTGCAGTAGTCTTAATATTTTTAAGAACTTCCTTTACAGTTTTACCCATAGGCTGCATGTTAAAACCGTTCCAATATAGCTTCATTGACTTAGATTCGACGATATAAGGATTAGTTGCAGTATAAACAACTTTAGCTACGCACGCGACAGGCAATCCGTTTTCAGTCATTGCACTACACTCATAACCATTCCATATATCATAACCCACGAATGGCAGGTTTTGATTCTGGATATTAAGATATGTACGGTTACGTTGACGCTCTTCTCGTACGAGAATATCGGGCGTATAGGTAGTAGGAGAATCTACTCTTTGACCGAGTACTTTATCGATATTATTAGTATTCATTGAAAGTCTTTTTTAATTTCATTAATTACAGTTTCTACTCGCTCTTGTTTAGAGCCCATAACGAATTTAAATTTGTCAGAAGGCATAGAGTTATGCTTAACGTAGAACTCAAACTGCTTAACCACGCTTTCAAAAAACTCTTTATTTGTACTACGTACCCCATCATCTTCTAGATTTAACTCAGGTACAATATAAAAAATCTTGTCATACAACTTAATTACATCTCTATATATTTCTACAGCAGCTTCATATACTTCCTTTTTTACTTGTTCTTTTTCGTAAAAATACCCCGTATAAGCAATGCCATCTAAAGCTCCGCGATCTAAAATCCAATTACCTGGAGCAGTAGCATATTCTAAATGCCTTGCCATGACTAAGTATTGTGTCAAAGACGTGCCGTTCTCATTAATAGGTATGTTTAAGTCTTTCAAACCCCTTGTAAGATTGGTACGAAAGGAAAAATGACATTCACTCGTTAAAAAAGTTTCTTTTTTAAGAGCATTAACTAATGTAGTTTTACCTTGAGAATGCGCACCACAAATACATGCTTTGTAATTATTTCGCATAAGAATTATTTAGTATAATACGTTTTTTAATAAACTCAACCCAATTTTCAATTGCCAGACTGTGCAGCTTAGCAATATAAGAATCGATATTATTAAAATCGGTATAGATGTTTTCGCTATAAAACTGTTTTTCAGAAACAACCTTACCAGCATCTACTTCAGGTATAACTTCATGTATAACATGTCCATGAAGCTTGTATGGTGTATTTGCATAGTTATCCCAAACTTTTTTCTGAGGATCTTTACCTTTAAGCGCAGGAAACTTAGTAATAAGGCCTGGGTGACCATTAAAAATCCTATAACGGCCACAAATTTGAGAAGGTAAAATACGTAAAAAACCGTGTAATGTTACCATATCAGCCCGTCTAATAGATTCTTTGTATTCCTCTATCGATGGCTTTTGAGAAATAAAAATAAACCGATCAAAAGCTAACTCTAGAAGTCTAGGATTAATACGATCCATATCTTCTAAAGGCTTGTTAGTAATAATTGCATTCGGGAAGCGCCCAACTCGAGTTGAAACCTCTAGTATCTCAGACCCGCTTTGAGAAAAAAGCGCTTTCCAGTAAAAGTCTTTTTTCATATTTTTAATCTAAAACCTATTGTATTATCACTGAAAAAAATTACAAGCACTAAATCAAAATTGTCATGGGTAAGTTTATAGGATTTAACATTTTCTAGTTTTTTGACGGGTAATTCTTTATTGCTTGTTGCGTTCCAAAAGCAATAGTCGATTATTTTTGTATCTCCGTCTAATAAATGTGGATAATTAATTCGTACAATTTCAGTTAAAGTTTCAATCGTCTTATCCATTATGGACAAACTTTCTAAAGTCTCTTATATTTTCTGCTATCCATTGTTCTTGCTCTTCATCGGGAACACAATCTAGTAGGTCGACGAGTTTAGTTTTTTCTTTTGTCCAGTTTGCAAAAAGATCTCCATAACCTACTTTCTTAATACCGTGTACAATAGGAGATGAAGTATCTAAAGTCTTGATCCAATTAAAAGAGGGATCGTTATAAAAACTATATTCGCGAGGATGTGCGCAGCCAAGTAGGTGGTGTGGCTTCTTGGTATTAATGACACCATCGTCCAAAAGTCTTTTTAGAGTCATCACTCTTCCCATGGCATAACTTACCCATTTATTAGGATGCGGAAAAACCGTTAAATAGTAACTATAATCAAAGGAAATAGCTAGTTTCTCTACCCCTAAATAATCTAAAGCAGTGTAGCATTTAACAAATTCTGCATAGGTCTTACCTTGTATAACTCCGATCGGTACAGAATCACTATAACAAGAAAAAATTGCACCACCCATCCAGTATTTTGCTTCTTGAATGGTTTTATCGCAATTTTCAAGTACGTCGGGTATAATATACTCTGTAGGCTCCAAATTATTAATCCAATTAATATATTTTTTTGTTTCGAAAGCAACACCGAGTTCAAAAATAGAATTATCTAGAAGAACAGTTCGGTTTAACTTTAAACTTTCTTTAAAAAAAGAAAAATACTCAGGGTTAGTCTCGAAAAGATGTACCAGAGCATAGTCATAATCGTTGTATGTCCGAGAGATCTCAAGCATACTAAGAGGGGATTCGTGTGAGATTTTAATCATGAGAATAAAGAAAAAAGATCGGTTTCAGATTCATTAACAACATCGGGCAGTCGCCAACCAATAGCCTCATAAACTGCTAAGATAGGCGGTTTAATAAGTGTATCAAACATTTCAATATAATCTACCTGAAACTCAGTAAATTCTACTGGGTAGGTTGCGGTATAGCAAAGCGTATCGATTTGGTAACGATTAGGAGCAACGTAAATCTTTTTAACCTTACCCCCTGAAGTAATTTTTTCGTATTTTGTATCTAAACCCATCTTTCTAAGTAGGTGATTAAAGTAAATTGCACCTTTTACGTGATTAGGAGTGCCTTTAGCAATTTTAAAAGGGTACTCACATTTACTCTCATACTTTTCTAAATCACTTAACCCCCCTCTAATAGCTATATCATCAATTTGTAATTTCTTAAAGCTTTCGTAGGTTTGCTTGTAAAGGTTATTAGCATTAATCTGGTCCTGCATTACTAGGGACGTTTCAATTACTTTCTTAATAAGTTCTTTAGCTTTTTTAGGTGTGGTAGAACGAGCAATCTCGACACCTACGTATTTAAACTTATTTACGTCTGCCCCTTCATCATTGAGTACGTGAATAATATAGCGCTTCTTTTCTAGGTACACCCCTACATCACAAATTGATTCTCGTTTAAAGAAATAACGAGGATCGACTGATTTGAACTCTGAAGCAGACCACTTTTTAATCTCATCATTAAGATATGTCCCCATATCTTTATCAATAAGATCTAACCCTTCAGGCGTAACTTTATTATTCTGAAATATTTTTAATTTTAACTTATCGAGTATAGGCTGTATAGTAATGTGAGTACTGTCAGTATCCCCGTAAATAGTAAGAGAAGTCCCAATACTATGTCTTGTTTTAGCATATTCATCCAGGATAACACTTGCTTGTTTAACCACAGATTGCCCCGTGAGAGTAATACTCCCAGCATGATCACTATCGCAAATAGGAGAAAATTTATTAGCAAAAACACCATAAATAGAATTAAGCAAAATTTTGATAACGTATTGAATAGTATCCGCTCTTTCCATAAAAGTCTTACACGCTCTATAATCATCAGTATCTGGAATTAACTTACTGAGTTTTTTCTTATACTCTACGTACTGATTTTTGTTAGCAACTCGTTCTGCATATAGCCCGTCAATAAGAGAAGGCACAACTCCTTTCTTCTTTTGAGTGTATAACACATTAGCCTTAGAAATAGCCAGTTTTTCCAAAGCTACAAATTGTTCAAACTTAGCATTAGGTAATTTATACTCTTTACCACTCGTTAAAAGTATGTTGGTATTTTCATTATCTCTACTAACAATTTTACCTACCTTAGTTTCGGGGGAGATATTAAGAGTAATGATAGTATTAGGATATAGTGAGTTAGCATCGTAGCTAACTACAGCAGTCTTAAGACCTCGTTCAGGATCTCTTACATAACCTCCTTCAATAGCTTCTCTTGTGGGCCCTTCTACAAACGTAGGTATAACCATACCATGTTTACGGGCTTCTAGGGAGACGCAGCCAGTTACAATAGAGACTTTACCAAGCGCGCTTTCGAAATTAGTTAATCCCTTATACGCTAACATACGTATAATCTTAAAGAATTGAAGCTTGTTCTCCATACGCACAAGTAGGTCAACGTCTTGAATGTTATAATCTACAAAATTATTCCAATCAGACTCTGAAAGAGTAGCTAGATTAGTTGCGTTAATAGCCAACTTACCTTCTCCTAGCTCGTGCTGCGCAACAAAGTTGAGAGCATATGACTCAAGCAACCCGCGAGCGAAACCTTTGTAGACTTCAAGATAGTCCATAGCTGCAAGGCCATGAATATACCAGCGGTCTAGTTCTTGACCCTTTACAAAAATACCTTTCCGGCACCACAGACTCTTAAGCGGGGATAACCGCTTTGCGGCATCTTCCCCGAGTAAGTTAGTAATACGGTTAATTAAATACGGAAAATCGAAAAAGTCCGTATTCCACCCTGATAGAATGTCCGGGTAATACCCATTCTCCCAAAACTCTAAAAACTTTTCTAGAAGATCGGCTTCGCTCGAGCATTCTGTATATACTACATTTTGACGCTTAGAGGTATACGGCTTAGTTCCCCATGTGTAAAACGTTTTAGATAAATTATCATAGATGGTAATTAGATTGATAGGGTGCTTTGCATCTTTAGCTTCCGGAAATTCATCAGGGCTGAATACTTCGATATCCAGAAAACACACCTTAATAGGGTTAGCAGTAAATTCGGGTTTATCGTATTGTTCACTAAATTGATCTATTAAAAATTGCTGCTCTACTTGAATATTATGGTAAAGCCGCTTGATAGCTCCATCTTGCGCAGCTTTATTACGATCAAAACTATTGCGAAAAACCTTTTTCTTTAGTTTAGTATTAAAGATAGATACAGCGTCTACGTTATCAGAATTCGTCTCAACGTAAAAATACGGCTGAAATGCCATCTTCTTGATAACTCGCTCTCCTTTATCATTCCAAGTAAAGAGATGGATCAACCCGTCTCGAGAGCTATAATAAACGTTACGGTACATAGGTCATATTGTCGTATGACCTTACATAAAGTTCAAGTAAAATATAGCTTTACGTACTCATCAATATGATCTTCCAGCCAGTATTTACATGCAACTTTGCGGGCATTATCAGATTCGGTGAGGTAAGTTTTTCTATCAGAAGTCAATTTTTTAATTTTATCAATCATTTCATCCCCTGTGTTAAAACGCAAAGGAGCAATTTTATACGGCTCGAGATCTTGACATACACACGGGATACCTAACGCCCCTGCTTCAATGTATTTAATATTAGCTTTTGCCAGATTAAAAGGATTATTTTGAATAGGTGCAATAGCTACATTAAGATTCAAACTATCATAGACTGAAGGGTAATCAAAAATACGAGCCCAGGGCTGGTATTCAATTTCTCCGGTACGCACATAGTGTTCAAGTTCTTGTGGGAGACCCCCCATCAACACCCATTTAAAGTTTTTTACTGTTTTAATAATAACTTCTACAATACCTTTAAAGTCATCTTGAACCCCGGGTAATTTTGCAATATTGAAATGAGTAGGGCTACCGACATAACCTACCCGTGGCCGCTTTCTATTTCTATCAAAATTTTCAACTATTTTAGATTTTGTATAAAATCTATCTAGCCAAAACTTAGGTATATAATTAGGTAGTACTATTGCAGGTACCCCGCTTCTTTTTTGATAATACTGAGACATGTAGGCAGTCGGGGTAGTAATCATATCGCAATGTTTCATTATTTCTATAGCTGTAGCCCCTATAACTGGGTCTACAAATGCCTCTCGAGCCTTGTTATACACAGGAATATCTTCTGGAAAAATAACATCATCAATTTCGTAATAAATTTTAAATTTGTTAGTTTTATTAGAAAGCTCTCTTAAAAACTTTACAAATTGCAGCTGAGTAGGGGTTACCTGTCTTTGAACACGTACGCTCTTAATACCACCATAAAAGTTCTCTTGCAAAATCATGAAATTATTATTGTTAATAATTCCAAGTTGCTGCCCGTTAATTAGTAATTCCGGCCAATGCATTCTCCAGAACCCGCAACCTTGATGGTCGGCAGCAAAACTAATAGCTCGATCTAAGCCGTTAGGCATCCCACCGTGTTGCATAACCTGTTGAGGTGCTGCGTTGACCATAGGGTTACCGACAGCTGGTACGCCAAATGGTAGTTGCGGAGCTCCAAATACATTGCCGAAATTAGGATAAGTCATAGTTAGTTGTTCGTGTGGTAATGCCGTTTTTCTTTACTAAGAAGATTATTTCTCCGCCTATACAGTACTTTTTACTTTCTTTACGGTGAGAAATAATATAAATAGCTTCATTATAGTTATCTACTCTTTCTTTAAGAATATCAAGTACTAACTCAATACCTTTTTCATCCAAAGACGAGTCAAAAAGCTCGTCAAACATAGATAAATTAAGACATACTTGAGCCTGTGCTCTTCTTATATCCTGAAAAGTAAAAAGCATGGCTAGATCTATAGCCTTACGCTCAGCTCCTGAAAAATTAAAATAGCTACATTCTTTGCCTCGCTCGTTAGTAATAATTTCTTCAAAAAACTCATTAAAACGCACAATACTGTTACTTTCAAGTTTTTTCAAGTAGAACCCTAATCTAGTGTTTAATACTTCAATAATCTTCTTAACTATATAGGATTTTACTCCTTCTTCTGAAACTATTAGTTTAGCGTTTTCAATTATTTCAATACGTGTCTGCAAAGCGGTTATACCAGTTTTGGTTTCGTTTATGCGGGACGTTATATCTAGAATAATCTTTTCAAAATTATTTGAATCCTTATTAAGATTGTCTATATCTATAGATAGTTGCTGTTGCCATGCGTCTAACTGGGTAATTCTTGAATTTATATTTTCTATTTCTTTTTTGCGTATAACAAACTCGTTAAACCTGTTTTGCAGTTTAATTAAATTTTCTTCTAATTTACTAATTTTACTAGTAATATCCTTGTGTTTAGGGGTATTAGTTTTTAGTACTTCTTCGTACTTTTCAATTTCTCTTATACAATCATTTTTATCTTTTTCGTATTGAGTATTGACAGCTTCGGCCAAATCTTTTCCGCAATGGGGGCATAGACTGTTTACTTTTTTTATTTTTTTATTACGATCGGTATTAATTTTAATATGGGTGTTAGCCTCGGTAATAAGTCTTTCCGTTTCTAGCAAATTTCCGGCTAATATTTTTTTAGCATTAGTAAAATTTTTAAGCTCTTCTTCTAGTTTTGCTTTAGCTTCACTATCTACCGGCTCAAACTTATCTAATTTTTCTTTAAGCAGAAAAAGCTCATTACTATTATTAGTTTGACGTACTTTAAGCGTTTCAAGTCTCTTTTCTTTGTTTGCGTCGTAAAGTTCTTTTTGTTTTATATTATCCTGTAAAGAGCGATTTATCTCTTCAAATTTAGTTGTTTCTACTTCTAGATTACGTTTGGTTTCATTGTAGTCATGACGTGCAAAAAGCAGCATATTACCGAACACTTCAAGCCCGAGTATGCCTTCAATGAATTTGCGCTTTTCAACTTTTTTCTGCGCCATAAAAGGTACAGTGTTGTTAATAGTCATTACTACACTATTCTGGAAAACTTCAGAAGAAGTTTTAATTATATCAACAATATACTCAGTAGTTTGCGGTACCCCTGAACGAGTTATTTCTTGATCGTTCATAAAGAGATAACATTTGGTTGGATTGAGCGTTCTTACTATCTTATAAGTGTTACTAGTTTCTCCTTGTATGCAAACAAACTCGAGTTCTACTTCACAAAGACTATCCGGGGCTTGATCATTTACTATGTTTTCTTTCTTTAGTTCTCTTATGGTGCTTCCATACAATGCAAAATGCATTGCATCTGCAATAGTTGATTTGCCTACTCCGTTAGCTCGATCAGCTTTATCAAAATTACGGCCGGTAATAATATTAAGACCGGGACGGAATACAACTTCAACAGGCTTCTTACCAATAGAAAGAAAATTAGTAGCTTTAAGCCTCTTAAAATGAATATACCGCATATGCTAATATTAGAGTGTAATAATTTTAAATCTACTGTAAATAAAAATATGGTAGACTTAAAAAACGTTACATTTTTAATTGCAATTAAAGTAGATAGTGAAGATAGAGTTAAAAATTTAGATATTACTATCCCATATTTGCAAACCAACTTTGACACAAATATTGTGCTTTGTGAGCAAGACGTATCCCCTAAATTAGCAAATAAATACAACTGCGGGTACGTTTTTTGTAAAACAGAAGAATTTTTTAATAGGCAACGGGGTGTAAATTTAGCTGCAAAATACGCGAAAACCTCTATAATCGCGCATTATGATGCAGACGTTTTGTTTACTCCTAACCAGCTTAAAAAAGCTACAAAAATTATTATGAATAAGGATGCTGATATTGTTTATCCATATGATGGTCGGTTTTACGATGTACCTAAACAATTTCATGAAAAAATTAAAAGTACAGCAAGTACAGAACATGTTACTTTAGAGCATTGCACTTTATTTAACCCGCATTCAGTTGGTGGAGCGGTCTTTTTTAATGCTTCTGTTTTTTGGGAGGGCGGTGGCGCCAACGAAAACTTTAAAGGGCTGGGGTATGAAGATAATGAAATTTATACAAGATTCAGCCGACTTGGTTATAAGTTTGGTAGAGTCTCAGATCCTTTATTGCACTTAACTCATGAAAGAAAAGATACTTCTTATAACCACAATCCATATATTGCTTCTAACTTAAATGAATACAACAGAGTTTCAAAATTAACTAAAGAAGAATTAAAACAAGAAATTAAAAATTGGAATTGGATAGAATAATTTTTTTTAAAATGATAACATACTCTAAATTGGGGGTGCACGGTAACATAGGCAATTCTATGTTTCAGTATGCAGTTTTATTGTCTTTAGGTAAAAGTAAAGGGTATGAAGTAAAAATTCCTTTAAGGCCTTCATACTTTGATATTAATTATAATTGTATGAACAGATCTATAGCAGAAGGTTTTATTATTAAAACTCCTTCTATAACTATAGAAGAACTAGGCCAGATGAAATTAAACGTTTATAATGAGCGCTGGTTTCATTATGATAGTAAAGTACTAGAACAGCCTGATAATACTGATTTAGCTGGCTATTTTCAAAGTGAAAAATATTTCATTCATAATAAAAATTACATTATAGACAATTTTCAATTCAAGCCTGAAATTAAGGAACAAGCTGTGCAATTGTTTAAGCAGTTAAATATAGAGCCTGAAAATACGACCTCCTTACATTTACGTAGAGGGGATTACGTACATAAACAAGAACATCACCCACTTATGCCGCAGGAGTATTATATAAAAGCTTGTAAGTCAATTAAAACTAAATATTATTTAATTTTCTCTGATGATATTGAATGGTGCAAACAAGCTTTTGCACAAGATTCAAGAGTATTTTTTTCTACGCTTACTAATCCTTTTGAAGATATGTGTGCAATGAGTATGTGCGCGCATAACGTAATAGCTAACAGTTCATTTAGCTGGTGGGCTGCTTGGTTAAATATTAACCCTAAAAAAATAGTGGTCGGGCCTAAAAAATGGTTTGGACCTGCCTATGAAGGTGTTATTGATCCCAAAGATGTAATACCAGAGAGTTGGTTAAAAATATGACAGGCCGGTTTTTAGAATTTCTACAAGCTCAGTAACGTGTTTTTTAGTAACTCTATTATGTAGCCCTACATAAAAACCATTTTTATGTATAAAATCGCTTACTGGAAAAGACCTAGCATCTGCAATTTCTTTAAGACAAGTTTGTCTTAAAAGATTGCCTGAAATAATAGGCCTAGTTTCAATATCTGCACCGAGTACCCGGGTTTCAATATCTTTTTTTATTCCACCTTCGGTAAAAATTATAGGAAAAGAAAAAGGTACATCTTCGTATAATCCTGTTCTCATTTCAATTGTTTGTAAAAGGGAAATATTTTTTACTTTATCTAAATAAAAACTATACAATTCTTTTCTTTTTTTAGTATATTTGGTTGCTCTTTTAATGTCTAACTGACCAATGTATGCGTTAATATTAGTATTTCTAAAATTATTTCCTAATAAATTAAAATCAAAACGACTATCAACATCTAGATTGCGGAAAGGAATTTTATCTTCTTCCGTAGAAAGACTGCGTACCATTCCGTGATTTCTGGCCATAAGAAAGTAATCCCTTTCTTTTTTGCAGTTTGTAAACACAAAACCGCCCTCTACACTTTGTATTTGATGACCAAAATATGTACTAGTAGTAGAGGTAAAATAAAAAGAAATATTACGTTCTTTATAACGAGTGAAAGTAGACTCGCAGTTGTCTAACATTATTTTGACTCCATATTTTACACTTAAATCATAAAGTTTATCTATATTTGGACTGAAACCTAATAAGCTCGTTACAAATACACATGCAACTTTATTGCAGTTAAGTTTTAAATATTCTTCGAGTTTTTCTAAATCTAAACTTAAGTCTTTTAAAGTAATATCTATAAAGTGCGGGGTAAAGCCTTCTCTAAGAAACGGGGAAACTGAAGTAATCCATGTAGTAGAAGGAAAAATAACGATATTTTTTCCTTCTGCCCTTAACCTATCTTTTAAGTGCATAGCTATTAAAGTGTTCGCAGTTGAGCCACTCGATACAAAAATAGCATATTTACTGCCAACATACTCAGCCATTCTAGTCTCAAATTTTGAGACCTCATCTGCCATTGTCCAGAATTTCTTTTTGTTTAAGAAGAACGCGCAAATCTTAAGACGGTCCTTCCAAGTAAAATTAGATTCATTTAATAACCATACCATGATAATAATTATCAAAAGTTCTCTTTATACCATCCTTTAAAGTAGTATATTTAAAGTGTGGAAAAAATTGTTTAAACTTATTATCAGTGACATCTTTTCTGTGTTGCCCGTCAGGCTTAGACCTATCCCAGTTAATTTTTAAAGAAGTTGCATCACATGCTTCAAGAGCTATTTCAGCTATTTGTTTAATAGTATAAACTTCAGGTGTTGCTATGTTTAAATCCGCATAATATTCCCCTTTTGTATACTGTATAATTGCTCTTGCAAAATCTTCAGCATGCATGAATTGTCTTAAAGGCTTACCCGTACCGTACAGTTCTATACTATCTTTTTTATTGATTTTCGCTAAGGCTATTTTACGTACAAGACTAGTCACGAAATGAGCTTTATCCCCTTCAAAATGATCGTACTCTGAATAAAGATTACATGGTATTAAACTATTATACTGCAAATTATGTTGTTTTTGATAACACTTAAGATGTACATCTAAACAACGTTTAGCGTAACCATATGAAAAATTAGTTATAGTTGGAGGTCCGTCATGTATTTTATCTTCTGTTAAAGGGTAGCAGTCTGGATTTAAGTTATCGGGGTATATACAAGTACTGAGCACCCCGACAAAACGTGTACACCCATACTTGTAGGCGCATTTAACTACATTTGTATTAATATCTATATTGTTTTCGTAAAAACTTATAGGGTTTTTAATATTATCTAATATACCACCCACTTTTGCAGCTAAATGCACTACAGTAGTGGGCCTGATAAAATTAAATAATTCATCTACTTCATTATATTTTGTTAAGTCTGCTTGTTTAGAGCCTACATAAATTGCAGAAAGACCTAAATCTCTTAAATGGCGACCTACCATGCCTGTACCACCAGTAACTAAAATTTTAGTTTGCATGTTATATTTAATTTTAAATTAAATAAAGTTTATTTTTATATATCCAATCTTCTGCTAAAATAAAATTCTGTGCTCGTTCGAAATTTTCTTTTATAAAAGGTAATCTACTTTCGTAGTATTCTGGAGTACATAATTTAAGTTTTTCTTTTAATTCAGGCAGTGTGTCAAAAATAATAAAACCTTCTGTATTGAAATATTTATGAATTGAAGGACAGCCCCAGTAAATAGGTATAGTGCCTGTGTTTAAACAGTCAATAAGTTTTTCAGTAAACCAAAAATCTTTCTTGCAGTTTTCTATAGCAAAATGATAACGGTAATCTCTTAAACCTTCTAATTTGTATGGTATAGGATTATAACCATTACCATACACATCTATTTTATTATCACTCGCTAAAATAATTTCATGCCTTAATTTATGACCTGAAAGCTGTCTTTTACCAGAAGCAATAATAGAAAAAGATTTAGTTTTATTATAAATTTTTTGGTCTTCATTTTTTATCCAGCACCCCCCGAGAGGCAAAAAAACTGCGTGAGGGTATTTTTGTAAAATGTCTGTGTTATGGGTCCAGATTTTTTTAAATTTAAAAGCGTTTTTTTCTACGTATGAATATATATGAGGTATTAAATCTCTTGGTTCTATAAGCCATACCACTGCATTAGTGGGAGCCTCTTCTATACAGAAATCTGTATAAACTGTCTTTTCATTTATTACATTTCTTTCCCAGTCTATAAATTTTGAAAATGAAGTGGGGGGTTGCGGGTTATTACTATATAAACAGTGACCGAAAGTTTTATCTTTAAGAGGTATTTTAATCATACTGTTACACACTTTTGTATTTTTTATAAATAATTTTAAGATTGTTTAATACTGTATCAAGGGAAGTGTCTGGAGTATGAATGGGTATCCAACCGTGTTGTTTTTTATAATATTCAGCGCCTTTTTTCATATTTGCTGTCCATTCCTCAGTATGTGTAATAGAACTTTTTTGAATGGAAAGAGGTATTTCCTCTATTAAGTCGCTACTACCTTCTACATCTGGAAACCACCAAAAAGCAGGTAATAAACCTTTCTTAATACCGCGCTGACAAAGCTCAACATGCTCCCAGGCATTTTTGAAATATGTATCGTGTATACCCACTTCCTCGATAAAGCGTTTATCAAAATATGAAAAAGCTCCTACCGAATGTGTATTTAAAGCGACTTTTATATTTTTTGGATACTCTACTATATAGCGTGGATTAGGCTTAGAGTAGTCTCTAGTTCTATTAGCCGGCCCATGATAGCCAAAGTTTAAATGAGTTATACCTGTAGCTTTAGCAGTTTCTATATATTTTTTAAAAATAGAAGAAGATTTAATAATCATATCATTTTCTATAAGAAATATATGATCACAACCTCTATTTATTAATTCTTTTATACCGTTATTTTTAGCAACACCTACGGTTTGATAAGAAGGTAAATTTTGTTTAATTTCTATATTTTTATTGCAATACCACGGTAAGCCGTCATTAATAACTAGTAGTTCATTTAAATCTTGTTTATTAGCAAGTATACTGTCTATACATTGCTCTGTAAAGTCTACTCTATCACAGGCTATAATTGCAGCTCCAATTTTCATAATTGTTTTTTAAATAAAAATCCATTTGAAGTAACATAATCAAGTTGCGTATTGTCTAATACATACAAAGCATCTTGTAATGTGGTCAGTATGGGTTTTCCTCTAATATTAAAAGAAGTATTTAATATTACCGCTATTTGATTGCGGTTTTTTAATTCAGTTAATATATTGTAAAATAACTTGTGTTGTTTTTCCGTGACTGTTTGTAGTCTTGAAGTGTTATCTATATGGGTTATTGCTTTTAGTACGTTTCTGTATTCTTCTTTTACTTTCGGAGCATAGCTCATATAAACTGCTTCTGGTGCTTCTTCAAAGTATAAATCTTTATCTTCAAGCCTACATACCGGCGCGAAAGGCCTATACCATTCTCTAAACTTTACTTTTAAATTAAGCACATCTTTCATATCAGAAAGAGTAGGGTCACAAATAATACTTCTATTGCCTAGCGCTCGCGGTCCGACCTCTGAACAACCATCAATAATACCAATAATTTTACCTGATTTAATTAAATTTACTATCTCTGTAATAGTTACTGGTGTTGCTTTACGCTCTTCTATATAGTTAGTAAACTTATCTTTATCTAAAATATCCCAACCGCAATATGTATTAGCTTTCTTTACTGCTTCTGGGTGATCAGTTAAAAATTGACCTAAAGCGAGTCCGCAGTCGTTCGGGTTGGGCGGTACATAAAGCTTAATATTTGGCTTATTATTTTTAAGCCATGAATAAATTTTTTGGTTTGAAAGTACGTTTAATGCACAACCACCTACTAAAATTATATCATGATTAAATCGATTAAGCACAGAAGTTAGCAAAGCATGCACATATTCTTCAAACACTTTTTGAGAAGTTGCAGCTAAATCATAACCAGATTGCCCAGACAGAGCATTATAAGACAGATTAAGATTGATATCTCGTCCCAGCTTTGAACTATTATTAGTTATATAGAATTTTTTAAGCGGCTCTATCCATTCATTTTTTATTTGACCATATGCGCATAATCCCATTACTTTACCTGCATATACAAGAGAATGATACCTGTCGTCGGGCCCAGGTTTGATTTCAGAGATTGGACTAGCTATAAAACTGTAAGGTACCCCTAAATTAATATTATAAGTCTCAACAGTTTTAATATCATTATCTTTAGCGTGATAGACTCTAGTGTAAACAGTTTCATTACTATCTATACCGCCACCGTCAATAGATAGTATTATTGCTTCTTTGAAACCGGATAGTCTATAACCACAGATTGCATGAGAAAAATGGTGGTCTTTTTTAAAAAAAGTCGCATCTGGAAAAAAATCTTTAATTAACTCTATATCAGTATTTGAAATTTCATTATGTAGTACTTTTGTGATATGATAACATGTTTCTTTAATATAATTTAAAAATTTTTTTCGTTCTTCTAAGTTAGAGCCTATACCTTCTCTTGTGTCTAATTTATCTGAAAACGCAGCATAACGCTTTTTAACTAAACGCTCATATTCTAATATTTTTAGATCTTCATTTTTATCTATATATACCGCACTACAATCATGAGCCCCGTATATACTTAATGTTTGTTTCATATCTCTCATATTTTATTAGCGCGTAAATACAAGTCATTAACGTACGCCTTTACTTTATCTTTATCTTTAATGTCCAAAAAATCAATAAATTCAGATATAGAAGTTTCGACACTTACGCTAAAATTCTTAGTATTAGCAAGTTCATTATTAATTTTACTAATTTCAGTATAGTCATAATCTATTGTCAGCTCTACAGGCTTTACTGAGACTAACTTACGTACAATAGCATCTACCAAGCTTGGTTCTAGTTGCTTATCTATAATAAATTTTACTATATTGCCTGCAATTAACTGTTTGATAACTGTAGCGGTATGTTTACCGCTAAAGATTTCAGAGTAATAAATCTTATTGTAACGCGGAGAAATATTGTTTTCAATAAACTCGTACGAAAGAGTATCTAAATCTAAAATATAAAGCCCTTTAGTAGTATTATAATCTCCCCAGTCTTGCTGATACGGGCAACCTACATAAAGAATAGTACCTTCGCTGTATTTTCTTTCCTCTCTATGATGAAAATGTCCTGAAATAGTAAGCGGCGCTCTACTGGTAAGATCAGCGGATTTAAGACCGTTAGTGCAGACCTTAAAAGAATTCATTTTAAAACTATTAATTTCAAAATGTCCTACAATTAAGTCACACTTAGGTACTTCATTTATATCTTGACCCCACGGGCAAAAAGCTATCGTCTTTCCTTGGAGGTTAACAACTTGAAGAGTATCAATAACAGTAATGTTAGACCAGCCTCTAAGTACGGAGACGGAGTTAACGGTAGAATTATCACGATAATAAGCGTCGTGATTGCCGACTGTAATAATGATATTGAAGTCGCGAAGTATATCGAATATGTCAGTAGCAATGTGAAGAGTGTTAACAGCAATATCGTTGCGATCATGAAAAATGTCTCCGGGTATTATTATATCTTTTATGCCTCTTTGTTTGAATTGTTCACAAGCCCACTTCGCGTGATCTAAAGCAATCTTATGCCATGTTTCACTGTTGCGATGTACTCCGTAATGTGGGTCTGAAAAAATACCAATTTCAGAGTTATAAATTTTAAATGTCATTATTTTTGTGTATTGGATTTATAGGGTCATCAACTCCTACTTGCGGGCCGATCACGCTATAAACTTCTTCTTGATAAGCTGCTAACGTATCTCGCATTCTTTTTTCTTTCTTAATACGAGATCTCCAGCAGTTAAACGCTATAGAATTAAAGTATGAAAACGGGTTAAAGCCACGGTCAAATTTGTATTTTTTCTCTTTAATGGCATTAAACATGTTTATTAAAGAATCCCCTATTGCTTCTTCTTTGAATGTATAATTAATAAAATTAGGGGCATGTGCTAAACCATAAGCAATATTTTTTATCATCAAAGCAAGCTTATCGGTAATAACATTACTCTCATAGTACATTTTAAGTTCATCTGTAAACTCTTTAGGGCTTACATAATAAATTTTTTTAGCTTGCGCAGATGCGCTTAACTTCTTTTCTTTTTTAGGTGGCGCTACTTTTTCAGCCGGGGCTGCCTTCGGTAACGTTTTTTTCGGTAATTTTGATTTTTTCAAGGGCATAAAATTCTTTACGTTTATTATAATGAGCTTTTCCGTAAACTAAATCGTCAACTATATCTATTAAAGTTAATATTGATTTGTTTTCGTGAGTGCGGAGTCCGCGGCCTATTGATTGAAGAGTCTTAATCTTTGACTTACCACCAGCTGCAAACATGATATAGTGTATATTTTTAATTGAAATACCGGTAGAGAAAATTTTGCTTATCGCGACACAAACTACATTGTCATGTGCTTCCATCATTTGCTGTATCTTTACTCTATCTTCTAATTCTACACTACCTTGTATAAAGTATACTTGTTTGTTTTCAATAGTAACTAGATTGTTGTACAAAGTCTGGCCGTGATCAATATGATCAACCAGAATTAGACAGTTATTTTTTAGTTTCTCAACAACATTCTTTATAATTTTATTTCTATACTCATTACTATGTATAAAATCTAACTCAAGACGGTACTTTTGCATTGACGAAACTGACGTGTAATCAGGTACTCTATCGTACTGTAAGATTATAGAAAGAGCTTGAGCGTTTGCAATATACTTATCCCCAGCTATTTCTCTTAATTCAGTTGTGGTCTTTTTGTAAATGACTGGCCCTATATAATTGAATATATTCCATTTATCTATATCGTCTTCCGGTAGAGTACCTGTAAACCCTATACGTCTTAATGTAGGTATCTTGTCGAGAAGTTTACATATTTTATTGCCGCGGCGGAGTTTATGGCATTCATCAACAATTAAAAAACCTACCTCTGCAAACCAAGATAAATCAGATTTTTCTGATTGAAGTATGCCCATATTAGCAATAATAACTCTACAATTAGGATCTAGTTCATTACTACCTGTCCATTTAGTAACTAACTTCATAGGAAAGTTATATGAAGTAAAGTCTTTATAAGTTTGCTCTACTAACCCTATATCTGGCACAACTATCAATACTTTTTGAGTGTAATCTATATATTGTAAAGCACCATATACTAAATTTGAAATAATAAATGTTTTACCACCCCCGGTAGCAACCTCGATAATACCGTATCCGCGTTCTAACGCGCGACCTATGGCTTCAGTTTGATAATCTCGTAGCTCAAAATTACAGTTTAATTTTTTTATAATCGGGCCAGGTACAACTATATGTACATCGTTATATAATTTTATAAGATCTCCATTAAACACTATGTCAAAGGGTATATCTAGTGTTTTTAGGTACTTTATTATTTCTGGTACCAACCCGACCCCGCAATACCCGGCTGGGGTAATTGCATATATTCTTTGCGGCATGAATCTGCCAAATTTATTGAAATGAGCGGCTTTATTACGAACCGAAAAACGTTCTTTAATGTTACTGAAAAAATCAGAAACAATTTTAACTTCTTTTCTCTTAGGATCGTAATTAAACTCTACTCTCATTACGTTGTCTCAAGTTTTTGAAGATCTATAAGATTTTTACAATCCCAAGTTAAAGAACTTGTGAGTTTTTCAACTTTTTCTAAATACTCTATAATAGTTTCGAGTTTATCGATACTTTCCTGTATTTTAATTATGTTTTCGTCATTTGATGCAGCTTGTTCTAATGTGGTCTTTGAAAGCGGTATAGGCGATTTACTGATCATGTTTTTTACAGCTTTCTTTTTTGTATCATTAAGTTTTTTAAGCTGCATTTTGTGGTTCATTAACCGACCTACCCACTTATGTTTTATGGTAGGGACTAGCATTGCTTTGTCTTTCAAAGACAACTCATCGACTTTAATGTCCTCAGCTATTTCTTTCTGATATATATCAAAAAGATTATCTAAAACCAATGATTCCATATTACTAAGTATAAAGTATATTATACAATAATCAACATGAAAAAATTCAATAAAAGAATGGAACAAATTTTAGAAGATGTTGGAGCTGATGCAGGTGCCGCAGGTAATACAACGACTACAGCCTTTGGCTCCGGTCAAGCTCATCCAACTCAAATAGGTAAGAGTGGCGGTTTTTATGCCCCAGAAGATGCTCGTAATATATTTGGCGGGAAAGCTAAAAAAGGTAAAAAGTCTAAATTTAAACCCCCGGGATTTAAAAAGGGTAAGATGATACGTAGAAGTTTTCCCGGGATGTAATAAGTAGTCAGAAATGGCTAATGCAAGTAAGAATAAAGGTAAGAGCTGGGAGCGAGAAATTGCAAAACATCTTACTGCAATATACAAGGTAAATTTTCAAAGAGTACCCAATAGTGGCGCGTTTGTAGGTGGGTTTAATGCTAACCGCATTGCAAATCTAACCCCTGAGCAGCTGTTACTAGCTTCAGGAGACATTATCCTGCCCCGATTTTTATCTCATATAACTCTTGAAGGTAAATTTTATAAAGATTTTAATTTTGAAAGTTTACTTATTAACAACCAACAACTCGATGGATGGATTGAGCAAGCATCTGTAGTTGGTAAAATTCCTTTTGTTTTATTTAAAATTAACCGTAAAGGTGGTTTTGTAGTATTTCCTTCTAGTATTAAAGATAAATTAATAGTTGAAGGTAGCTATTTAAATTATTGGGTCACTAAAAAGGATAGTGCAGCTATGGGTTGTTATATTATAGTTAAGATGGAAGGCTTTTTTGAAAAGAACAAAGAAGCTATAGTTGCTCTTAATCAAGATAACTATAAACTGTACTGTGATGCGTTTTTACAGAACAGCTCTGAATCTTCTAATAATTGATTTTACTTGGATAGAAGAAAACGCTAGTAAAGATTACTACCAGCAATTAAACGACTGGGGTATATTGGAAGAAACATTAAAAGATAAAGAAAAAGACCGGCTACGTCTTTATCATTATACAAAATACATGTTTAATGTTTTAAAGGAAAACGGTAATAATAGAAATATTGTTTTTTATGTCAACAATGCTAAAGAGAATCCATATCTAAGCATTATTACTAAACATTTCCCGTTTATAGTACATTACGGCAATATAGATTTTGTTTGGATTGACTCCGATAAAGGAGAGTCAAAAGAAATCATAGAAGGGGTTAAGACAACTAGATTTAATTTTGATTATAGCAAATACACCAGACAAAAGGCGGCTGCATTCCACGACAAGTATAAAATCCAGCCATTTAATTAAAAAATCCACTTGAGATATATATTATATATGGTATATAAGGCGAACGAAGTGAGCCTTAAAAAAGTTACCTACAAAAAGAACCTTATACAATACAAACGTTTACATTACCATGTAAACAAGCCTCTCCTTTCTCCCCCTAAGAGATTATAAAAATCATATACAAAAAAATCAACTAAGAGTTTACAAAATAGTTAGAAACTAGTAAGTATAATAAATATGGATAAGATTTATCAAAAAGTTAAAGCCAAGAGTAAATTTTTTAAGATGTTGGAAGAATATAATATGGGCGGGCAACCAACTACATCTACTCCAGCTGGCGCTAATCCAGGCACTTTACCGGTAACACCTCAACCAGGAGCAGCTACAGGGGGTGTTGATCCTAAGGTAGTAGCCATGCAGCAAGCCGCTGCTAAAAAAGCTAAAGAGGCTCAAGCTAAAGCTGCTCAAGCTGAGTTAGCTGCATTACAAAAAGCTGCGAATGATTTTCCAGCTCAACAAAAGATGATGAATGATAGAATTAAAGCTCTTCAAGCGACAATAAAAGGCGCGAGTACATCAAGTGCTAGTTCACCTTTAGGTGGTACCCTTTAATAATGAAAAAATTTGATTCTATAGTTAACAGAGTATTTACCGATCTGCTCACTGAGCAGCCTGCCCCACCAGCTCCACCGCCAGGGTTAGATCAAACCGGTGGCCCTCAGGGCCAGCCTCCCATGGCGCCTCCCGCAGCACCGGCTCCTGCTCCTATGCCAGCAGATATACCTGACCCGGAGAAAGAGCAAAAACCTAAGCCGTTATCTTCTCCAGGTCGGGCGTTTTTAGTAGACTTAATTAGAAGAGCCTTAGAAATCGATCCTAAGTCTATGGATGATTCTGATATGGGGGTGTTTGCTGATGATGAAGTGACTATTGAAAATGCTTCTGAAATAGAAAAGAAACTAGCTAGTATTATTAACAGGCTTAATCCTGCTAAAATAGATTAATTTTCTCTAGCCATTATTTCAGCATTACGTTGCATACGTTTTGCAACTCCTGAACCCGAGGCTAACGCGTCTTTATATTCCTTATTATTCAAATATTCTTTTGCAGCTGCTTGGTAGTTCCCTCTTCGTAATAACTCTCTTGCGCGAGGCGAACCGGAAAGGTCCCCTCTAAAATATCCGTCAATAATCGCAATTTTTAAATTCTCTGAAAAAGAATCAAATTTTGCTCCAAAATGACTTTTAGCTAATTGTATTTTTTTGTTCAAATCTTTATTAAACAAATCTAAAATTTCTTTGTCACTTAGAATTCTATTTTTATAAAAATTATATTCTTGAGGGGTTATTAAATGCCCTATACCTATAGACCAAAACCCCTTATCCCGGTACATTTTATTCTTTACTCCTTCATTACGCTTTATATAGTTAGCCGCTCTTTCTACGAAAGAGCTTCCTGTAGGAGCAAAGGATTTGATATCGCTATGATAAAAATCCTTAAAAGAACCTCTTAGGGCAGTGTTTCGAGGTTCTACTGTCTGAACTTGAGCCGGTATGGGAGGCGGAATATTCACGGTAATTGGCCCTACTTCATTATTTAAAGTTATTTTCTTATTAATTCCGTGTCTCATATTATATATTTATAAGTAATTACTAGTGAAGGTTAAATACCGCAACAAAATATATAGTAGTGATGACGTGCCTTTGTTTTTTTATTTTAAAGATTCTTCTAAAAAAGACGAATTTATAGATTTTTTAGCTAATAACTCGTTAATTAACGAATTTAAAGAAATACCTTCTGTATACGTTATACTCGCAGGCAATACAGTTATAAAAGATAAAAGAGCGCGCATTTATATAAGTTTTGATGAGCTTATTGAAAAGAAGTCTTTACAAAAAAGTATTTTTTTTAATCCAGAAGATAGTAATGCATTTTTATGCAGCCCGGCGGATATTGAAGAGCGAAGCTTAGAATTGTGGATAGAAAAAAACATAGATAACTTACTTTAATAGTTGAAATTAAAGATTAATTTTATACTATTATAAGTATGGGCAAATTTTATTCCACTAAAGTAATTCCTCTAGGTTCATGTGCATTCCGCCAACCTCATGCGAAAAGCCATTGCAAATATATTCACGGTTATCGGCTACAGGCTAAATTTTGGTTTGTATGCAATGAACTAGATCAAAACAACTGGGTAGTTGATTTTGGTGGTCTAAAGGAACTAAAGAGAGATCTTGAAAATACATTTGATCATAAAACCGTAGTATGGGGTAAAGATCCTGATCTTGAAACTTTTTACCTACTTGAGAGTAAGGGAATGATTGAACTAGTTGTGCTTCATGGCGGGGTAGGCATAGAGAAGTTTGCTGAGCTTTGCTGCGATCTTGCTGATTCTTATGTCAGAAATATGACTGATAATCGTTGCTGGTGTGAAAAAGTAGAAGTTTGGGAGCACGAACAAAACAGTGCAATTTATCAAAAGTACTTTAATATTTAACTATGAGCGCTGATAAAACTCTTTTTCTTTCTGACGATTTTGTCTTTTATACTCTCGAGGGGGAAGGCCGATACATCGGTTATCCTTCTGTGTTTATGAGACTATCTATGTGCAACCTCACTTGTATTGGGTTTAAGAGTGAGGATGCTCCTTTCGGTTGTGATAGTTATGTAAGCTGGTCTAAAAAGAACAGAATGACTTTTGAAGAAATAGCCCAGCTTTTTGAAAAGCATGACTATCATGAGATGCTTAAGCAGGGCGCTATTCTCAAGCTTACCGGTGGAGAGCCTTTTATTCAACAAAAGAATCTTATTGAGTTTGTTAGATTCATTATAGACCGCTGGGGTTTTTTTAACTTAGAAAACGAATTCGACTTTATGGCTGCAGAGCCTCAAGAGCCGGTACTTAAAATTGACTTTGAAACTAATGGTACTATCATGCCAGATGAAATGTGGCATCAACTAGGTTGCGTTGTATCCTATACCACGTCCCCTAAACTCTCTAGTAACGGAGACCCTGAAGAAAAGCGTTTTAAACCAGATGTACTTCGTAATCTTGTTGATAAGAGAGCGTGCTTTAAATTTGTTGCTAAGCAAGAATCTGATCTTACTGAAGTACTAGAAAAGTACGTAAACAATCCTGATGTTGCGGTACCTAGCGAGTTAGTCTGGATTATGCCTATGTGCGGCTCTCGAGAGGAACTACTTAAAGTCGGTCCGGTGGTAGCTGAGATATGCAAGAAGTATTGTTTCAAATTTAGCAATCGTATGCATTTGCAAATCTGGGACAAAGCCTTAAAGGTATAAAATTATGGAAGCACCTAATCCAGAATGGCATTTTAAGCTTAGTATTATTAAAAGTATACTGCGTATTATTGCAGGGGCGGCTTTTATAGGGGGTAATATAGTTGCTGGCGGGCTATTATTGATTTTGGCTGAAATTATTGGTATAGCGGAAGAAATTATATAAATGAAAACCGTAATTAAATTTATATACGAAGTTGAGCAATCCCCTACTTTAGAAAGTTGTAGTAGTGTACCGCGCAAGCTTGAGATAGTTTTAAGCGGAGATGTAAATCTTACCGAGCTTATCGAACAGTTCGAGCTTTTTACAAAAGGTATTGGGTATTTTCCACCTGAAAATGCCCATTTAGACTACGTTGATAATGATACGGAAAAGCCTAAGTCGTTAGAATGACAAAATTAAAAAAGATAGGGGTTATTGGTACACAATGTGTGGGTAAGAGTACTCTTATTGAGGATATGACTTTACAATGGCCTCAGTTGCAGCGCCCTACTAAGACTTATAGAGATTTAATTAAAGAAAAGAATCTACCGATTAATAAGCACGGTACTAAAGAGTCTCAGGAAGCGATACTTAATTTTCTTGTTGACGAAGCTATGGGTAATGTTGGATCTAAAAAAATGATTTTCGACCGTACCCCTCTAGATAATTTGGTTTACTCTTTATGGTTATACGATAAACAAACTTCGGATATTGATGAAGCTTTTATTGACAAATGCGTAATTACGGTTAGACATGCGCTTAAATTTTATTCTGTTTTATTTTATCTTCCTTTAGTTAGAGAAAATGATGTAACTTTAACTGTTAAAGAGCATAGAGATATTGATCCGGTTTATAGAGGGGAAATAGGTGTGTTATTTGAAATGCTATACAAAGCATGGCAAAAAGGCGGCTCTAAATTCTTCGATAATGAAGACTGCCCGCCGATTATACCGATCTACGGTAATCCGCTAGAAAGAATAGCTATGTTAAAAATGTATATTAATGAGAAGTGTGAATTCTATGGGGAAAGCGAAAGCCTTATCACTAAAGACATTAATGAACAAGCTTTTCTTTCAGAACAACTAGGATTATCCAATAAAAACTTGCACAAAAAGTAATAAGTAATAACATACTTATTATGAAATTTGACAAACTCGCGAATCAAATTAACGAGAACTTCATGCCGGAAGCTCGTAAGCCTAATCCAGAATTCCAAAAGTGGAAAGTAGAAAATCCTGGAGTACCACATTATAAGTTTTATAAAATGCAACGAGACAAGAAAGCTGGACTTGGAGCTACAGGCCCTATTTCCAAGCCGTCTGCTGAGCCAGAAATCAGCACTTTAAGTAAAGATCCGGCTACTGAACGCACCCGTCTTGCTGTCGCGGACTATATCGCGCATAACCCAGATGCGTCAGTCGATGAAATTATTGATGCAATTGCAATCGATAGCACTGAAGAGACCCCTCTTAATCTTGACCCAGCAGTAGTTAAAGCAATTGTTGATCAAGAAACCTCAATGGAGCCAGGCGCAGGAGAATTAGGGCCAGAAGAACCTTCTTTGTCTGATATTGACAAGCTTGGTAAAGATGAACTTTCTAGCAAATATGACCGTATGATGCGTCGCGATTATGATGACGAAGAGGATCTAGACAGCACATTTGATCCTAATGAATTGTAAGAAATTTTTCGGTTAGTATAATAAATTTCATACCTTTTTTAGCCGCGTATTCGTGCGCGGCTTTCCATTTGCACTGATTTTGATGGTACATTAAGTTTTCATACAATACTGTACTACTTTTCTTTTTGTTAGACTGCTTAGGTGGCTGGGTCTGTGCGTATGGTTTTAATTCAATTAAATACTTTTGTACTTCCCCGTTTGGGTTCTTTATTGCAGCTATAAGATCTATATAATATTTGTGCACTTTTTTATCTACATCGTTGTAATAAGGTATAACTATTGATTCGCTGGCCCAAGCAACTACGTTTGGATTTTTATCAAAATATAAGAAAAAGTTTTTTTCTAATGAAGACCTGTAGGATGGATTTGTACTGCCTTTGTATTTGTCTTTATTTATTGGGGTGTATAGCCCCTGAAAGTACTTGTTATTTTTAGGGTAGGCCATATACTATAGTTACTTACCTGTGCAAATATCTCAAAATTTAGTTATCAATACTTTTTTTCAATACTGCAAACGTCCAGTATTCAAAAAAACTACCGGTACATATAACGGGGAGTGTCCGTACTGCCATGAAGGAAAAAGCACTGGCAAAAAGAGACGGTTTTTTTATATACCTGAAGAAGATCATCTTTACTGTCATAATTGCGGGGCTAGTACTGACGGGTTTAGTTTTGTAAAAGAACAGACAGGTCTATCTTTAAAAGATATACTTGCAGAGTCCGAATTGCGGACAGACACCATAGAAGATATTATTAAACGCTCTTCTGTATACAAAAAATATAACCCTAAGAGTTTGCCCGATGACAGTATAAATTTATTTGATAATAATCAAACTTCATTTTATAGCGCAAATGTAACAGTCAAAGACGCTTTAGATTTCATTAACAAAAGAAGGCTCAATACTGCTGTTAATCGTCCTAAAGCTTTGTGGTTAAGTTTAACAGATTACACGCACAAGAATAGAGTCGTGTTTCCGTTTTACAGCCCCAACGGAGGCGCTAAAATAGAATTTTATCAATCTCGCGCTCTTTATAAGGTAGACGAGGATAGAGCTAAGTATTTATCTAAAGCCAATTCAGATAAAGGTATATTTAATATAGATAAGATTATACCTGATATTGAGTATATATTTTTACAGGAAGGCCCTATTGACGCCATGTTTTTACGCAATAGTGTAGCCTTGGCTGGTATTAACCCTACTGAAGGCCAGGTAGAGCGTCTGCAAACGTTGTTCCCTATGCACACTTTAGTATATGTACCTGATAATCAATGGGTGGATAGCACTTCTTACGATGTTACTAAGTCTCTTTTAGATAAAGGAGAAAAAGTTTTTCTATGGCCAGCTGGTCTCGAAAGGTTTAAAGATATTAACGATTTATGCGTGCACACCAAGCAAGATGAACTAGATTGGAATATAATAGTTAAGCATACGTATACAGGTATGAAAGGTTTAATTAAATTTTCACAAATCAAATGCAAACAAAATTAATCGCAATCACTCAGCCGTTTGTCCCTATGGTTCCTGAAGGTTTCAGGAACCCTCACCCCGGTAACGGCCATTTCAATATGACTCCGGAGCAATTTATAGTGTATATAGCCCGGGTAAGTAATCCGGCTAACCAGATGAACACCGAAACCGGTCATAAGCTTATTCGCTATCTTATTAAGCATAAGCATTGGAGCCCCTTTGAGCATGTAAGTTGTACTTTTGAGATTTGGACGTCTAGAGCTATTGCTGCACAAATTCTACGCCATAGATCATTTACGTTTCAGGAGTTTAGCCAGAGATATGCTACAGCCACAAGGCTTGAAGCGCCAGAGTGGAGAATGCAAGGAAAAACAAACAGACAGGTAGGAGATGATCCTGTTGTACTATCTCCTGAACTTCAAGAAATTGTTAAAGTCGCGCAGGAAACGTCATTAGCTGCGTATAATGCATTAATTGAAAAAGGTATTGCAAAAGAATGTGCAAGAATCATACTACCTCTGAATACCCAAACAAGAATCTATATGTCAGGTACTTTGCGTAGCTGGATTCACTATCTTGATCTTCGTTGCGCGGAGGGCACACAAAAAGAGCATAGAGAAATAGCTCTAGACATAAAAAAAGGCCTCGAAGGGTTATTTCCTGAGACCTTTAAAGCTATTAATGAATTAAACGTTAACGAGGGGTAGAAGCGTCTTTAACTTTCTTTTCAGAAGTAATTACGACTGATTTGAAGACCTCTGCTAAACCGCGGAGGTTTTCTGCTAATTTAGTAATACGTTTTTCTTCCCGACGAACAACTCCGCGAAACGGTATTGAGTTTTTAATTTCAAGTTGATTGATTTGAGAGTTAAGGCTTTCCGGTCCAGTACCGTTTACAAAGTCAGCCATTTCTTCTAATTTAGAAATCCAATTACGCGCCGCGTCAACCCCTGAGGAGTCCACTTTAAGCTGAGGATTGTCTGCTACATCAAAGTCTCTAGGGTTAGTGCCTTTGTCTAGCGAACGCTTATACGCTTCTTCATCAGACATTTCCCCACCTGAAGGAGCTGGCGCCGCTTCCATTTCATAATTCTCCTTCATAGCTTTTTTCTTTTTATCCGCCATTTTATTTTTTTCGCGAAGAGTTACGTCCTTATCCCCTACTTTAATTTTATCTCCTGGTTTTTTGCCAGCCGCTTTTGCGTCTTGTACGGCTTTGCTGAATGCATTGCCTTCTGCTTCTTCTTTCTTTAATCCTCGTTTCATACGACCACTTTCTTCCCATGAGCCACCACCTCCACCTCCACCACCACCGCCACCCCCGCCTCCGCCGCCACCACCACCGCCACCGCCGCCACCGCCTTCTTTCTTTAGACCTTTCTTTTTGCGAAGAGCCGCAAAATCTGCACCTGTAATTTTGCCTTTAGGAGCTGCTACATCGATATTTTTTTGTCCGCCATGAAGTTTTTCAGCTTCTTCGTTAAGGGATTTAAGAAATGTATTTGCAAACTTTGACATAATACTATTATTTATCAAAAACATTTGAATTTCTAAGGTTATATTTTATTATAAACATATGTCTAAAGCGCTCGTCATCCTTTCAGGTGGCATGGATAGTACTATTCTTTTACACCATGTTACAAAACGACTTGCATACAATGAAGTGTATGCTATTACATTTAATTACGGGCAACGGATTATCCGAGAAGTTGATTGTGCAAAAACACAAGCTCTAAACGTAGGCGTGACTGAACATAAACTCATCAATATGGATTTCTTTAGAGAGATATCCAAAATGTCCGCTCTTACTAATACTGATCTTAAGATTCCTAAGGCTCGAGAAGATATCGGTAACGCTCAGCCTTTGAGTTATGTACCTTTTAGAAATCTTTTGCTTTTAACAACCGCTGCGGGCTGGGCTGAAAGTATTGGAGCTAATGATTTATTTTACGGGGCTGTGCAAACGGATGACTTTTCTGGTTATTGGGACTGTACTTCTTTGTTCCTAAACAAAGTCAATGATGTATATAATCTTAACCGTAAAAATACAATTAAAGTAAATGCTCCATTCATGACGTGGTCTAAAGATCGAGTTGTAAAAGAAGGTATTGATTTGAATGTTAATTTTGCACATACCCATACTTGTTATGAAGGTAAAGAAGTAGCCTGCGGGGAATGCGTATCATGCGCAGCGCGTATTAAAGCTTTTATAGATAATAAAACTATAGACCCAATTAAATACGCAAAAGAAATACCGTGGAGTAAATTTGATTGTAAGCCATACTAAGTTATGTGCGGTATTGCAGGCTCAACTGATAAAGATAGAGCGTATAAACTCTATAAAGATAACCTTAATAGAGGCTTTTATAGCTCTGGTTCTATGTTACTAGATGATACAGGGGTGCAGGCCTATAAAAAAGTTTTAGGGGATTTTAAAACGCCGTTTAGTTCAAATAACTACACTAAAATATATTATCTTTACCATTCGCGAGGACCTACTGTAGAAACTAAAGGTTTTGAAGAAGACAATAATCACCCTTTTTTCTATAAAGACTGGGCTGTAGCTCATAACGGTATTATTAGTAATTTTGAAAAATTAACTAAACAACACTATCCTGAAGAAGATTTTGCAGGAAAAACAGATAGCTGCATTATTCCTCGTATGTTAGATGTGTTTGGTATAGAAAATGGTCCCGAAAAACTAGAAGGTACATTTGCGTTTTGGGCGTTTAATACACGTACTAAGAATCTCTATTTAGTTCGTAATTCATGTACGTTATTCGTAAACTGGATTACTGGAGACTTTTCTTCAACAGAGTTTGAAAATAGCGAGCCACTTGAAGAAAAAATGCTTTTTAATATAAAATATAATAATCTTTACACACGAGACGCAAAAATAAAATACATCAAGAGTTATAACTTTAATTCTCCCTACTTTATTTTATAAATATATGTATGGGTAATGAAGCAATTGATTATATTAATAGAGATATAGTTAACGTAAAAAGTGAACTCCAAACTATTAGCAAATTAGTACGGGACGGTAATGGTCAACCAAGTCTTATACAACAGGTTGCAACTCTTCATAATGAAATATCTCATTTAGATGTTAAACTTACTGCACAATTAAACGATTTAACCGAAAGCGTGGACAACATAAAAAAAACTAATTTAGAGAGCACAAATTTGTCTTGGCAGTTTAAAGCAGTAGTCGTAGCTGCTTTATTATCCAGTCTTACTTCTCTTGTTATACATTTTACATCTAATAAACACGATGAATTGTTACAACAAGTATTAGAAAAACTCGATCAGGTTAATGTGACTAACCCTGCACCGGTTAAAAAAAGTAAGTAGATTTAATAAAATTATATTTTAAAATACTCTTGAAATGAAGAGTATTAATTTTAATTTAGAAGAAGTCCAATTAATTATAGAGTCTTTGCTGTTTACTGCAGGCACCGACGTATGCTCAGAACATACTGATGCTCAAAGAATTAAAATGGTAAATTTAGCTGAAAGTCTTAATGTTAAATTCGATAAACCCAATTTGCATAATATCTATCTTTATAAAGACACACCTATTGTACCTGATAAGATTACCGCACTTCTTTGCGAAAAATTTTCTAATTTACCTCAAAGCGATATTATTACCGATTAATGAAAAAAACAGTTTTAGTGTTTTGTTCTCAAGTTTTGAACGAAAAAGAACTTAATGAGAGATACGGTAAATATCATATTTTAAAATCTCCGCGTTTGAAAGAAATAGAGTGCGTAAAGATATTTTCTAATACAAAACCTCTACCTAAAAAATATAATGAGTGGATAAAAGACGAAGACTATAATGTTGTATTTGTTCATGATGATGTTTTGATAAACGATGAGGGGTGGTTAGAAAAAATAAATAACAATTTAGAAAAATATGATGTAATCGGTCTAGCAGGCACTTCAAGTGCAAAAATTTCTGAGCCGTGTCTGTGGCACCTAATGAGCTCTAAAGAAGACCATAGAGGTAAAGTTAGTCATGTATCAGACGGAGGCAGCGGTACATTTGTTACCTATTTTGGTAAACACGGAAGAGTTCTTATACTTGATGGGCTATTTCTAGCTTTTAATTCTAAGCGAGTGTATCAAGCCGGGGCATTTTTCGATGAATCTAACCCTTGCGTAGCTCATTTTTACGATATAGATTTTAGCTTAACGTGTAACAGCAAAAAATTAAAATTAGGTACAGTAGACATAAACGTTGTACATAACTCTCACGGTCTTCGCTCTTTTACTGATGAATGGCTTTCAGGCCAAGTATGGTTTTTAGACAAAGTTAAGAATGGAAAATATTTAATTTAATAGTATAATATCACTATGATTATTAACGATCAAAAAATATACGACGGTTCTTTTATTCATAAGCGTTTTGCTTACAAGTATTTTAGAGACAAGACTCTACCTATTGGTAATATTGTTTCTTTTGTAGCTCCAGTAGAAGTTACTTTGAATCTTATTGACTTAGAGGATTCACTCGAAAAAGATTACATTTATAGCGAATCTATGGTAAATTTTTGCTGGGAGATCCCTAACCTAGATCCTTTTGGGGCTGTATGCTTTCAGCGACTGTTTAACACTTCTATTGCTAATATTCTTTATAAGCAAATCAATAAGACTATTGAGATGAAAGGAGACGATATCATGATCCATGCAGATCATAATCAAGGAGGTATTCATCAGACTAAAGGCAAAGCATCTGTGAGCATTACCTATTCTAAAGAAAATGTAGCTATCGGTCATACCGGTATTAACATTCTTGCAGGTAAAAAGGCCCCCGCCTTTGCATTTAGTACTAACCTCTCTCCCGAACAGACCGTAAAATTCCAAAATGAAGTAATGCATCAGTTTTATAGCATGGTAGATAATATTTTTATTGCTACCACTAAAGTTATCGTTTAATGTTTGATTTTTTAAATAAGATTTTATTTAAAACTAAGACTCCAGATACGGCTAATTTAGATGAAAACTCTGAATTTCAGCCGTATCTGGTGCAGCGATGGTGCAGTATGTACTCCCCTGAAGTAACTGTATTGCTTAACCAGACAAGCAATGTTCATTGGTCTACGTTACAGAGTAATTCTGAATGGTTTAACTATCTACATAGTGTTGTACCTAAAACTAGATTTAAACGTATTAATTACATAAAGAAGAAGAAAGATACTGAAAGTAAATCCGTACAAAAACAAACTATACAAAAAGTTGCTAACAATCTTGAAATTTCCAGTAGAGAGGTAAGTTTGTATATAGAACAATTTAATTTAAATTTACCAAATGAAAAAAAGTGAAATCGCTTTAGAAAAAGCAACAAAAGATATGAGTAAGTCTGATCGCGAAAAAGCGTTTCAGGCTTATGAAGACGTGGGTACTAATTTGACTAAAGGTATGGTGCGACTCGAGGACTATACCGGTAGTGATCTTAATCTTGCTAGTTGGCGCTTGACCGCTGTATTAGACGACATTTTAATGTGTCAATTTGCTGATACTAACGAAGATGGCACGCAAATTATGCGTGGCGGGATTTTTGTACCTATCAATGTTACTCAGCAAGCTTGGCGTGTTGCAAAAGTGCTTTTAGCAGGTCCTCGTGCTAAAGTTAAACCAGGCCAGCACGTTATTTTTCCGAGCACATTTGGTCTAAAGGCTAGCAACATAAATAATCTTAGACATATCGTCTTCTTAAACGAAGACCGTATTTTTGGTGTTGCTGAGCCTGAAGAAACTAAATGAGAGTATCCCAAACAGCTTTAACAGCTTTACTTAATAAAAACGCCGTAGAACTTAGATTTCTACGGCGTCGTCCTATTGCCGGCTCACCCCCTACCCGTAGAATGCTTGCAACTAATGATACTTTACTCTTAAATAGTACAGAAGGGAGAGTAGCATTAAATTTTAAACCTGCTTCAGGTAGACTTAAGTTTAATCCTCAACAAAAAGGATTAGTACTGACATGGGATATATTTATGCAAGATTACAGGCTAGTACCTTCAGAATCCGTAGAGGTGGTTAGTGTTATACCGACAACCCCTCCGGATGAGTTCTGGAAATACTTCAGTGAGGTATTAAGTAAGATGTCTGCAACTGATAAACAACAGTTTATGGACAAATAATATGTATGATAATTTAGATAAAGCTATTAAACCTTACTTTCTTAAAGATGTAATATTTTCTTTAAAAAACAAACCCTACAAAAAAGGTAAGCTTATCAATTATCGTTTGTCTGGCTGTTACATTGCTTTTATTGTTAACACTGAAAAAAAGAGAGAAACTTTTGAAGTGCCGTTTCCTTTTGCTCTAGAAGAAAAAAATAATCAAATTATTTTTGATTATCGGCTTGAAACTTTAGCTGAGCAAGATTTTGAATTACTGGTAAATTTAAAATCAACATCGAAAATTAAAAACAGCAAATTTTATAACGCAGTACTTGCAATTAATAAATTGAATTAATTGTAACCTACTCTATTATGTAAGGCTGATGAAACTTACTAAGCCTTTGATAGAGTATTTTCCTGCCGGCTTTACACCAAGGAGCCACCAGGTACAGGGCTTAGAAAAAATAGAAGCCGCTGTCAATAAAGGCGCAAAATTTATTATAGTTCAAGCACCGACTGGTTCAGGTAAGTCGTTTATTAGTAAGACGCTTTCAAATACTACTAATTGCTGTCATAAAGATTATGAGCAGCTAGTATTTAATTACCATGCTTATGACGAAGACTACGCTGGAGCTATAGCGAAGTTGCCGTCTCACGGGCTGTTTGCTCTTACTACCACTAAAGCATTGCAGAATCAGTATAAAGACTTATTTAATGAGTCTTCTATTTTTAAAGGTAAGAGTAATTACCAGTGTGAAGTCGATACTAGCTTTACTACAGAGCACGCTCCGTGTTTGATTGCTCCAGCGCAGAAAAAAGAATGCTGGGATCAACATTGCTGTCCGTACTATGAAGCGCGTAATAGCGCATTAATTGAAAACTTCACGGTACTAAATTACGCTTCATTTTTTAATCTACCTGACCATCTTAAAAAGCGACAAATAATTGTTGCAGACGAATGTTCAGAGCTAGAAGACGAAATAGTAAAATACTACTCAGCTGTTATTGATTACAAGCGATTAACTGTTAATGGAATTGAATATGATAAATTAACTAGTGAAACGCCTGCTAAAGCGCTTGGTTGGTTGACTGATCTTGCTGAGTCTGTAAAAGAAGTTATTGAAGCGCATAAAGGACGCGCTCGATATGAAAATAATAAAATAGAACTTATTAAACAGCAGTTTAGAAAGGACCTTTACGAGTCAATTATTAACATTATTGATCATTGGGATAAAACTCAGTATATAATTGAAAAAGACGTGGAAAAAGCTATCTTTACACCGCTTAAAATTGACACTCTTACACATTGTTTGTTTGATTACGCGGACGTTATTGTATTGATGAGCGCGACTATAGTAGATAAGAATATTTTTGCAAAAACATTAGGTATTAAAGATTTTGAGTATGTTGAGTTTGACTCTACTTTTGATCCTAAGAAGAGCCCTATTTATTGTCATAGCAAATACCCTCTTAATTACAAAACTCTAGATACTCACCTACCTAATGTAGTTGAAATTGCACACACTATCGCTGAAAGTCATAAAGGCGAGAAGGGTATTATACATACTCATTCTTTCAATATTACCCAAGCTGTGCAAAAGAGGCTTAAGGGTAAACGCTTTTTATACAGAGAAGAAGGTACTACTAACGAAACTATTATTAAAGAACACGGCATTCGTAAGGACGATACCGTTCTCGTAAGTCCTTCTCTTACTATGGGTCTAGATCTTAAAGGGGATTTAGGTAAATGGCAAGTTATTATAAAGATGCCGTATCCGTCTTTAGCAAGTAAGAGAATAAAAAAACTCTTCGAAGTAGATCCAAAATGGTATAAAATGAAAATGTTTATCTCTCTTATTCAAGCTTGTGGTCGGTGCACACGAAGTGCAGAGGATGAAAGTATAACCTATATATTAGATGGTGTTTCAGCTAAAACTATTATAGAAAATAGACATATTTTACCTAAACACTTCTTAGACCGTATAATGTAAGTAATAATGTGCAGAAGTATACATTTCACTGGGAAGTAAAGGATTTATTAACCCAATTTTTACAGGCCTTTGACGGGGCTATAGTAAAACGGTATGATAATGCACGCGTTGCTGGTAATAACGTCGCTGTTAGATATGTGTATGCCCCTAAGCAGAGAGTGTTGCATGATTTAGTTAACAAAGCGCAGCATATTACCTTACCGGCTATTTCTTTTTGGATTACAGCTATAAGTAGAGATAATAATAGAGTTTTTAATAAACTTGAAGGGCAATATTGGACTAATACTACTACTTCTGTTTATAATACTAGTTTTTCAGATAAAAACTTACAACCGGTCCCGGTTAACATAGAAGTTAGCGTTAGTATATTAACTAGATTTCAAACAGATATGGATCAAATTCTTAGTAATTTTGTTCCATATAGCGACCCTTATTTTATTATTTCGTGGACAAGAGATGGAATGCCGGGTCTAGAAATACGCTCAGAAGTTTTATGGAGTGGCAGTCTTGCAATGACTTACCCCATTGAACAGCAAAGCACTCAACCGACTCGAGTTATTTGCGACACAAGCTTCACAATTAAGGGGTGGCTATTTAAGTATGATGCAAACCCTGTAGGTAGAATATTTAAAATTGATACAAATTTTTACCCTGTTTCGGGTACACCTACCCCGCAAAATATAGATTATTTAGTCAATCCTGAATTAACTGAATCTTTTACTATTTCAGCTGTTCCTGTTGTAGCGTATAGCTCAACTTGGTTTGCGCCAAGATCTCTATCAGGTACAGTAGAGATATATGGAGATATGTACACCCATACTAATAATGTATATCTCAGCGGTAGTTCAGGTATGTTCGCAAACACAACCACTATTAATCCTTTTTCAGCTTCAACTAGTCTCTCAGCCTCGTACCCAGCCTTAACAGGGGTAGCAGCAGCGCTAGATTATTACGTGGTTAGTGATAATAAAATGACTATAACTTACCAAGCTCCAAGCGCAACAGGCTTTTTTGATATTATAGTTGTTAACGACGCTGGCTATACAAAATTATCAACTGGTTCATATAACCCCAATTTTACCACACAATACCCTTATGTGTCGGGTATACAAGTTGTTTAATTTATGCCTTTAGTAACTCAAGGATTAGTTAATCAATTAGACGCCCAGTATGTACAAAATTCAGGGCAGTTTGTTGATGGACAAAATATAGTGGGTGCGTTTTTACCAGACACTGTTGATTCAGCAGGGTGGTATGGTATTGACGGGTATGATTGTATTCTTAAATACGATGCTTTATATGATAAACCGGCTTTTCGGTTTAAAACTGGGGTTTTAACACCAAGAAATATTTTAAATTATCTTAATTATACAAATTTAACCGTATTAATTTGCGCACGCCGAGGTGGCCCGGCTTGGAACAATACATGGATGGGGCTGTATAGTTCATGGTATAATTATAACAGATGCGGAGCTACAATATTAGCTATAACTGATAATAATAATGATTTAAGCTTTACTAACTGGGGTACTTATGGCGGAACAGTAACTACTCAATCTACTAGCGCAATGGAGCTGGATAAGCCTTATGTTATAAGCTCTACTTTCACTTCAGCTAATTCAGGAGAGTTTTATACTAATTCAACTCTTACAGGGAATTTTTCTCTTACTAAAGACCAAGGTTATTTTGGAGTTGGTGGTTTATTACCTGCAAAAGGATCATTTGTCGGGGATATATTTGAAGTATTAGTGTATAACAGAATTTTAACAACACTTGAAATACAAGAATCTTCTCAGTACTTAATTAATAAATGGTTTTTTCCGTCTCCATCCCCTACCCCAACACCTACAGTAACACCTACTAATACTACAACACCGACTACCACTCCAACCCCTAGTACTACTACAACCTTAACCCCTACCCCATCGCCTACCTCTACCACAACCCCTACCCCTACCACTACTTAACAATAAACATAACATAAATTAAATTAGCAATTAAGAATTGGTAATATTAAAAATATAGTTTATAATAAGAACGTAATTGTAAATATTCTAAATGGCCGACGACGTAAAACCTAATTTTTTTACTAAAGCTTTTGATAGCTTTGTAAGTAAGCTTCCTTATACAAGTAATACACAGGTTATTACGGATATTAAAAGTCTTAACCCTAAATTTGAAACCTTCTATCAGGTAAGTTCTTCTGCTAAAGAAAAGCTTTATAACCAAGCAGTTTCAACATCTCACGACAAAAATAACGTTAACATACCTACTTTAGATGGTATTGTTATTAATAAATCCTATCATGATTTTCTTTACGCTTTAATTGATACCGATAAACCAAAAAGACTAGCGGATTATCGTATTATGGCTTCTTATGCAGAAATTAGTGCTGCTCTAGATGAAATTTGCGATGAAATGCTAGTAAAAGACGAAAGAGGTAAGTACGCTAATTTAAAAGTTGCAGATAGCAAAGATGAAATTATTGTAAAAGAATTACAGAAAAATTTTAGTCAGATTGTAGAAATGTTTAATCTCGAAAATAAGGGATTTGAATATTTTAGAGCTATATTGATAGATGCTGAGCTCTTTTTTGAGAATGTAATTAATGAGAAGAAAAAAGACGCAGGTGTTATTGGGGTAGTTCAAATTCCCACTGAGCACATTAACCCTATTTACGATAACGTACAAAACATGTTAATAAAGGGGTTTATGCTACGTAAACCTGTAATTGACACTTCTACAAATAATCGTTACACCGCTAAACAAGAACTTATACCTTTAGACCGCCATCAAGTAACTTATTTTCATTCTGGCACCTGGAATGAGCACAAAACTATTCGTCTTCCTTATATAGAAATAGCTCGTAGAGCATATAAGCAACTTTCTCTTATTGAAGATAGTATTGTTGTTTATCGTTTAGTAAGAGCGCCAGAGCGTTTAGTATTTAAAGTAGACGTAGGTAATATGCCTGCCCCTAAGGCAGAAGCTTATATTAAACGCTTAATGCAGTCCTACTGGTCTCGTAGAACATATGATTCTACACAAGGTAATTCTATTAATGTTTACGACCCGCAGAGCATGTTAGATAGTTATTGGTTTGCTAAACGCCCAGATGGCTCCGGCACCGATGTAACCACTTTAGCGGGAGGCCAAAATTTAGGTCAGCTAGATGATCTTAACTATTTTGTTAACAAACTCTATAAAGCATTAAGAGTACCTACAAGCCGTCTTAATCCTGAAACTAAATTTGCTGATGGTGCAGAAATTCTTAGAGAAGAACTTAAATTTGCTAAGCTTATTATTAGATTACAGCGTCAGTTTGCTTCAACTATCAAAGAAACCTTCATTACACATTTAAAGTTAAAAGGCCTTTGGGATCAATATAAACTTAGAGAGTCAGATGTTAGTATTACACTTAACCCTCCTTCTTATTTCCATGTAGCAAGAGAGGCTCAAATTGAAGAGCTTAAGTTTAAATCTTTCTCTGATTTAACTGGTACTGAAGCAGTATCTAAGACTTACGCATTGAAAAAGTTCATGGGCTGGACTGACGAAGAAGTTAAAGCTAATAGAGAGTGGCAGAAGAAAGATGCTGCATTTGTATTTGAACTTAATCAAATTACTAATGCTGGACCGAACTGGCGAGAGGGCTTAACTGCTGGTGGCGGAGCAGCTCCTGGTGGCGGTGGTGCACCTGCTATGCCGGGCGGCGGCGGGGGTATACCTTCATTCGGACCAGGCCCGTCTGGTGGCACCCCGGGACCTGAAGCTGGTGCCCCTGAAGGAGGCGCTCCTGCAGGTGGTGCTGAAGCTGGTGCACCAGCAGCTGGCCCGCAACCAGCTGGAGGCCCGGCTAGTGCATTACCAACAGCATAATTACCCCATAAAGAACATTGGAGGCTCTTGATCTTCTTGTTTGCCGTTCAATAACTGTTCTTCTAATTCTTTTTTCTCAGTAGTACCCTGAGACATTAAGTCCTGATAGGCTATAGTACCTGAACCAAATAATGCAGTACCTTGATACTTACCGCGCGTATTAGCTAGTGATATTTTAACTAAAGCTTTAGCATATTCAAACACCCAGCGTTCTTTTACTAGATCTTTAATAGGACGCTCTAATTTGCATGCAATTATAGCCCAATAACGGTCTTTCCCTCGCGCAGCAGGATCTGGAGTAATACGTAATACTTGAGTACGTGGATCAAATCTAAAATAAGGTTGCATCGCGAAGACTTTTTCACGTGTCTTCAGCCAGTCTTTTAAGATATGCCACGAAATTACATCAAATGCTTTACTACCTAAAGAGTACGCAAAATGCATTTGTTGAGCTAATGATTGTTCTATTGTAAACAGGGTATTAACACCTTCATTAGTGCCTACAGAGAAAGAAGTAACGTCTTGTACTTTTCTCCATGTCTCTAAATCTTGATCCCAGCCAGACTGAAAAGTAGAACTCAAAGCCGAAACTTCCGGGTTTAAAGTACTGTTTATTAATGTATCTATCTTTATACCTTTCCCGTAAGTGTACAAATCACTACTAAACACTAAAAGCTCTTCTGTGCCTGGCACAAATCGAGAGTACATTTCACAGGCATATGCAATAGAGTCATATGTAGCGACACAAGCTACTTCTAAATTAATTAATGGCGCCCCTAGCTGAAAAAATATTCTTTCAGCAAGCAAATCATATGATGTTATGCGAGAGTTTAAATTTGTAGATAAAAATGCAGAAGGGCCAATAGTATTCGTCGCCATATCTACAATATTTACTACATCCGTAATACTTTTAATACTGCAGCATGCACGGCTTCAGCAGTAACAAACGCGTCTTTATTGTATTCGCATTGTTCCCACAGCCAAAATTGCTTCTCTCTTAGATATTTTTTATGTTTAAGTAAATTAATGTTTTCTTTATATCCAAATATGTCAGGATTAGACTGAGAAAATATTACAACCCCTTGTTTGCGGTTATAATTATGGTTCATATGCTGTAAAAAGCTATCAACTGAAATCCATGTATCACATTCTTCTAAAATTTTTCTTATTTGAGATAATTTTAACTCTTGCCTGAAATCCATTATACCTGGTATAGAATTGTCTTTATTAGCACCTATTTGTATTAACTTTAAACCACTATTGTTTAATAACGAAACTAATTCAATCCAATAAGGAAAGTTTTTTGGATTCTCTTTTCCGTTTCGTAGTAGTTGCGCGTATGGGCTTATCAAAACTGTTTTCATGAAGTGTATTTTGTTTTATATGCTTCCCCCAATGTTTTACTCCAATTATGCTTGTCCATCCAAGCGTAAATATTATTTTCATCCTTATTAACCAACATACAAGATTCAGCTAAACTAACAATTTCAATTCCTACATCTTCTTCAAATATTTCAGGATAGCATGCTCCAATAATAATTCTATGATCGAAATATTTTTTCTTTATTGCAGGTAGTGCAGTTGAACGGAATGCATAGTGATCTCCTATACCGCCATCTAGAGGTATTACTTTAATCTTAGCTATAGGCACTTTCCATTTTTTTAAATACTCATAAAATACTTTTTCATCTTGTTCAAAAAACTTAGCTTCATTTTGACTGCGTATACCCCCTGCTCCGTACCGCATATGCCATGTTTTTACGTCAGTTAATACTGACAATCTCCAACCAGCTCTTTTCATTTCATGGGTAAAAATTGTTTCTTCTCTGTGACCTACTTTAGACAATCTAGAGTCATATCCATGCTTACCAGCTTCTTTACGAAACAAAAACGTACTACCTTGCAAGTGATCAACATCTATTACTTTCTGAGCATGCTTTTCCATCCACTGGATATTTAAACCTATAAAAATATCTTCTATTTTGTTAGAACCTAATGCGCTATATGCAAAAGTATTCTTAGGATCTAGTATTAATGGTCCTACTGCGCCAATTTTAGTATTATTGAACGCAAACTCGCTTAATCTTTGTAAAGTATTAGCTTCCATTATATTATCATCATCTAACCGCCATATCCAATCTGTTTTTACTTCTTCCAAAGCACGGTTATGGTTAATTACTTGACCTACTCTACCGCCTACTTTTACTTCCCAATTAATACCGACTCTATTTAAAAGGGTAAATAAATTTTTGTATATATCGTTATTTCGCAAATCCTCTAGAGTTGGATTATCATCGTAAATAAACAGCGTACTCGGCTTTACGGTTTGGTTTGCAAGCGACGTCAACACTAGAGGCAAAGTAGTATTAAAACGACCTTTTGTAGAAACTGTAGCGGTCACGTTTTCTGCTATCATTGTCAATATTATACAAAACTACATAGAAAATGCAATAATTTGACTAAATAATATTGATGGTTTTAAAACTCATTACTCAAACCCCTATTACTGAAGGATTGGACGTTCTTATTGAAGAAGGTAATAAGGACAAGCCTTCTAATATATACATCACGGGTGTATATATGGTTGCTGATGAAAAAAACCGCAACAATCGTATTTATAGTAGAGATGAAATGGCTAAAGAAGTAGCTAGATATAATGAAGAATTCGTCACTAAAAACCGCGCGTTAGGAGAACTTGAGCATCCACAAAGCGCAACAGTAAACAGCGAACGCGCATGTCATATGGTAACCGAGCTCAGAATGGATGATAATATTGTTAAAGGTAAAAGTAAAATACTTCGCACCCCAATGGGCGAAATAATGAGATCTTTAATTCTTGACGGTGTTAAAATGGGTATGTCTTCTCGAGCATTAGGCCAACTAGAAGACAAGGGAGGAGTTAACTACGTCAAAAATATGAAACTTATTTGCGTTGATGCGGTAGCTGATCCTTCCGCTCCGGGCGCATTTGTTAATGGTATTTTAGAGTCAAAAAGCTTTATCATTAGTACCGACGGTAGGTTTGAAGAAGTATACGATAAGCTCGAAACCGCTCTTTCTAAATTACCACGTAAAGACGTAGATATGTATTTAAGAGAAAACATTCTTAAGTTTATTAACAGTTTAAAGTAATATGAACCAACAAAAAGCTAATATCATTAAGTTTGTACAAAGTGTATCAAACAATAACTTTAAGGAAGCTAATAATTTTTTATCCGCGGTTGTTAATGAAAAATTAAAGGCTCGTATACAAACCGCTAACTCTAAACTTACAAATAATAAGTAAACATATTGTAAACTAAGCCCGGTTTCCATAAATAATTCTATACCATATGAACGACATCACCAATCTTTTAAAGGAAGCAACTAAGGACCTTTTATCCGAGGAAAGCCTCAAGGCCATTGCTGAAGCTGTAGAAAAGAAAGCTGAAGAAAAGGTACAACTAGCCGTTGAATCAGCCCTTGTTAAGCAAGACGAAGAGTATGCAAATAAACTTGAAAAGGTATTAGAAGCCATTGATGCCGATCATACTGAGAAGTTAGATAAAATTGTGGCGCGTATTGATGAATCTCATGCTGCTAAGTTCCAGCATGTTATGCAGACTCTCGACGAAACCCATAGTGTAAAGCTAGTAAAGCTTGTAAAGCTCTATGAAAATGCCCTTAAGAATGAAGCTGAGCAGTTTAAGAATACATTAGTTGAACAGCTTTCAAATTATATCGATCTTTATATTGATAAAGCTATTCCTGCCGAGCAAATTCGTGAAGCTACTGAAAATGCTCGTTCCCGTAAAATTGTAAATGAAGTAAAGCGCCTTGTAGGATTAAGTGATGAATTTGTAAACGAAAGTATTAAAGAAGCTCTACTAGACGGAAAGAAGCAGATTGACGAAGCTAATGTTAGAACATCTGAAGTCGAAAAACAACTTAAACTTATTACTGAGAAGGCTGCAGTTGCTGAAAAGAATCTTTTCTTAGAAAAGAAACTTGAAAACTTCCCAGCTGCTAAGAAAGAGTATATGCAACGTGTTCTTTCTGAAAAGTCTTTAAGTTCAATTAAAGAAAACTTTAATTACGTATCTGAAATGTACGATAAGAAAGAATCCGACGATGTTGAGGTTCTTAGAGAATCCACCTCACCAAAGTCGAAAGGTGTAGATGTAGGTACTGAAAAGAAAGAAACACTTAACGAATCTAAGTCTTTTTCTTCCGCTGACGTTGATGGAGCGGATTTCGTTGCAAAAGCCTACGTAAGCGAATTGACTAAAAAGCTTTATTAAAAAGCTAAATAAAAAAGTTGCAAAAAGCCCTCAGAAATGAGGGCTTTTTTAATAAGTATTATTTCAAACGTTGAAGTACTGTCAAGTACTTGAGGTATGTCAGTTAAAACAAACATTTAGTTATGAAACAAGTTAAACCTTCACAATCTTACATCAATCAAGATCGTGCCGCAAGCCTTCTCAAAAAGTGGGCCCCGTTGCTCGATCATGCTGATGAAGCAACTCCAGCAATCAAGGACGATCACACACGTCTAAATACCGCCATTCTTCTTGAGAACCAAGAGCAGTGGTGCTTAAACGAAGCAAGTAACACTGCAGGCGCCGGTGGCGTATTCGGTAGTACAGCTTCCATGGGCTTTGGTGGTAGACCATCTAGCGACTTCTACGCTACTGGTGACGCTCGCCTACCAAAGATCCTCATCCCGATGATCCGTCGTACTTTCCCAGAGCTTATCACCAACGAAATCGTAGGTGTACAGCCAATGAGCGGTCCAGTAGGCCTAGCCTTCGCTCTCCGCTATAAGTACGAGTCAGATCCTCTCGGTGCAACAAGTCCAGACGGCGCTTACGGTGCCGCTTCCAATACCCCACAGGGTTGGACAGTAGCATCTGATGGAACTGAAGTAGGTTGGAACTACCTTAACACCCGCTTTACCGGTACATCCGCAAGCTGGCTCTCAGGTGGTGCAACAGCAATCACCGGTTCCGAAGCCTTCAACATCGTTGGAAACGACCAGGGTGTAGCAAATCTTCTTGCTAACTTCGAATTAAGCTCAAACATCCCACAGATGGTTGTAGCTTTCGAAAAGACAGCAGTTGAAGCTGGTACCCGTCGTCTAGCAGCTCGTTGGTCCGTCGAACTTGAGCAAGACCTCAAGAACATGAACGGTATCGACATCGATAACGAGCTCACAAACGCAATGAGCTACGAAATTCAGGCTGAAATTGACCGTGAAATGGTAATCCGTATGTGCCAAGTTGCAATCAATGCAGGCTTTGGTCAGGGTTACTCAGTATGGTCTCCAGTTTCTGCTGACGGCCGTTGGTTAGGTGAGCGCAATCGCGACTTCTATGCCCGCTTAATCGTTGAGGCAAATCGCGTTGCTATCCGTAACCGTCGTGGCGCTGCAAACTTCATCGTTGCTACCCCACGTGTTTGCGCAATGCTTGAAATGCTTCCTGAGTTCCAATGGTTCCCAGTACAAGGCAATGTCAACACACAACCTGTTGGCATCGCTAAGGTTGGTACCGTAGGCGGACGTTTCAACGTTTACCGCGATACACGCACTGAAGCTCAATACCAAGTAGGTACCCGCGGTACTGTTCTTGAGTATGCACTTCTCGGCTACAAGGGTACTGAGTATTATGACACTGGTATCGTTTACTGCCCATACATCCCAGTATTGGTACAACGCACCATCGGTCCTAATGACTTTGCTCCACGTGTAGGCTTAATGACCCGTTACGGCGTCATTGACCACATCTTTGGTGCAAACCTCTATTACCACCTCATCATTGTAACTGGTCTAGGTACATCCTTCACACCAGGTACGCAGTCAGTATTCCTCTAAGAATACTACACCTAAGAGGTGTTTTAAAAAGAACCCGCCCAGAAATGGGCGGGTTTCTTATTTATCAAGTTCTTGTTTAGCTAAATGCAACGCGGCCCCTATAACCTGATGCATATCGTAATATCTATATTCAGCTAAACGACCGCCAAAAATTATATTCTTTTCTTGGTCAGCCCGTTCTTTATATTTTTTATAAAGAGCATTGTTTTTTCCATTATTAATTGGGTAGTAGGGTATTTTAGATCTACACCACTCATCAGGGTACTCTTTTGTTATAACTGTATAATCCTGTTTACCAAATTCAAAGTGCTTATGCTCAATAATTCGAGTATATGGGGTTTCTAAGTCTGTATAGTTTACTTGTGCTACCCCTTGATAGTCTTTAACCTTGTCTAACTTTATATGTTCGAATTTAGTTGTGCGATAATCTAAGTCTCCATAACAATAGTTGAAATACTCGTCTATAGGGCCAGTATAGATAACTTTTTTAGCGTGGGCATCCCACATAGTTTTGTTAGCAAAATAGTCTGTATTAAGTAATACACACGAACCGTAAAGCATTTTTTCAAATATTTGAGTATAGCCACCTTCCGGTACGCCTTGATATGTATCAAAATAATAATTATCATCAAAGTTTGTACGTATAGGTATGCGTTTAATTATAAAAGTAGGCAAATTTTTAGGATCAGTCATCCACTGTTTCTGCGTGTAGCCTTTAATAAAAGTTTCATATAATTCTGTACCGATTTCAGACAAGCACCACTCTTCTAAATTAGAGGGGTTATCAATTTTAATCTTACTGTCATTAAGCTTATTTATTGCTTCTTCTGGCGTATTAACTTTCCAGAGTTGATGTAAAGTAAGAAGATTAATAGGAAACGAGTATATTTTATTTTTATAACTTACCCGGGGCCTGTTAATAAAATTATTAAATTTAGCAAACTGATTTACATAATCCCAAATCTCTTTATTAGAAGTATGAAACACGTGTATGCCATACTCATGTATATGTATACCACTATCTTCTCGTGTATATACATTACCGCCTATATGTGCTCGCTTTTCTAAAACAATACAAGATTTACCACGTTTTGTTGCTTCATATGCAAACGTAGAACCAAATAAACCTGAACCAACAATCAGGTAATCATACATATACCTATTTTAAAATAGGTTACCAGTTTTTGCAACTAAAGAATTTCGGAGTGCCAGGTTTAGCAGTAGAACATTTGTGACGTTTTCTAAACGCGTTACGCTTTTTAGGATTCGATTTTTTAATACGTAAATTAGGATCTCCGTAATGTACTCTTTTAAGTTTACCCCCTACGCGAGTACAGCGCATATATTTTTTATCTGAGCGAGTCGATGTTTGCTGCCCGGTTGCCTTAGTACAGCGAGCCCCTTTCTTTTCTTGTACTTCCACTGGAAAAGACTCTGTAAACTCTTTTAAAAGATTATTAACTTTAGCATCAAATTTTTTAAACATATATATTATTTATCTTTATTAGTAAATATAAATAGATGAGTAAGAAAAAACGTTTACAGAAACAGAAACAACAAGCTCACAATAACGAAAATGCCAAAGACAAAAGTCCAATAGTCCATCAGGCCCAAAAACTAGAAAGACCGGTAACTATACGACAAAGACCGGATTTAACAAACAAACAAAAAGACTTCCTCAAATTAGCTTTAGATAATAATACTAAAGTTATATTTCTTTCAGGCCCATCTGGAAGCAGTAAAAGCTTTTTAGCTACTTTAGCTGTACTTGAGCTAATGAATCTTAAAAAAGTTAGTGATTTAATATACATACGCAGTATAGTAGAAAGTAGCGACAACAAACTTGGGTATCTTCCCGGTAATGCTGAAGAAAAATTGACCCCGTATCTTGAGCCACTAATGGAAAAATTGGATGAGCTTTTATTTGCAGCAGATGTCAATGCATTGATAAAAGAAAAACGGATAGACGGCAAACCTACAGGGTATCTTCGCGGTTTAAGCTGGAATGCTAAAGGCATTATAATGGATGAAGCTCAAAACAGTACGTTTAAAGAACTTACCACTCTTTTAACTCGTGTAGGACATTTCAGTAAACTTTTTGTTTGTGGTGATCCTATGCAATCAGATATTAATGGTAAGTCAGGTTTTGAAAAAATGTGTAATGTGTTTAACGATGAAGAAAGTCGTAAACAAGGTATTCATGTTTTTTATCTTACAGAAGAGGATATAGTTCGTAGTGAAATTGTAAAATTCATTGTTAAAAAGCTAAATCTGTATAGTAACTCAAAATGAAATAATTAGAAAAGTTATTTTGAACCGAGAAAATAAGAAAAAAGAGTATACACTATTCTAAATAATATACCTATGATTTTCGACGAACAGATCTCTCGTAAGCCTAATCGCTATCCCTGGACCGAAGATTTTATTGAATCCATGCATAATGGTTTCTGGACTGATAAAGAATTCAGTTTTAAATCCGACGTACAGCAGTTTAAGGTTAATCTTACTGAACAAGAAAGAGAGATCATTATTCGTACTCTATCAGCTATTGGGCAAATAGAGGTCGCAGTAAAGACCTTCTGGGCTAAGCTTGGGGAAAATCTCCCGCACCCTGCTTTACAAGATCTTGGATATGTTATGGCTAATACAGAAGTCATTCATAATAACGCTTATGAAAGACTTCTCACCGTGCTTGAGCTAGAAGATGTATTTGAAGAAAATCTTAAGCTTGAATGGATTCAGGGACGTGTAAAGTATCTCAAGAAGTACACACATCGATATTATAAGGATTCTAGAAAGCAATACCTTTATGCGATTATTCTCTTTACGCTTTTCGTAGAGAACGTTTCGCTAATGAGCCAGTTTTATATTATTAACTGGTTCGCGCGTAATAAAAATGTTCTCAAAGACACCGACCAGCAAGTTAAGTACACGCGCAACGAAGAAAACATACACGCTCTTGTTGGTATGAAGATTATTAACACCATTAGAGAAGAGTACCCAGAACTCTTTGATAAGGAGCTTGAAGAGAGAATTTTGTCTGAAGCAATTGAAGCTTATAATAGTGAAGCTAAGATTGTTGACTGGATGGTCAATGGCGTGAAGGAAGAAGGTCTTACTGCCGCCCACCTTAAAGAGTTTATTAAGGACCGTATTAATGAATCTCTCCGCGGAGTTAACTTTCCTGCGGCCTTTGATACAGACCCTAAACTGCTTAAAGAGACGCAATGGTTCAATGAAGAGCTTCTCGGTAATAATATGACCGACTTCTTTCACTCTCGCCCTGTCGAGTATTCAAAAAAGTCTCAAAGCTTTTCAGAAGACGATATATTTTAATTAAACCGGTTATAAGTAGAATTTACGCTTTATGACTAACAAGGACATTTATTGGCTGAATACCGACTCAAGAAAGTTTCTCGCTCGTGGCTATCTTCTAGAAGATGAGACAGCGGAACAACGTATTAGAGATATCGCAGAAGCTGCAGAGAAATATCTTGACATGAAAGGGTTTGCGGACAGATTTGAGAAGTATATGCACAAGGGATTCTATTCCCTTGCTTCTCCTATTTGGGCAAACTTTGGTCGTAAGCGTGGGCTACCAATCTCGTGCTTCGGTTCATATGTCGACGACGACATGGACGCTATCTTGTATAAGATTTCAGAGGTAGGAACTATGTCCAAGGCCGGTGGCGGTACTTCCGGTTTCTTTGGAGCTATACGCCCACGTGGAGCTAAGATTAGCTCTGGCGGAGAATCAACCGGGGTACATCACCAGCTTACAGTGTTTGAATCTCTTACCGATTATATTTCTCAGGGTAATGTCCGTCGTGGGTCATTTGCTGCATATCTACCCGTCGATCATAAAGACATTGAAGAGTTTCTTAACATTCGTAAAGAAGGAGATACTATTCAAAACCTTTCTATAGGGGTATGCGTAGACGATAAATGGTTTAAGGAGATGGTTGACGGAGATAAGGAAAAGCGTCGCATTTGGGGACTAGTTATTAAGAAGCGGTTTGAGTCGGGCTACCCTTATATCTTCTTTACGGATAATGCTAATAAGCAGGCCCCTGAAGTGTATAAGGATAAGAATCTTAAAATTCATCACAGCAACCTCTGTACTGAAATTATGCTTTCAAACGGTACTGATGAGTCGTTTGTATGCGATCTTTCCTCGCTCAATTTCGAAAAGTGGGACGAATGGAAAGATACAGATGCTGTAGAGACTCTTGTTTACTTCCTTGACTCGGTAATGACTGAGTTTATTAATAAGACTGAAAAGATGAAGTTTATGGCTCATCCGAGAAACTTTGCTATCAATCAAAGAGCTCTTGGTATTGGCGCACTCGGTTGGCATACTTATCTACAGTCTAATATGATTGCGTTTGAGTCTATGGAAGCTAAGCTTCTCAATAATCGTATTTGGAAGTTTGTGCGTGCTAGAGCTGATGAAGCTACTGAAAAGCTAGCTACTCTGCTTGGAGAGCCGCCTTTGTTGAAAGGATACAAGCGTCGCAATGTAACTACGCTTGCTGTTGCGCCTACTACCTCAAGTTCATTTATACTTGGCCAAGCATCTCCTTCAGTAGAGCCTCTTAATTCGAACTACTTTGTAAAGGATCTCGCTAAGGGTAAATTCACTTATAAAAACCCTTACCTTGAAGCGCTTCTCGAAAAGAAAGACAAAAATACAGATAGCACTTGGAAGTCTATACTTGTAAAAGGCGGATCCGTTCAGCATCTCGAGTTTCTTTCTCAAGAAGAAAAGGACGTGTTTAAGACATTCGGTGAAATCAGTCAAAAAGAAATCGTTATTCAGGCAGCTGCTCGCCAGAAGTATATCGATCAAGGTCAATCCCTTAACTTAATGGTACCACCCAATACTAAGCCAAAGGATGTAAACGACTTGCTTATATTTGCTTGGGAAAACGGTATTAAGAGCCTTTATTATCAACGCTCAGCAAATCCCGCTCAAGAGCTAGCTCGTTCTATCTTAACGTGTTATAGTTGTGAATCTTAATTGATTTTTTAGTTTTAATTTTATAATTATTATTGCGCGCAAGCGCATACTATGACAAAACTAACTAACTACAATAGTAATCCAACAACGTATAGAACTACAACATCTCTTATTGATGCATTCTTCAATAGAGATCCATTCGAACACCCTTTCTTTTGGGGTGACGTAAGCCGTACAGGGGACACTGTAAGGTTTAAAGAGGGGGACGAACTCACTGTAGAGGTGGATCTTCCCGGGGTATCCAAGGATAAAACAACCGTCTCAGTAGAGGGTAGAGTTGTTTCGATTGAAGGAGTTCGTAAAGTGATCCATAAAGGCGGATCACAAGAGGAAACCTTTAGTCGCAGCTTCACAGTTGCCAACTCTTACAATCTAGATAAAGCTAAGGCTGAACAAAAAGATGGCGTTCTTACTTTGGTATTTCCTAAAAACAAAGTGGAAAACGGTGGCAAGAAGATTATCGATATTAGTTAATCGTTCTGCCAATTGATACCCAAGGGAGAGAGAAATCTCTCCCTTTTTTATTGTAAGTAATTAAATGAAGACAACAGGTATACTTGCAACATTAGGATTATTATTTTTAACCGGTTGCAATTTACTACCTGATAATCTTACTTTTGTATCAAAGCGTCATTGGGAACAGGAAAAAACCGCTCTCATTAAAGAGTATGATGAAAAAACTAAAAAGACGGTAACAGAGATTGAAGCTAAGGTAAAAGAAAAAGAAACAGCTCAAGCAGCTAACTTACAAAAAGCATCAGGTCTTGCGTATGGTATATTACAGATAAGCGAGCTCAAGCCTACTGACCAAAGAACAAGACCAGATACATTGTTAAATTTTAAATCTAAAGAGCTAGTTACCCGCTTACCTAATTTAACTACAGAGGAATTACTACGAGTTAATGAAGAGTTAAAAAAAGAACTTGACGATAAAAATACTACTCTACAAGATCTACAGAAAAAATATGATGTAGCATTACAACAAGCTAAGGCAGACAAAGAGACTATAGAGAAAATACAAAACGAAATTATTACAAAAAAGAAAGAACTTGACAATATTAATGCTGATAAAGCTACCGCCCTGTTGGCTTTAGCTGATGCTAAAGCTGAAAAAGACTCTATAGAAAAAGCAAAGCTCGAAGAAAGACTTAAACACGAACAAGAAAAAGCCGAGCTTATAAAATACCTGATAAAGATATTTGTCGGTATCGGTGTAGGAGGGGCTATTGGAGCTTATGCAACACGAAGCTTGGTACTTGCATTAGCTTCTATGGGTGCTTTTGGCTTAAGTATTTTTATAGCAACCCTACCTATGTGGGCTATTATAACTGCAGCGGTAGTTATAGGGCTGTTTATTGTAGCGGGCATACTTTATAAACTCTACCTTACACATAAAAGTGAATTAGTAGAAAAAGAGCTTGCTGATAGACTAGTAGGTAGTATAGAAGAAACTAAGAGTAAAATAGGCTCAGATAAATTTAAGGCTGAACTTGGCCCGGTAATTGAAGACTGGATTAAAGATATGCCGGAATTAAAAGGTAAAATAAAAGAAAAACTTAAGAACCTGAACTTAGCGTAGGAACTTCAATTACATCTTCAACAGGCTTATTTTTAACTTTACCAGTTAGTTCTTTTATTATTTCTTCTCGAGTCGCGATTAATATGTTAGTACCAGCTTGAGGTAAATTAAGATAGCCGTCGTTTTTAATTTTCTGTATTTCTTTTTTACCTTCTATTTCAAGTTTTTTAACATCTTTTGCAACTTCTGCTTTTTTATTTTGGATATGTATTTTGTTTATTGCTTCTATTGCTCCCGCCCCGGCCGTAATTAAACTTGCAAGCCCAGCCATCTGTTCGGGATCTCCAGTAGCTACGGTAACTTTTTGTAATTCTTGTACACTTTTTATACTTAATTCAGCAAGCTTAGCAGAGTTTTTTAAAATAAATTCTTGTATTTCTGTATCAGTTCTAGGAACATCGATTTTTACTTCCTCTGCAGTAGTAACAGTACTGGTTCTAGTAACTACTGCAGTTGCAATAGTAGTATCTGCAGGTTTGCTTAAACCAGCAATAAAATTGTCTATCTGATTAATAACATTCTGATTATCAGAAGGCTGATTATCAGGTAGAGGAGGATTCATTAAGAATACTTATGGCAAGGATTGATTTATCAAGTTTATACTTTACTATATATCTATATGTTTCCTGTAACTATTAAATTTGTAAAGACTCATGATGCAGCAGTATTACCTAAGTGTAACCATAACGATCCTTATGTTGGAGACTCAGGTCTAGACGTTACTGCAGTTAGCGAGGTTACCGTGCCTGCGAAGAGCTGGGCTATTGCACCTGTTGGCCTTAAGCTTGGCTATATTACTCCAGGCTACTGGATTCGAGTTGAAGGTCGATCTGGTGTAGGGTTTAAAAAGCATATTTTTCCGCATTTTGGCATTATTGATAACCCTTATCGTGGAGATATGGGCATTAAGCTCTATAATTTCGGCACCGAAGATCAAATCTTTAAGCCCGGGGATAAAGTGGCACAACTTATTGTTTATCCTCTTATTCAAGCAGATGTAGAATGGACTGATCAAGTAGTTGAGTCGGCTCGCGGCGAAAAAGGCTTTGGCTCTTCTGATAAAAAATAATGTCTATTAACGAACAACTCAAAAATATTTGGGTAGAAAAATATCGACCAACTAAACTGGTCGATATGGTCTTGTCTGATACAATGCGCTCTTTTGTAGAAGAGTGTAAACGTAAAGGAGAAATACCAAACTTACTTTTAGTAGGTAATGCAGGAACAGGTAAAACCACACTCGCTAAAATAATTGTTAATGAAATTTTAGACGCGCAGTATTTATATATTAATGCTAGCGAAAAGAACGGTATTGACGAGGTTCGTACGTCTATTTTATCGTTTGCGCAAACTAAAAGTATCGATGGAAAGATTAAAGTTATCTTTTTGGATGAATTTGATAATTTCACTGACGCTGGTCAAAGAGCATTGCGTAATGTTATGGAAGAGTATGCCGGTAATACTCGTTTTATTCTCACCGGTAATTATCTACATCGTATTATTCAGCCCATTCAATCTCGCTGTCAGGTCTTTACCGACTTTACACCCCCTATCAGAGAATATGCTAAAAGAATAGTCTTTATTCTCCAAAATGAGCAAATATCTTTTGATGGAGAGCAAGTTGAACGTCTTAAAGAAGTAATACGCTATAACTACCCTGATTTGCGTAGAATTATTAATTACGTTCAACGTAACGTTATAGACGGCAAATTAGGCATTAAAGATACTATTAATAATGAAGAATTTGCTCAAGAAATTCTAAATAAAGTTTTAGAAAGAGAAGACCTTATGTCTTTGCGTAAAATTGTTATTGAAAGTGAGCAGACGTTTGGTAATGATTATCCTAAGCTACTTAAAGATCTATTTAATGCTGTCTATAAAAGTTCATTACCTGAAGATAAAAAAAGACTTGCATTACTGCAAGTCTCTGAAAGTCTCTATAAAAGTTCTTTAGTGATGGATCAAGAAATTAATTTCTTCAGCTGTCTTATTGCTCTGGCTCAGCTTCTGTAGTAGCCCAAGGCGGCCAGTTATAAAAAGGGTCGTTAGGGTTACCTGGTTTTACAGGAGCTTCTTTAGTTAAAGCTTCTCCGGTTTCATCTATCTCTAGCCCTAAAGCCTGTCTGGATAATTTACTTGCTAAAGCTACTTTTTCAGAATTTTCTTCCATACGGCATTCATTTTTTAATGATCCATCTTCATTCCAGCATTCATCAATAGCGGTCTTAGCTTCTCTATTCCAGTATTCTGGTTTTACCATATTTTCTTCTACTGTTTGTCTTTTACCGAAAAGTAATTTGTCTTCTGTTTCGGAAACATCCCCGGTTGCAACAGCTGTATCTTCAGTAAGAATTTGTATATAAATGTTTTCTAGAGCTTCTACATTTTCTTTTAATGTTTTTGGCTTAGTTTGATTTTTTGGTAATGCTTTAAACTTAGATGGCTTTTCGTCGTTATATTTGTTAGCGCCTGGAAGCCTATTAGTGTTTTTTTCAGGTAACTTATAATCCCCTTTCTTTGCGTGGGTTTGATCTTCCCCTACTTTAGTTTGTTCGTCAGTTGCTGGATTTTTTCTTGAAGACTTTTTGGTAGGTTTTTGATATGTAGTGTTTTTGGAATCTCCTTTAACTGCATCAGAAACTGAAGGTAGGTTTACCCCGGTATCAACAGTCTCAACAATATCCAAAGGTACAGTAACTAAATTGCCGAAGTTACCAGGAGCTACTTCTTGATACAAATCAGCGTGAGTAGCAGGTAAACTTAAATGACCAAGAGCCCCGTACTGAGTATGAGGGGTGTGTAGTCTGCCTAAGCGCATATTCATGCCAGATTTGGCTATATCTTCTAAACGCTGCTTAATAGTTTCAGGCAATTCCTTATAACAATCAACTGATTTATAACCGTCTTTAAGTTTTACGACATCCCCCTCAAGGAATCCATGACCTTGCTTAAAGCGATTGTAGATAGTCTCATAGAGAGGAACGAATTTGCTATTCTTCATAAAATATGTAATATTACTTATGGTTTTTATTATCTATTCCTAAGTATTAAAAATGGCAAGCATTACTTTTAATGTTTTTAAAAAAACTGAAATAACTACTAACAAGTATTTATATTCAGATTTAGATTTAAAATTTAATAATCCAGTAAACACGGATATTAAAGCAGATTATGATATGATTTCCATAACAAATTCTATCAAAACTCTGTTTAATACTCTACCCGGTCAAAACTTATTAAATCCTACTTATGGATTAAATCTATTACAATTCTTGTTTGAGCCAGTATCCCCAACTATTGCGCGGTTAATAGGTGCCAAGATAGTTAAAGAAGTTTCAATTTATGAACCACGAGTAAGAGTGCTAAACGTTAATATGGATTTAAATACTGACGAGCAAATGTATATAATTACATTAAGTATTTCAGTGCCGTCTCTTAATAAAAATTTACAAGTAGTGGGAACACTTAACAAAGAAGGTTTTTCTTTATTAGCTTAAAATGAATACAGCAAACGATTCAGTAGATCTTAATATAGGTAAAAACGAATACGTTGCATTTGATGCTGTTTCGTTAAAAGAATTTATTCGTGCAAAGCTATCTAATAGCGAACTCTTTACTGACCAGGCTTACGAAGGTTCTAATCTTAATGCGATAAACAATATTATTTCGTATTCGTTTCATACGTTAATGTATTACATGAACCAAACCGCGACTGAAAGCATGTTCAATGAAGCACAGTTGTACGAAAACATTAACCGTATTGTTAAACAGCTTAATTACTCGCCTGTTGGAGCCCAAGCCCCTACATTAAGTTTTTCAGTTTCAGCTACATCCCAGTTAGATATAAACACTTATACTATACCTCGCTATACATTTATTAGAGCAGGTAACACACCATATTCATTTAATACTGATATTACTTTTACAAAAACGATAACGGGAGTACAAGTTTTAACTGAAGTAGGTAATCAATACCTTTTATATCAAGGCAAATATGTTGAATACCCTCTTTATAGCGCTAGAGGAGAATCTAACGAAATAGTTTTTATAGTTCCAGGTAATAATAATATTATAGATCATTTTAATATAGATGTTTATGTAAAAGATATAGATACTGGGCTCTGGTCTCAATGGACTCGTACAGAGTCTCTTTATTTAGAAAATGCGGCCGATACTAAATTTGAAGTAAGATTAAATGAAAATAAAAATTACGAAATTAAATTTGGAGACGATATTAACGGCCGCCAATTAAAACTTAACGATATAGTTGCAGTTTATTATTTAGAAACACTCGGCTCCGCAGGAGAAGTAGGGACAGGTGCAATAAATGGTCGCCAAATAGCTCTTTATAACACTATACAATTTAATCAAATAACGGCTGATGTAATAAGTTCAGATTTAACTTTACTCACTGATGTTAGTATAGCTTATTTAAACTACGCCAATGACAATCTTTCTACTTCTTATACGCCTATAGAAACAGTAGAAAACATACGCAAATACGCTCCTGCCTCATTTAAATCTCAGTTTCGCTTAGTAACCCCTAAAGATTTTGTATCTTATATAAAATCTGCTTTTGCTAATATTATTAACGACGTTAAAGTTTATAATAATAACAGTTATATTACTAACCATATAAAATATCTTTATGATATAGGTCTTACGAACCCAGGTAGCGATTATAGAGTTTTATACAACCAAGTTAATTTTGCGGATAGTTGTAATTTTAATAATGTTTATGTTTATGCTTTACCTAGAGCAACAAAACTTCTAAACGTTAATTACGTTAGCTATTTAACCCCCGCGCAAAAACAGCTTATTATTTCTAATGTAGAAGATAAAAAAATGCTTACATCTCAGGTCATTATAATGGACCCGGTTTACAAAGCCGTTTCTGTAGGTACTCAATACCAGCAACTAACCTTAACTGACGTTGCAAGTTCTACTTTAGTTGTCACGTTAAACGATAACACTAAAATTATACCGTCAGTGATTAAAGATAAAGTTAAAACTGTTTTTGCAACATATTTTGACCCAATAAGCGCGGTTTTAGGTTCAACAGTTAACCCTAATGCATTAACTAATCAAATTCTTTCTATTGATGGTGTTAAAACAGTCACTACAGAAAACAACGGAGTAGTTACAAACGGAGTGTCTTTAATAGTGTGGAACCCGTCTTATCCGGAACAAGATATTACAGTAACTACTAAAACTTTCACCTTACCCGAATTTCAAACCATCTATTTAGACAAAATAGAGGAAATAATGGCTAGAGTTGTAATTGTACCAGGACTAAGCCAAACAACATCTATTATTAACTTCTAAAGATGGCTTTATTACAGAGTAATAGCATATCAGGTATTTCGGTAACGGGTCTTTCTAGTTTACCGCTAAGCGGCTTTACTAAGGCAACCCCTTTTACTTGTTCCGTTATACCTAATGAAGGGTTTAATGAAGCATCTGTAACACAAACATATTATTTAATATGGTGGTTTGGAGATGGTACATACCAATTAGGTTATAATGTACAACATACATATGATTGGCCTGGTATATATGAAGTTAAACTTGGAGCTTTTAATTTTAATAACAGTACTATCTCAGTTTCAGGTAGTTCAGGTACCGACCCTCTTTCATCTTTACTTTTACGTATAGGTAATACCGATTTTAATTTAATTGGCCCGGGTATTCAGCAAATAACGTTTTCTACACTTGTAACTGCGGGTAACTTTTTAACTGATAATCTTGCCTGGAATTATACCGCATGGCCAGATTTAAGTTCTGGAACGCCTAGTACCTATGGAGCAGTTTGGCATGGTTATCAATCATGCAAATCTGGTACTGCTAGCGGTGCTATCCCATTAGCATTTAATTTTACTATAAACAATACAGTACTAAGCAGTATTGTTTTTGATTTTTATTCTGAAAAATCTTTTTCCCAGCCGGCTACTGAAGTTTTACCGTCTCAGTATAGCAGATTGAGACCCCAATGGCGGTTTACTACTGTACCTAGTGTAGATACTGATGATGGAAATATTTTTACTTCTTACACTCCATTAACAAGTACTGAGGTTCGTATTTTGTCTTCTGGAGCACGTTCAGATAACGGGGTTTTAGTAGGACATACCGGTACAATATATTTTTATTATATTGACGATCTACCTTCTCAATATACAACTACTTTAACTACTTATGATAGTAGTTTAGGCTACGTATATACTTTATCAGCAGGTATAAATGCCCCGACATTATGGGTCATATATAATACTGAAAAAATACATAACCCACAAAAATTTGAATATGGTACTTTACCTTCGTATTCTAATGCTTCTGTAACTCTTTCTAGTCAATACTACATACAAGCATTAATACCAGATCATATTTCTTTTACTCTTGACGGTTATTTACCCTTATATACAACATACTGGCCACAGGTTGAAAGTAAGTTTATTACAACAGTTAATAGCCCTATCTATACCGATACAAGAGCGTATTTATCCAATAAACCTTTGCTACAATTGCCTTATGTAGGTTTAATTAATGAGTTTAATACTGGTAATATAGTTAACATTAGTCTTTCTGCTAATAGCTCTCCTTCTAATTCAGCTATAGTTACTTTTAATAATAGACCGTTGTCTTTAAGTGCAAACCCTATAGGTACAATAGCAGTATTAAGCAATACTGCGTCTGGGGTATTTGTTCGATACAATAATGTCGGAAACTATACAGGTGGCTGGTTTGAAACTACTGTTACGCCGTACTCAATAGGTACTATGCAACTTTCAGGTATAGCGCCTATTAATACCTCAACACTCGAAGGCGGTATAACCTATGTATTAGACCCATCTGCAAGTCCTTTAAGCGGTTTTAATCCAAATACTTTAGTTGTACCTGGTAGTATAATTACAGTGCCTGTTTCTGGCGCTAGCACCCCAATACAAGTAATCGATTATTACAACACTTTATATTCGCGTAAATTTAATGAGGGTTTTGATTATGGTCCAATTTTAAAACAATACGCTCTACAGCCAACTATTAATGAAAACTCGGTATTCTTTGATAGCTATTTAACTATAGTAGCAGGATCTAGCGCAGAAGTTGATGAAAATTTTGGAGCTAAAATATACGAAAAAATAGCTAATTTTACAGCTAATGTTTCTGACCCTATAACATGTAATGTGAATGAATTTTATTCTATAGCTAAATCTTTGCAAGTAGAATACGACAACTATAATTTTAACTCCCCGCCTGCTTTAAGACAAGTGTTTGATACGTTTTCTATACCACAAAGTAAACTTTGGGGCTCTCGTTCTTTATTTAATAGAGACTTTAGTCTATCAGCCCATACTAATTTAGGTAGAGTGTTAACCGCTTATAATATAAATACAGCTATAGTTTCAGCCGGGCAAAAAATAGTAGCAAATAGTTTAACTAACCCTCAGTATTTTGAACTTATTGAAGTACCTTTTATTACTTCGTATTCAGTAGTAACCGCTCTTAATTTACAATATTTATTTCCCACTACTGCTTTTCCGATTAATACATACCCGTTGTCTTCTTATCCTTTAAGTGCATTTTTTGGAGCAGGGTTACAAACTCCCATAAAACAGTACTATAAGTTTTATATTTACGACCCTACCCCTAATTTAACTCAAGCAGAAGGCGTAATAAATTGGGATGACGATTACACAACTTTATCCGAGCATGTTTCTTCTAATGTTGACTGGGTAAAAGACGGCGGTAAACTCGAACAAATTTTTAGTTTTAATATACATAAAGGCTTAGGCTTAATTCAATAATATGGCTTCATCAACTTTAATTACCGCTGCAAGTAACTCTACCACCGCTGACCCGGGAGATAGAATTAAACCGTATTCTTTTCAGGACTGGAAATCTCGCAACGAAAATACAGCAACTAACGATACTTTTAAACTTTATACTGCTTATGTAAACAATTGGTATATTAATAATAACCAACAACAAATTAAAGTTGTAGATGTAATTAAAAATTATTACAAAAATTTTTTATTAGAAGTTGGTATAGCGCCGCGCACCCCAGCTGAGAAATTATTTTTTGAAAATATAGTAATTGATAACAATACAAACCTTCAAGCAGTAATTGTAGCATATGCTCGGCGTATGAAAGATATTGCGGTTTATTTATCTAGTAAACGCAATCAAATCGGTTACACTAAGTTAAAATATAATTTGGTAGGCACTAACGTTTCGCTAGAGCGCTTATTTTATACATATCTTCTTAACGCTTTTACTCGCAAAACTACAGCTACTGCATCTATAATTACAAGTCTTACGATAACTGACCCTAATATCTTAGACGCTTTACCTTTACTACCGGATATATCAAAAACTTTCACAATAGAAATACAGGAACTATATGATACAAGTAATTATTTAGACCGCGATCCAAACGTTTCTTCTGATAAATATGTACAACAAGAATCAAATGTTCCTACTGAGCTTTACACTTCTGGAGATTATGATATTCCAGTAGATTATTTAATTGCAGAAGTTATAAGCGCAGCAGCAACAACTTAACAAACATATGGCAGCTTCATATTATACTTTTGTCGGAGACGGGGTAACCACAACTTTTTCTACCCCAGATATAACTTCGTCTGATGCCAATAATTATACTGTTACAGTTGATGGAGTTACTCAAATTCCCAATACAAATTATAGTGTTAGTTTACCAAATAAAACTATAACGTTTGTAGAGCCGCCTCCAGAATTTACTAATGTACTTGTAGTGCCGCGTTAACTATGCCTAATCTAAACAGAGTCCATACTTCGATGATAACCGGCCTGGATAACTCTTCGGGGTATTCAGGATACTCTGGACAACCAGGCGTTGCTTCAGCTTCTGGTTATTCTGGTTATTCTGGTTTTAGTGGTGTAAGTGGTTTTAGCGGTATAAGTGGTTTTAGCGGAGATAGCGGTTTTAGCGGATATTCCGGAAGATCGGGGTTCAGTGGCTTTCGCGGGACAGACGGTGCTTCAGGATATTCTGGGTATTCTGGTATCCCTGGTACTATTGCTGGCTCTGGTTATAGTGGCTATAGCGGAATTAGTGGTTATAGTGGATATAGCGGTTTTAGTGGTTATTCTGGTTATTCTGGTTATTCCGGCGCAAAAGGAGATAGTGGTAGTGGCGGGTCGTCAGGGTATTCTGGTTATTCGGGGTTTTCAGGTTATTCTGGCGCTGCGGACGTTTTTACAGACGATATAGTAGTAGTTTTAAGCACTGGCAAGACTTTTGGTCGTTATATAAACGGAGACATAATACCTGCTATAGGAAAGACTCCTAGTGAAGTAATACTTTTAGCGTCTAATGAGCCTTTAAGCCCTATAGTCTCTCTTTCCTCTACAAGCACTATACAGTTTAACCAAACTGCTATTAATAATGAAATTTTTACAAGCTATACAGTAAACCCAAGTTCTTTCCCTGTGCCGTCTCTTGTAAGCGGCACACTATCTTGGAGAAGAAATAATACTGGTAGCTGGACGACTCTTTCAGCCGGTCTTATACCTTCTGCAGTGCATGTTTACACTGACACTAATTTTAACACAGCTCTTTTTAATTACCGCTATATAGTTACAGATAGTGCAGGAGGAGCTGGAACAGGTTATGTTGATATAACGCCTACCCCGTATGTAGCTCCATCTATTAGTTTACCGGTTGTTGCTCTTTCTGCTCTTTATTCCCCAGAAACTAATACAAACAGAGAAAAGGGTAACGTTGGTTCAAATATTAGTAGCGGCATAACTCGCAATAGCCCGTTAGTACCTCTTTCTAACTATACTTTAGAATTCCGCGCATTTACAGGTTCTTGGTCAGCTTGGACCTCTTTAACTTCTATACCTCTTACTGGTTATGGTGGGTCCGCTACAATAAGCAGCTACAGACACGACAATACTACTTTAAGTGCCGCAACAAGCATTGCATATAGAGCACTAGTTACAGATACGTACCAAGATTATCTTGCTAGTAACGCAAATACTACAACTACAGTAAACTTTAATAGTCTTATATTCTATGGTCCTATTTCTGCTTTACCAGCTACTTCAGCTGATGTAAGAAATTTAGGATCTCGCGACTTTACAAATAGCTTGAGCAATCCTTTTACATTAAATACAGGCACTACTTATAAAATATTTACTGTTGCTATGCCTACCAGTAACACGCTTACTCAAGTTTTAGATTTAGATGCTTTAAATCTTAATGTTACTTCAAACTATTTACTATCATCTTTTGGTGTAAATGATTATTTAGGTACCCCTATAACTTATAAAGTTTATGCAATGACTAATAGTTTACCTTATTCATTCTCTCATAGACACCAAGTAACCCGCTCATAATATGCCACTAACACCCGGACTAGAAATACCATATGGAATACAGCCAGTAAATGCTGTACCGGTTGATACTTGGTCTGGTCCTTATGAAGGGGCAAATGAAGCTGCAGCAATTGCTGCAGCAAATGCTGCTATACCGGAGGGCGTCCGTTTTCAATCTTTAGAAGTACGTCTTATAATAGCCGGTACCCCGTACAAATACTGGTATAAAAACGGTACGAGTGATAGCGATTTAGTATTAGTCGTTCCTAGCGCTACTCTTGAAACAAATCGGTTATTTGTCTCCAAACACGGTAATGATAGCAATTCAGGAAGTACTATTTCTGAATCTTTACTCACTATAAAAAAGGCTGCTGCAATAGCCGCTGCAAATGCCCCTACTCGTTATACTATTTTTGTTTCGTCCGGGGACTATACCGAGCAAAACCCGGTTTTTCTTAATTCCAATGTATCTTTAATTGGGGACAATTTAAGAAGAACAAATATACTACCAGCTAACCCTCAGTATGATATACTTTGGTGTAGTAATAGCGTATATGTGTGGGGTTTTACATTTAGAAATCATCTTGAGCCGTCTGCTGCAGCCGCTTTTCCTAATTTAACTAATGCAGCTTTAACTGCAATTGCGTTCAATACTGCTGGTAATGAAATTACCGCCCCTACAACTAAGCCATTTATAGTTACAAGTCCGTATATACAAGGTTGTAGTTCAATTACTTCCGGTACAGGGGGTTTAAGCGCAGGTTGCGGAATAAGAGTAGATGGTAGCCTTGCTGCGGGTTACTTGAGAAGTTTTGTTACTGACTCTTTTACTCAATTTAACCAGGGCGGTAAAGGTATACATATTACAAACGATGGATACGCTCAATTAGTTTCAACCTTTACAATTTGCTGCACTGAAGGAGTAATAGCTGACAATGGCGGTACTTGTTCAATTAATACATCCAATTGTTCTTTTGGACTTTCAGGACTAGTTGCAGTAGGCTATTCTTCAGCGCCTGTATTAACGGGTACTTTAGCTGTAACTACCGACGGTACCGATACAATCTCGGTTAGTGCTATTACACCGAGAACATATCCAACTTATAGTCTACCTGTTGACCGTCCTTATTTAGGATTAGTATTTAAAATTACTGGGGACGACACTCTTTACACTATTGATAGTGTAACTTCAACCGATGTAATTAACTACAAATATTCTATAGCAGCAACTAATAGGTTAACTGCTGGGTTATCTGCTGGAGCTACAGTAAGTTTTTACATAAGAAGTACAATTACATCAAGCTCGCATACTATGGAATACGTCGGCTCTGGGGTAGAATTAGTTACAGCTGTTCCTGCTTTAGGCGGTGTAGGTAATCCGGATTTAGAAGCAGTGGCATCTGGAGGCGGGGCTGTTTATTGGACAAGCACTAACCAAGAAGGAGATTTTAAAGTAGGTGCTGGATTTAAAGTAGTACAATCAACTGGAACTATTGAAGGAGAAACGTTTAATCGTTCAATATTATCTTTAGTTACCCCGTTGACGTTAGCATTAGAGTAAACTAAATAATAGTATGGCCTCGATACCATTAAATTTCTTTAGAAGAGTTAGCATAGCAGTAACTACAACCCCTACAGTAGTATATACTGCCCCTTCTAGTCGAGCAGGTATTATTTTATCCGCAGTAGCTACTAATTTATCTGCAACTAACCAGGTAATTACTGTTTCAGTTTCTGCAAATGGTACGCCAAATTCTTTATATGAACTAGTAAAAAATTTTACTATACCCGCTAAGGATGCAGTTAATATTGCAGTAGGAAAATTAGTATTAGGAACTGCCGATCAACTTATAATATCAGCTGACGCAAATAGTTCTGTAAATTTTACTATAAGTGTTCTAGAAGCTGTTAACACCCAATAATGGCTACTTATAATAAACCTCAGCTTATTAGTGATAGAACACCGGTAGTGCCGCCGTTAAGTGCGGACCCTGAGCGTTATCAATTTTTAGGCTTACCTAACGCAGAGCCTAATTTAGGAGTTCCTAGCGGGAGTTCTGGGTATAAATACATCCCTACTTCAGATATATACGGAAATAGAGGTTTTACAACTAATAATAGTATTATACTTTCAGGAGATAATGTCGGTATAGGTAAAACACCGGAGTATAAACTTGATATACAAGGCGACCTTAATATTACTGGAAATTTTTTAAATAATGGAACAATAGTTTCAGTTTCTGGCTATTCTGGCTACAGTGGGTATACGGGAGAAGGTGGTTCGAGTGGTTATTCTGGCTATTCCGGTGAAAGCGGTTATTCCGGCTATTCTGGAGAAAGCGGTTATTCCGGTTATTCTGGTTATGCCGGAGAAGGCGGCGCAAGTGGTTATTCTGGCTATTCTGGAGAAAGCGGTTATTCCGGTTATTCTGGTTATGCCGGAGAAGGCGGCGCAAGTGGTTATTCTGGCTATTCTGGAGAAAGCGGTTATTCCGGTTATTCTGGTTATGCCGGAGAAGGTGGTATAAGCGGATATTCCGGTTATTCTGGCTATTCTGGAGAAAGTGGTACAAGCGGAATAACCGGAATATCCGCTTAAAGTGGTACAAGCGGCTATTCTGGTTATGCCGGAGAAGGTGGTATAAGCGGATATTCCGGTTATTCTGGCTATTCTGGAGAAAGCGGTTATTCCGGTTATTCTGGTTATGCCGGAGAAGGTGGTATAAGCGGATATTCCGGTTATTCTGGCTATTCTGGAGAAAGCGGTACAAGCGGCTATTCTGGAGAGAGTGGTTATTCTGGCTATTCTGGTTATTCTGGTTATGCCGGAGAAGGAGGCACTAGTGGGTATAGCGGATACAGCGGAGAGTCTGGCTATAGTGGTTATTCAGGTATTAGTGGTTATACACCTTTACTTTGCACTCCGTTCTTAGCAGGTGATTATTATTTTCAAAATGTAGGTCAATCCTACAACGGTCTTTCGTATGCAGGAATGGCATGGTCTGCTGGTCAAGTATTATCCGTATATGCTCCAGCTGATGATATCGGGCAGGTCATGTTGGTTAATTCTTATGATTCAGTAACTGGCGGACTAAGCGCAACAATTACAGATTCTCAAAATCCTAATTATAAAACTCAAAGTGGTGTAGTAATTTGCGTAACAGGTCAAACCGGCGCGTCTGGTTACTCAGGTATTTCTGGTTATTCCGGTTATTCTGGTTATGCCGGTGAAGGAGGCACTAGTGGGTATAGCGGATACAGCGGAGAGTCTGGCTATTCTGGTTACAGTGGTTATGCCGGTGAAGGAGGCACTAGTGGGTATTCCGGCTATTCTGGAGAAAGCGGTTATTCCGGTTATTCTGGTTATGCCGGAGAAGGTGGTATAAGCGGTTATTCAGGCTATTCAGGCAATCAAGGCGCTCAAGGTAACCAAGGAGTAGCTGGCGCTCAAGGTGTATCTGGTTATTCAGGTTATTCAGGCAACCAAGGCGCTCAAGGTAACCAAGGCGCTGCAGGCGCGCAAGGTAATCAAGGTAACCAAGGCGCTGCAGGCGCGCAAGGTAATCAAGGCAATCAAGGCGCTGCAGGCGCGCAAGGTAATCAAGGCAATCAAGGAGCAACTGGCGCCCAAGGCAACCAAGGAGCGGCCGGGGCACAAGGTGTGTCTGGTTATTCAGGTTATTCAGGTAACCAAGGTGCCCAAGGCAATCAAGGTAACCAAGGCAACCAAGGAGCAGCTGGTGCCCAAGGCAACCAAGGCAACCAAGGCGCTGCAGGCGCGCAAGGTAATCAAGGCAATCAAGGAGCAACTGGCGCCCAAGGCAATCAAGGAGCAGCTGGCGCTCAAGGTGTATCTGGTTATTCAGGTTATTCAGGCAACCAAGGTAACCAAGGCAACCAAGGCGCAGCCGGTGCCCAAGGCAACCAAGGCAATCAAGGCGCAGCCGGTGCACAAGGCAATCAAGGCAATCAAGGCAATCAAGGCAATCAAGGCAATCAAGGTGCAACCGGGGTACAAGGTGTATCTGGCTATTCAGGCTATCAAGGAGCCCAAGGCAACCAAGGCAACCAAGGCGCTGCAGGGGCACAAGGCAACCAAGGCAACCAAGGCGCAGCCGGCGCCCAAGGCAACCAAGGAGCGGCCGGGGCACAAGGTGCGTCCGGTTATTCAGGGTATTCCGGTATAAGCGGCTATTCTGGTTATTCTGGTGTAAGTGGTTATTCCGGTTATAGTGGCATTAGTGGTTATTCCGGTAGATCAGGTTATTCTGGCTATCAAGGTGAGCAAGGCAATCAAGGTAATCAAGGTAACCAAGGCGCTGCTGGGGCACAGGGTAACCAAGGCAACCAAGGTGCTACTGGGGTACAGGGTGTATCTGGCTATTCTGGTTATCAAGGCGCTCAGGGTAATCAAGGCAACCAAGGTAATCAAGGCGCCGCCGGGGCCCAAGGTAACCAAGGCAACCAAGGCAACCAAGGCGCAGCCGGTGCCCAAGGCAACCAAGGCAATCAAGGCGCTACTGGGGTACAAGGGGTATCCGGTTATTCAGGATATCAAGGAGCCCAAGGCAATCAAGGCAATCAGGGTAATCAAGGCAATCAAGGCGCCGCTGGGGCCCAAGGCAACCAGGGTAATCAAGGCAACCAAGGTGCTACTGGGGTACAAGGTGTATCTGGGTATTCCGGCTATCAAGGCATTCAAGGGGCTACCGGTGTACAAGGCGTATCTGGGTATTCTGGTTATTCAGGTATTAGTGGGTATAGTGGTTACTCCGGTATTAGCGGTTACTCCGGTATTTCAGGATATAGCGGTATAAGTGGGTACTCTGGTAGATCCGGTTATTCCGGCTATCAAGGCAACCAAGGTAATCAAGGTAATCAAGGAGCAGCAGGCGCTCAAGGTAATCAAGGTAATCAAGGTAATCAAGGCGCAGCAGGCGCGCAAGGCGTATCCGGCTATTCAGGCTATCAAGGAGCACAAGGCAATCAAGGCAATCAAGGCGCGGCGGGCGCGCAAGGCAATCAAGGCAACCAAGGAGCAGCAGGCGCGCAAGGAGTGTCCGGCTATTCAGGCTACCAAGGCGCCCAAGGCAATCAGGGTAACCAGGGCAACCAAGGAGCAGCAGGCGCTCAAGGCAACCAAGGCAACCAAGGCAACCAAGGCGCTACCGGAGTACAAGGCGTATCTGGCTATTCGGGTTATTCAGGTTATCAAGGCATTCAAGGGGCAACTGGTACAGGCGCTCAAGGTAACCAAGGCAATCAGGGTAACCAGGGCAACCAAGGAGCAGCAGGCGCTCAAGGCAACCAAGGCAACCAAGGCAACCAAGGCGCCGCTGGAGCACAAGGTGTATCTGGCTATTCAGGTTATTCGGGTATTAGTGGTTACTCTGGTATTTCAGGATATAGTGGTATAAGCGGATATTCTGGTAGATCTGGTTATTCCGGTTATCAAGGAGCTCAAGGTAACCAAGGTAATCAAGGTAATCAAGGCAATCAAGGTAATCAAGGAGCAATAGGCAATCAAGGCAATCAAGGCAATCAAGGTGCTACCGGTGTGCAAGGTGTATCAGGTTATTCTGGCTATCAAGGAATAACCGGGGTGCAGGGCGTACAAGGTACATCCGGTTATTCAGGGTATTCTGGTCAAGCCGGAGGTGCCGCTGCCTCAGGATATTCAGGATATTCAGGCATTTCAGGATATTCTGGTCAAGCTGGCGGAGCAGCTGCTTCAGGTTACTCAGGATATTCAGGCATTTCAGGTTATTCAGGGTATCAAGGTAATCAAGGAGCAGCTGGCGCTCAAGGCAATCAAGGCAACCAAGGTAATCAAGGCAACCAAGGTGCTACTGGTGTACAAGGGGTGTCCGGTTATTCCGGTTATCAAGGAGCTCAAGGTAACCAAGGCAACCAAGGTGCTACCGGTGTACAAGGCGTATCTGGATATTCAGGCTATCAAGGAGTACAAGGCAACCAAGGCAACCAAGGTAATCAAGGCGCAACAGGCGTACAAGGCGTGTCCGGTTATTCAGGTTATTCGGGTATTAGTGGCTACTCTGGTATTTCAGGATATAGTGGTATAAGCGGTTATAGCGGTATAAGTGGGTACTCTGGTAGATCCGGTTATTCCGGCTATCAAGGCGCTCAAGGCAACCAAGGTAATCAGGGAGCAGCAGGCGCTCAAGGTAATCAAGGCAATCAAGGTAACCAAGGCGCCGCTGGCGCCCAAGGCAACCAAGGCAACCAAGGCGCTACTGGTGTTCAAGGTGTATCTGGATATTCCGGCTATCAAGGAGCTCAAGGCAATCAAGGTAACCAAGGAGGTGCGGGCGCGCAGGGCAATCAAGGCAACCAAGGAGCAGCTGGTGCGCAAGGCAACCAAGGAGCAGCTGGTGCGCAAGGCAACCAAGGCAACCAAGGCGCTGCAGGCGTACAAGGTGTATCTGGCTATTCAGGCTATTCAGGCATTAGTGGTTATTCTGGTATATCCGGTTATAGCGGTATAAGTGGGTATTCTGGTATTAGTGGTTATTCTGGTAGATCTGGTTATTCAGGCTATCAAGGCGCACAAGGCAATCAAGGCAATCAA